GCGCAACCCCTACGGCAGCTCGAGCGACGGCGGCGAGGAAGCAGGCGTCTCTCGCCGAGCGCTCGCAGCCCAGCGCCGGTAGCCCGAACGCGGCCCAATCCTGCCTACCCACCCGCCTACATGCTATTCTTTGGGCACCAGTACTGGAGCCCAACATGCCTGAGCAGAATGTCAGCGTATTTGACCCGCGCCACCTGCGGCACGCCACGAAACTCGCCTTCTCTATGGAAGATCTCACGCTCGACAACCTCAAGGGGTTCGCCAGCGAGGTGGGTACTGGCGCTAGGCGGTGGGCCGACAACGCCTCCACGAAGCTAGAGCGCGCGCTGTCCAGCTTCGCGGGGCGGGACGTCGACGGCGACAACATGACAAACGTGCAGCGGGGACTCGCACGCGCCGCCTCACGCCGAGGCGCAGCGTTCGTGGCTAACCGTGACAAGCAGCGCTACGCACGGCACCGTGGTGCGCGAGGCGCACTGCGCCAAATGTCCGAGGGGTACGTGCCGCGAAAAGCCGACACGTTCCGTCCGCGCCCCGCGGGACCCGGCGTCCTGGGCGGCTACGGTCCGTCGAAGATCGACATCCAGCGGCTGCTCGGGCAGCAGCTGTAATTCGCTAACCGCCTTCACCGGAGTACTTAGATGGAAGACCAAGACGTCAGCGTTTTTGACCCGCGCTTCATGCGGCACCTCGTGAAGGTGGCCGCGCCGCTAACACCGTACCAGCAGACACAGGCCAATCGTGGGGTTACCCCCAGGCGCATACCGCCCGCCGTGCCTGCTGCACCGCTAACGCCGTACCAGAAGACGCAGGCAAACCGTGCCCAGTCCGGTGCAGCCTCGAACGTTAGCGGGGCCGGACCTACCAAGGGCGGCTGGCTCAGCAATATGATGCAGTCCGCTGCCGCGCCAATCTCCGGTGCGGCATCCTCCGCGGCCAGCGGGAACGTCAACCCACCCACAACGCGCCGACGCGGCATCAGCTCGGCGACGCCGCCCAAGCCGCGCGCCGTCCCTAACAGGTGGGGCCAGCCCCGCCCCCAAACGTCCGGGAGCGTCCCTAACAGGTGGACGGACAAGCCTACGCCCGGCGCCCCGCTCGGCAAGCCTACGCCCGCCACTCCTACGCCCGCCACGAGCAGTAAACCTGCGCCCAGCAGGGGAGGCATGTCACCTGCCAATGCGAACATGAGTACGAACGCGGGGCCTGTGTTCGCGCCACCGGCCTCCTCAGGAAGTAGTCCGCAGTCCGCGCCGAACATGTCGTCAGCGCCCAAGCCCGCATTCAAGCCATCCACTCCCGCGCAGAGCTCATCTCCTGCCAACGCGAACATGAGTACGAACGCGGGGCCTGTGCACGTACCGCCCGGGTCTGGTGCAACGCCGGCCAGCCCGGCAGCCGCACCTGCGGCTGCAACGCCCAAGAAAGCGCCCAGGCGCCGCAGCCGCCTGAGCCGCGCCAAGATCAACGCGATTAAGGCCGAGCAGAGGCGTCTCGGCGTCGCGGCTGATGGGATCGTTGGCCCGAAGACGCGCGCCGCGCGGGCGGCATTCGCACGCAACAGCGCACTCAAGTCGCGCATGGATCGTATGGCGTATGGGCATAACCCAGCTGCGCCGGTGGCTACGAAGTTTGATCCGCGCAAGCTGCGCAACCCCTACGGCAGCTCGAGCGACGGCGGCGAGGAAGCAGGCGTCTCTCGCCGAGCGCTCGCAGCCCAGCGCCGGTAGCCCGAACGCGGCCCAATCCTGCCTAGAAGCCATCGGCGCAACAGAATAGCGCACCGCGCCCGTACGTGAGCAGCGCGCGCACCATGCCCCTCATGGCAGGCAACTAGACGGCACCCCACCGTACCCGTCTTTCCGCGTGCTACCCTAGTGGCACCAACCGCGGAGACACCACCGATGTCCGACCAAATGATCAGCGTTTTCGATCCACGCTTCTTGCGCCAGGTAACCAAGCTTGCCGCGGAGTCCGAGGACTCCGTGTACGCAGCCCGGCGCGCGCTCAAGGCGCAAGCTAGGCCGGACACGCCCGCTGCACGTACGGACCTTGGGCGCAGGAACCCCGCGTCGACCAGTGTTCGCGGGTTCCCTAAGAAGCCGAAAGCGCCCCTCCCCGCTGGGAGTGCGAACCCTACGTCCTGGGAGAGCGCCAAGGCACGTCTACGCGCGAACCTCGAGCCGGGCAAGCCAAAGCGCCAAGGCACAACCGCCACCATGCGTGGGACGAACCGCCGACTCCCCAAGCCGGCACCGAAGCGTAAGCCGGCACCGAAGCGTAGGAACCCGCCCATGAGCATCGGAACTCCCGCCGAGGGCCCGAACATGTCCATGCCGCGGGACAAGGACGCACCCAACCGCAGCATGCCGAACATGTCCATGCCAAAGGACGCTCCGGAGAAGAACTACTCGGAGGAGATCCAGAGCGTACAGCCCACCAACCGCGGCGGATACTCGCAGGCGCCAAAGAAGGCTCCCGCGAAGACACCGCCGTACTCCGGCGCGGGTGGTACGAAGCCCCGTCACCGACGCCCAAGCAAAAGCCGGATTAGCGCAATCAAGGCGGAGCAGAAGCGCCTCAAGGACGCAGGGTTCGACGTCGGCGGTATCGACGGGATCGTAGGCCCACGTACACGCGCGGCACGCGCAGCGTATGCGAAGAGCAAGGCCCGTCGGTAGCCCCGCCAGCCGAAGCACCCGCCACATGCTATCCTAGGCACACCAATACCGGAGGTGCCTCTAATGCCAGACCAACGAGCCAGCGTTTTCGATCCGCGCTTCTTGCGCCACGCCACCAAACTCGCGTTCTCGATGGACGACGTAACGCTCGACAACGTGGGCGGCTTCCTGTCCGAGTCTGGGAAGACGATCGGGCGCCACGTCGAGAACGCACGTACGGGCGCGGTGGACCTTCTGGAGCGCGGGATCTCCAAGGCGATGGGGCGCGACATTGGCCCTCGCGGTGACAACGCAACACAGCATGAGCGCAACACCGCGGACGGAGATCGCCTCATGCGCGAAGGCCGCAACATCATGATCGCGCAGCACCGGGCCGCGAAGGTCCGTAAGGCCATGGCCGCACAAAAGCGCGCTCTCCGCGATCAAGCTGAGGTGGCCGAGGCGCGGCGCCTCTCTCGCAGAGGCTACGGAGAGAAGGCGCTGGACTACGGAAACTCGCTTGTTGACGAGGTCAAGCGCTGGAATATCCCCTCGCCTGTCGATGCGGCAGTGGGGCTGGCTGGCCGTGTTACCGGGCGCGACATGCGCCCGGGGCACGACGGGACAACCGCTGCCGAGCGCGCAGCCCAGCGCCGGACCAGCGAGATCAATGACCGCCTCATCCGAGCGCGTGCCGCAGCAGGCGCGTAGAAAACCCGCCCAACACACTGTGCGGGTACGCTATGCTCCCCGCCATGTACACCTTCCACGCGCACCACCTCCGATGAAGATTTATAAGGCAGACGACGCGGCTACGCTGGGCAGATGGGGTGGTGACGCTACTAACTCGGCCAGGGAGCGGATCGCCAACATGGAGGTGATCCGCGTGCCGGTAGCGGACTGGGTGCAGGAGGCGATTCGTATCCCGAACGCCGCGCTCATAAAGGCTGCGGAGGAAGGTACGGCCGAGTACGCTGGGTTCGAGGACGACGTACAGCTAACGCAGCAGGACCGAGACGACCTGGCCGATAGCAGCCTTGTGCCCTTTTCGATCGCCGACCAACCGTACCTAGTGCAGCCCTATAACTCGTCTGGGCGCCGCCAGCTGTACATGTGCGCACGCCAGGTGGCGAAGTCGACGACAGTCGGGAACAAGATAATCGCGCACAGCTGTCTGCGCCCCAACTTCAGGACGCTGTACATCTCTCCGTCCGAGACGCAGACGAAGCGGTTCTCGTCCTTCAGAGTCTCCGACCCCATCCGATTCAGCCCAGAGCTGCAGGTATTCAAGGGGTCCGCGCGCGGCAACAAGCTCACCGACAACATGTTCACTAAGCGGTTCATGTCGGACAGCGTACTTACGCTCAGCTACGCCAGGCATAACGCGGACCGTGTCCGAGGCCTGTCCGCAGACCTTCTTGCGGTAGACGAGCTGCAAGACATACTCGCAGAGCTCCTCCCTGTTATCCGCGAGACCTTGTTCACGTCAATGTACAAGTACGAGATCTACGCAGGCACGCCCAAGTCAACGGACAACCCAATCAACTACTACTGGGAGGAGCGGTCCACAAAGTACGAGTGGGCAATGCGCTGCACGCACTGCAACCACTGGAACATCACGTCGATGAAAAACATCGGCCTCAACTTCCTGGTGTGCGAGCGGTGCAGCGCACAGCTCCACCCGCAGGATTCGGAGAACGCTGAGTGGGTGTCTGCCCGTTCCCGTAAGTGGCTGAACGAGACGGACCCGAACACGCGCTTTGAGGGGTACAGGATCCCGCAGGTAGTGTCGCCGCGCGTTGAGTGGGCTGACGTACGGGACAAGCTGGAGAACTATCCTGTCGCGGAGTTCATGAACGAGATCATGGGGCTCGCGCACGACTCCTCGGATAAGCTTCTGCCGAAGGAGAAGATCCTCCCAAACTGCCTGTCTGGGTTCCACCTAAAGGATGGTCACAAGTTCGCTGGGCGCGGACCGGCATTCATGGGGGTCGACTGGGGTACGGGCGAAGCCGCATCGTACACGCTGGTCACGGTGGTCATGATGCTGGGCGGCAAGATGCAGTACGTGTACTTCCGCCGATTCTTGGCGCACGAGTCGCACATAGACAAGCTGATCCCTGAGATCATGAAGATCGTAAAGCAGTTCAACGTGCAGTTAGTGGGCTCTGACTACGGCGGCGGCTACGACAAAAACTACGAGCTAGTGAAGCTGCTAGGCCCACAGCGCGTCATCACGTATCAGTACTGCGGCGCGTCGCTTTTGTACTTCGACACCAAGTTGAACAGGTTCATGGTGAACCGCACAGAAATCATCATGCGCTTTGTGTACGCCGTGTACAAAAAGACGTACATACGCCTACCGTCGTGGGACTCCATTGTGGACCCGTTTATGACCGACCTGCTCGCGGTGTTCGCAGAGATGACCCGCCAGGGCACCCGCCCCATCATCCAGAAGCGCCCAGGCACGTCAGACGACACATTGCACAGCATGATCTACGCGATGCTCGCGCTACTCACTGTGTTCCCTAACCCGGAGATTCTCGTACCGGATAGTCCGCGCTAGCTGGCGCACCCAGCAATTATCACAGTGTGATAATTTCGGCAGGGGCGCCCCCACAGAGAGCACCCACTCTCCCAGCACACGCATTTGCGGTACTATTCTCTGATAGAGATTGCGCACAGGAGTTTGTTCGTGGAGTCCCTAAACACATCACTACGTAGCCTTGTCGGGTCGGGCCAGCGCGCGTTCTCCGAGCGCGAGATCGCTGACTTCGCCAAGCAGGCCGCAAACGCCTTCAGGACAAACCAGACCCCGCTGCTCGAGTCTGTCGTCAAGATCGCACGCGATCAGGGCTTCAACCGGGACCAAACAACCCGGCTGGCGGAGGCCGCAAACGTCCAGACCTTCCTCGCGCTGCGGATGCCCGACGCAACCGGGAACGTGTCGTTTCCCGTCGTTAACCCAAAGGTCGCGGTGGCCTCAGTCACTGAGAAATTGAAGGCTGTGCCCGTGGCTGCACCAAAGACGCCGAGCCCAGCTGCGATCAAGACCGCGGCAGCGCGCCTCGAGAAGTCCGCCGCAGTTAACTCTGTGCGCGCCTGGCTGTCCGACGACGCGGTGGAGAAGACCGCATCGGCGGAACCGCTCACGGATTACGAGCGGTCCGCGTTGTTCGAAAAGATCAGCCATGGTGTCAGCGAAGCGCGCGTCCTGCGTGCGCAGTACACCTCCGACTTCAACCGCAAGTTTGGGATGCTGAAGCACGCCGCGCAGCAGCTCCACGAGGATCAGGGGTTGCCCCCAGAGAGCGTTGGCGATCTCGTCCTCGCAGGTAACCCGTCGCACGGCCTACGCGCGCTCATCGACTCGCGCTTGTCTGGCGTGTGTAAACTTGCGCGGCGCGGTAGCCGGTCTAACGACACGATGGCGCAAGCTGGCGTGGACCCGAGCGAGATGTTCAGCGAGTCCCCGCCTCGCGCACCGAACGTCGTCGTGGGCCCCGGGATGACCTCCACGCCGAACGTCGGACAGGGTATGCCTGGCGCGATGGCACCGCCCCCTCCACAGGCAGGAATGCCGCCTCCCGGCATGGATCCGAACATGGCCCCTCCCGGCATGGATCCGAACATGGCCCCTCCCGGCATGGATCCGAACATGGCCCCTCCCGGTATGGCCCCTCCCGGTATGGCCCCCGGTATGGGCATGCCCGTCCCAGGACTCGTGCAAGACCTGAACGGGATTGTTGGGCGCCTTACAGAGGTGCAGATGCTCATCAACCAGGCGGTCGGTACGAACTCGAACCTGCTGGGATACCTCACCGGCAGCGACGAGCAGCTCACGGGCGCGGCAGGCCTGTTTTCAGCACCCCCTCCTGGCCTGGACATGCCTACCGCACTACCGCCCGGCATGGTGCCTCCCGGTATGCCTCCGCAGGGCATGGGGCCTCCGCCCGGCATGGCCCCTCCCGGCATGGCGCCACAAGGGGCGCCTCAGGGCCCCGCCGCGTCGAACGGGGCAGGCCTGGGCCAGCAGCCGACCGCGGACAACGCCGTACCGGCAAATCCCCAGCAGACCGCGCAGTAGCGCAGGAGTACTAGATGAAGCCGCCTGCATACCTGCTGGGGAAGTCCATCCGGGACAAGATCATGTCTCGGAGAATTCCGGAGGGGATCGAGCGCGCGCTCAATGCCGCGTCAGACATGCCAGCACGCATGGTCGGTCGCGCATCGCGTGTTCCGATCAACGTCACCAAGGACGCCATACTGGCCTCCATACTCGGGTCGAAAGCCAGGTTTGGTCCGATGCGTGGGCGCAGGCTCTCCGCAGTTCCGCGCGGCCGCCACGGCGGGAATGTTGAGGCCATCACGCGCGCGGAGTTTGCCAAGCTACAGTCAGGCGAGCTCGCGGGTAAGGCGTACAAGGCCCGTATCGGCGGCCGAGACATGTACTTCAAGAAGAAGTACGAGCACGGCGGTGCGCTAGGCATGGCGAAGCGGCACCCGTTTATTGCGGCAGGCGGGCTGCTCGTTGGCCACCAGTTGCTGACCAACCCACGCGCTCGCGCGTACGGCGGTGCAGCCACCGCAGATATGCGCCCACGAATCGAAACCGACCCCTACGTCGCAGCACGCTTTGGTGCAGGCGAAGCGCCGTCGGTTAACCCCTTTGCACGGAGCAAGTGGTAATGCAGCACACAGACTTCCTAGATAGCCTCCGCGAAGCCGCACACGGCACGGGCACGAAGATCGCGGGCACAGCGTCCGACGCGATCGCAGAGGCCACCGCCGCGGCAAACAAGAAGCGCCTCACTCTGATCGCCGAGCGCGCCGCTGGGCTGGTTGAGCCGAAGCCCGGGTTCCTCGGATCGCTCGGCAAGGACATCGGCTCCACGTTTGCCAAGAGCGTTGCGTCAGAGGGCGGGAAAGGGCTGATCGCTAAGTTTACGCGCCCCTCCCTCGCCAGGCAGGTGTTCGGTCGCGGCGGTATGTTGCCGAAGGCGCTTGTGTTCGGCGGCGCCGCCGCAGGGCTCGCGGCCGGTTCTGAGGCGGCTGAGCGCTACTACGACAAGAAGCGGCGTGGTCCTGCGGCGCTTGAGAAGAACATCAACAATATGTATGCCGAGTTCCCGGACATGGCGGCCGAAAACAAGACTGACGTGCGCCGGGCCATGCGGACGTTGCAGAAGTTCAGCCCGCGCTCTGCGAGCGATCCTCTCGTGGCACGCTCCTGGGCGAAGAAGTACCTCATGTACAAAGATGAGGGCATCCAGCCAGGCGACCTGAAGACTCTCGCGGACACCAGCCGAAGCCTTTCGGCGTCGGGCAGCAGCACACCTATGGTCCGCGCCTTCGAAGACGCGACACGGTTCGCGGGGTAACCGCATGTACAAGTACACAGCCCTGCCAGAGGAGACACCGCACGGCGAAGCCACGATGCGCGTTGTGGCGGGTTCGTCTGTCGAGGGCCGAACAAAACTGGCGTTTAAGGCGAGTACAAACGATCCGCGTGTTCGTTCGTTCGTGGACTCGCTCGCGCCGAAACCAAACTGCCTGTACGTCCTGGTCAACGCCCTCGGCGCGGGCGACTACTACGGCCCGAACGTCAACGCCGACTTCTTCCAGGAGAGTCAGCTGAATCCTGTGGACGGCACTACGCGTTGGGGGCACCGTACGTTCCTCACCGCGGGGGTGTTTCGCAACCACCGGAATAAGGACCGCACCAAGTCGTTCGGCTCCGTCGTGTACGCGGTGTACAACCAGCTGATGCGCCGCGTGGAGCTCATCCTCTGCGTCGACCAGAAGCGTTGCATCGAGTTCGGCCATGGCGATCTGTACGAACGGCTAGACCGCGGCGTCGCGGTCCCCGTAAGCATGGGCTGTCGTGTGCCGTTCGACGTTTGCCGAATTCGTGGGTGTGGGAACAAAGCACGTACGGCGTTCGACTACTGCAGTCACATGAAGCAGCGCCGGAATCGCATACTGGACGATGGGCAGCAGGTGTGCGTCAACAACCCGCGCCCAGTGTTCTTCGACATCAGTTTCGTCGTTGTTAACGCGGATGCGGTTGGGTACACGATGCTCAAGATTGCATCTGCCGCGTCTGAGCTTCCCGCACTATCCGCCGAAGAGACCTTCCTGGATGCACAACCTGAGAAGGTCGCGGACGACAAGACGGCCGAACTCGTAAAGCGTATCCCGGCTATGGCCTCCAAGTTGGGTCCTGCGCTGGAGTCGTGCCGTAAAGGCATCCCAGAGGAGTCGCTTCGTGGGATGTTCCCGCGGGGTCGGAACTTCGGCACCGTGCTACGCAGCCTGACAGGTATGGGCGCCGTGCTGTCCCCACAAGAGTTTGGCGCGGGGCTGATGCACTCCCTGGGGCAGGCATCACGTGCGCGCGGCATCTTCCGAGGCGATCAGGTTGTCCCGTCCGGACGCCCCATTGCTAGTGCCGTACGCTTCAGGTTGCCCGCCGAGGACCGAGGCGTTACGCGCGGACTACGCGCCGACCACGGCAGCGCGATAGGCGGTGCGTCGCTGCAGGGGGCGCTGCTTCGTATGTTTGCCGGCCGGTCTCTTCGTTCGGGGCCTCCGCCGGTTAGCGTACACATCACAATCTCGCAGGGCCCCCCGTCGCCGCGCATGCTCAAGATCGGTGCCGCGTACGACGCGTACAGAGAGGACCTGCTCAACTACAGTGAGTGCTTCTTACCTGCGGACGCGCTAGATGACGACGGCTCGGCAGACCTCGAGAAGCTCGCTGGTGCCGCGAGTAAGAACTTCGCGATCGCACTCCCGCTCGCGTACCTGTACTCGGCGTATACGTCCCGCAAGGCCCCGCAGCAAAAGGGTACGGTGGAGAACCTTGTAGAGTCTCACCCAATCCTTGCTGCCACGGCAGCCACGGGAATGGTCGAGTTGGCTAAGCTGATTAACAAAAAGTTGCCGCACCTTGTATAGTGCGCTTGGAGGGCCGCCCGAGACTCGGTAGAGTTGGAGGTGCCAGTATCACACTGTGATAATTTGATTGAGGAGCCCGAACCATGTCCGAATCTTCGCTGCAAGACCTGCTCAATGAACTCGGTTCCGAGCCCACCGCACGTGACGAGGTCCTCGCACAGGTCGGCATGGAGCACGAGCCGGCGCTGGAGCGCATGGAAAAGCAGGCCAGCGCAAAGCAGATCGACCTCTACAAGTCCGTAGACGTCCCCACGATCGTTTCGATCATCAACGAGTCCACGCAGGTGGGCGACCCAGGAGCCGAAATGCAGACAACCAGCAAGGTTGCTTCGCCCGCCGACGCCGGACTCTACGAGTCCACCCTCACGAAGACTGCCGCCGCAGAGGCCGCCGAGTATGGCCGCCTGGTCGGCGAGCACCAGGCCAACGCCTTCTTCGACCAGCTCGAGAAGCTGGCCGCCGCTGAGGAGATTGAGGAGGCGCCCGTCGCCCTCAACGAGATCACCGAGGCTGAGTTCCACAAGCTCGCAGAGGACTACACCAACGACGTGCTGGTGTTCGCTGGCGTGGTGGAGCCCGAGAAGATCGCGGGCATCGAAGACCGCTACTCGGTCATTGACCTCAACCTCGGCGACGACGTCATGGAGGCGCTGGGCGCCTACGTCCCCATGAAGCTCGCAAGCGCCGGCTGGTCGCAGGATCAGATCGATCAGATGGGCGCTGGCCTCGGTGAGTTCTACGACGCGCTCGAAGCACAGGCCATGCACGCGCAGCAGTAGCCGCTTCTCGGCTGCGGGTAGAAAGAGCCGGGTACCTACACAGGGTGCGCGGCTCTTTTTTTATGCGCGGTTTCGCTTTGCTCTGTACGCGCGCACGCATAGACTTGATTACAGAAGGCAAGCAACGAGGTGGATATGCCGGATATGCCCACAAACAGCCCAGCTGATGAGCTGCTCCAGCTCATGGAGAAGAACGCGTCAGCGGGGGATGAGTTCGCTGAGTTCGCTGAGCTCGCACTCACTGACGCGGAGTTTGTTGAGAAGCTCGCGAACGCGGTAGAGCAGATCAACGACGACGGCCTAGGGTACGCGCCCACCAAGGTCGCCTCAGCACACACAGACACCCTGGACCAGCTGACCGAGCGTGCGTTGCGCGACTCTGGCGCGCTGCTGGACCCGGAAGATGCGCTCTCCGCCATCATGGACGGTGCTGTCGCGCACTCGGCGCCCGCTGAGAAGTTCGCCAGCTCGCTGCACGCTGAGCTGCTGGGCGCCGCCAAGGCGGCCCCTGCAGAGATCGACGACAGCTACGACCTGGATTCTGAAGTCGACGCAGCACTCGGCGCTCCGAGCGATGACTTGATCGCTGACCTGCGCAACGCCGCTGCCAATGAGGAGGCCTGATATGGACGACCGCGCCACAAAGGTGTTGGCAGCAGTGCCCGCGACGCTGCGAGCACTCGTGGCCGAGCGCGATGCCTACGCAACAAAGACTGCGCAGGTGACTGCCGAGCTCGAGTTTTTGCGCAAGGCAATCGAAGTCACCGGCGTGATGGACGAGAAGGGCTACTGCGGCAACGGTACCGCCCAGGAGAAGCTCGCCTCTGTCGTGCGCGAGCACAACAGCATCGAGGAGCTCGAGGGTAAGTTGAGCGCGCTCGCGATCATTCAGCCCAACGGCTCAGGCATGTCACTCAGTAGTGTCAAGCAGGCCGACGCGGAGTACACGCCCGCATCTTTCAACGAAGCGATCTACGGCGGCTGAACTTCTCAGCCGCTGCGTAACTGACTCAAGAGGACCAAATCATGGCCGATACACTTTTCGTCAGCTCGAAGCTCCGCCACGTCTTTCCCATCGCCGACATCGTTCGTCGTGACATCACGCGCGACGCCGACTGCTCCGCCATCCTGCAGGTGCCCTACGACGGCGAGGTCATCATCGTTGACGGCGCTGTCGCCAGCAGCCCGACCCCCTTCGCCTACAAAGTTGCCGCCGGCGTCGCCTTCACGCAGGCCCAGTTCGCGCTGGCCAACCGCTGCAAGATGATCTGGGGCTCCCACAAGCGCACCGACCGCCAGGCAAACAACCAGGAGCGCGTCGCGTACCTCATGTGCCGCGAAGACATGGAGATCGAGCTCGGCATGTTCTTGGCCGAGAGCGCCGTGAACCTGGACACCCAGTTCGCCGCGGGTACCCCCATCACGTTCGTGGAAGATGCGAACAAGCGCATCGTCGCCTGCCCCGTCAACACCGCGCTCGCTGCGATCACCGCGACCGACACCGTCTTCGTGTTCGGCGAGGTCATCGAGACGCCGAGCAAGTCGGCGGTCCCTGCGAACGACGACACAATCAAGATTCGTCTGTACGCGCACGCGCGCACGCTGCTCGTTGGCGCATAGCCTAGGCTGGGCAGACATCGGCACACTACGGACCTGGTAACTAAAACAGAGACAAGAGGTAAGTGACATGAGTACATCCTTCACCGCCGCGCACTTCAACGAGCTTTTGGATCTCCTCGGCACGACCGACGGCAAGACCAAGGTCGCGAGCAAGATGACGGCGTTCATCCGCGACCGAGAGAAGAGCGACAGCCTCTTCGCGAAGATCTGGCCCGAGCAGAAGGTCAGTGAGAAGGACCCCGAGATTCAGCGCTCCACCGAGCACGACACCCTCGCCTACATGGTCGAGAGTGGTCCTGAGGCCCGCGCGATGTCGGCGTCGTTCCGCGGCGAGCCCCAGGTTCGCTACTACACGAGCCCTCGGTTCCTCACCCCGTTCTACAAGCTGCAGACCGAGCGCCTGCAGCAGTCCGAACTGGACATGATGGCGTACCGCTACGACATGGAAAAAATGGTCCGTGAGCGGGCCCTCGACGCCATGATGGAGGTCTACGACCGCCGCCAGGTGGTCCTGTGCGAAGGCGCGACCATCATCAACCAGAAGGAAGAGCAGGGCATTGCGTACAGCACTGCGCTCACGGTGAACACCGCGTTCACCGCGTTCAACGTGGCCGCCGGCGTACCTGAGATCGGCAAGGTCAAGGGCACTGACGCGCTGACAGCTGGCGCGGGCGCCGCGGGCGCTGCCGCAGGCGTGGTCGACGACCAACTCTTCCCGCTGCAGAAGGACGACATCACCAAGCTGCTCAAGCTGTTCCCGGGCACCGGCGGTCCTCGCAAGAGCCACCTCAAGTGCAAGGTGATCGGCATCTCGGCGACCGACATCCTCGACATGAACAACTGGTCCACCAGTGAAGTCGGTGATGAGATCGCCAAGGAGACCACGGTCAAGGGGTACAAGTACTCGACCGTGCAAGGCATCAAGTACGCCACGACCACGAACACTGGCGTGCTTCGTCCCGGCAACATCTTCGCATTCGCCGATCGCTCGTTTGTTGGTGGCTGCGCCACGCTGCGTCCGCTCAAGTCCTACGTGGACAAGGAGCTGGACCGCTTCACCTTCGAGGCCAACAAGATCATCGCCACGTACATCGGCAACATCGCCGGCGTGCGCAAGCTCGAGCTCTACGCGGGCAGCGCTGAGACAGTCGCCGGCGGCGCGAACACCGCCATGCAGGCGCGGTTCGCCCCGTTGGCCGAGAGCGAGTTCGGCGCGCTCAACAACCTGATCAGCAAGGGCGGCACCGTCGGCACCGTGACCGACTTCTGATCTTGGCCCACGCCTGCTAGGATTAGCCCATGGCGAGTCGCTAGCTAAGTACCCGGGTTGCCACGAGGCGCCCGGGTATTTTTTTATCACCACCTCTGGAGGCCACATGTTTCTCATCCACTCTGGTAACTGCGTGCCGCGCGCGATGCGCAGCACATGGCGTGTACGCACGCACCAGACCGAGCGCACCCGTATCTTGTCGCGTGCTCGAGTACACGTCAGCAGCACGCTGAGCCTGCGCCCGCTACGCGCAGGTACGCCCGTATCCGCGGATGTCGTGTTCGCCAACATGCCCGAGCTGGTCCGCCTCCAGAACGACGTACGCGTCATCTTCGTTCGTCCGCTACCGGGTAGCGACCCGGCCGAGTGGGCGAAGTACCAAGCCGCCTTACGTGGCGAGGTGTTTGTCGAGCCGGAGCCCGAGGTCGAGCCGGAGCCCGAGGTCGAGCCCGAGCCGGAGCCCGAGGTCGAGCCCGAACCGGAGCCGGAGCCCGAACCGGAGCCCGAGCCGGAGCCCGAGCCGGAGCCCGAGCCGGAGCCCGAGCCGGAGCCCGAGCCCGAGCCCGAACCGGAGCCGGAGCCCGAACCGGAGCCGGAGCCCGAACCGGAGCCGGAGCCCGAACCCAAGAAGGCCCCGCGCAAACCCCGCGGCCCGCGCAGTCGTGCACCGCGCAAGACACTCTTGAAGAAGTCGTAGGAGCGATCCAATGGCCGACCTGCCCGCAGACGTCCCGTCAGATATCGACGCACAGGTTGCTGCGGGCATCCCGGCAACGCCTACCGTGGTGCGCGGACTGATCAACTCAGTCCGGATGGTCTTACGCGACTACTCACAGCTCAACCGCCTCACCGCCGGAGTGGAGCACAGCGATAAGTCCATCGGACTTGCGCTGCTCCGTACAGTCTCCGCGTGGAACGACGCACTACCCCCGGTGGGGGTGTACACCGTTAGCAACTTCCCATACAAAGGTCTGCTGATCGACGGCGCGCTGGGGTACCTCCTCCAGTCGCTGTGGTTCCTCGCAGAGCGCAACGAGCTCCGGTACACCGACGGGCAGGTGTCCGTATCGGTGAGTGACCGGAAGCAGCTTCAGGGCGCGTTCACGCGCATGATCGCGGAGTTCAAGCAGCAGATGCGTACGCAGAAGCTGTCCGAGAACCTACGCGGCGCAATGACCGGATCCGGCGTCGGGTCGGACTACGCACTCATCAACGAAAACTCTTGGATCGACGGATTGGACGGCTAATGCAAGGCATCGACCATAGGAACACGTACGAGCTCGATAATCCGGGCGTAGCGGCCGATCTGGTCCTCGACCTAAAGATGTCGGGCGTGAGCGAGCGCTGCATCATCTGCATCGTGGGTGCGAAAGCCGCGGTCACGCCCACGCTCTCTGCGCGGAACGCAGCCGACCCGTCAATTCTTCACGACGTGACGCCTGCTGGCTGGGCGGCGTTGGCGGCGGTCACGGGGGCTGGGTACTACGAGTACGACCGCCCGTGCCACGGTACGCGCCTGGTACTCACCATCGCAGGCAACGACAACTCCATTGGTGCCACGACCACCATCGTGACGCACATGTCCGTAGGGGAGCAGGTCTGTGAGCGCAAACGCTAAGCTGCCAAAGCCACCACCGAACAAGCCTGTCACCACGCTGAAGAACATCCCGCGAGAGCTTCGTGAGCAGATGACCCCGAAGGGGATCGACGGTCAGGCGCTACCTCCGCCACCAGCTAACCCGAGCAAGACCCTGGTCAGTGCGGGGGGGTCTGTAACGATTAAGCGTGCGGAGTGGCTGCCTGGGCACAACATCCCGCTCGGTGCGCAGATACCGCGGCCTGACAAGTGGCTCCGTAACGCCGTTGACGACGCGACCGCGTTCGCGCGCCCCGGCGCGAGTAGTGCCCGCGCCCTACGTGGCATGTCTCCGTACGCGACACCTCGCGTGCTTGCTGAGCTCGCGCAGATGGAGGACAAGAAGCGAGGGATCATCGGAATGTTCCCAGAGGGCGGCCGCACCGACCGTGTCCTCAGTAAGGGTCCGCTCCACAAGTACATCCCGCAGGTCAAGGCGGAGATAGCCGCGCACCAGGCGCGTCGGTCGGCAGTTCGTTCGCGCAAGCTGCTGGCACTGCTTGGCGGCGGTCTCGGTGCCGCGGCCATCGCTCGAATGCTTACACGTCGCAAGCGCGATGAGTTCGCCGAGTTCGCCGAGAACGAGGGATAGGGGGTCGGTTCATGGAGTTCTCAAAGGTACTCGTGCGATCGATGTCTGTTCGGTCGCTACACATAAGTTGGGAGCTGCGCGACTACAACCCCGGTGTCGACGACTTCCAGTTCTATGTGCTCCGCTCGCGGAACCCGCACAGTGATTACGTCGAAATCGCCGGGCCGCTGCAGAGCTCCATGAACACCTTCCTCGACACAAGCGTGGGGCGCTACGGCACGCACCGCGACTACTTCTACCGGATTGAGATCCGAGGGAACGGGCTCAGCGAATTATCACACTGTGATAATGGGGCCTCGCTGGAGGCCGAAGCGACACTACCCGCGTTGGAGATCGCGCGCACCGAGCAGGTCGTGCTGCGGGAGTACAAGGGGCGGCGGGTCCTGCTGTTCCAGCGCAGACATTCCGGTGCCCGATGCATGGAGTGCTTCAACACGCTACGTATGAAGCGTACGAAGTCGAACTGCGTATCCTGCTTCAACACCGGATACGCGCTGGGGTTCTACCGCCCAGTCGTCGTCTACGCACAGATTGAAGAACCACGCGCCGTTTCGCTGACACAGCCTGAAGGTAAAATCCCCATCCGGCAGTCGATGATGAAGTTCGGGCACTTCCCGCTACTTCGGGACGGGGACCTGGTGGTCGAGGCGGAGAACAAGCGTTGGCTCGTAGGTGGCAACCAAAACCGCCCGGCGCTCGGCAGGTTCGTTGTTCGCCAGGAGGTTACCGTGGTCCAGTTGGACACAAGTAACATCGAGTACAAGGTGCCTATCAACGTGGACGCGGACGACTGGTTTGGGACGCCTGTGCGTGCCATGACTTCCCCGCAGGATCTGGGCACAACAAACTACACGGACACGCTGGCCGCGGCATTCACGCGTAGGGGGTCCACGTGACCGAGATCGTACCAGGCAAGCCTGACACAGGACGCGCTACACCGAACCACGGGTTACCCAGCGATCTCGATAACGCGAACGTGCTGGATAACTTCGTCGACATCTGCATCTTGTGGGCCCGTGCCGTGTTCGCCTTCCGCCCCTCCGGAAGCTTCCAGTGGAACATCAAAACCGACGAGAGCGAGATCCTAATCGGGGGGCAGGGGGCCGAATACGACGAAGAGCTCGGGCGTACGCTTCCGCGCATCACGGTCATGCGGAGTGCTGCGACGATGATGGGGCTAAGCACCTCGCAGATCGCGAAGTACTCGTTTGGTAGCCAGGACGGCACCATGCTTATGCTGGACCGTATGGCGCTGTCACTGGTGTTCCGCGTGACCTCCCGAAACTCCGACGAGTGCGCGAAGATTGGGATGCACGTACTCAACAGCCTGCTGGCGATGCGCGCAGACATTCAGATCGCCTCCCGAAACGCGGAGCTAATCACCCAACGCATGCAGCTCACCGCTCCATCAGCGTTCCGCGGGCTTCTACCGGCTTCGCCCAATGAGGAGTTCAACAAGGTGGAAGTTATCGTTCCGGTGCACTACGCGGTTACGGTAGAACACAACGCGGAGGGCTACTACGAGCAGGTGCGCGATGGGTTCCAGTACCACGTAGATGCACTGCTCAACTCCGCTAGGTGAGTCGCGCCCTGTGCGCCCCCGCCCGCATGAAGTATCCTATCAACAGCGTCGCCTAGCAGGCACCACCTTGAGAGGTACACCATGTCGGAACTACAGAGGCCCTCCACGCTGGTCACCCAGGTCAACGTACCTGACGAAGTGACCGTCGCGGACCCCACGCAGCCAGCCTGCATCGTCGGAGCGCTGTATCAGATCGTAGCCCCCATCGACACCAACGGCTCCGCGAACGTGGACGCGTTGGTCACCGCCGCAGCCCGCGTGATCTCCTCGGTCGCGATCGCTGAGCCTGTGCTCGTCGCGGGCGCGTCGCTCCTGGTGTCGGTGAACGGTAACCCCGCCGTCGCCGTGAACTTCCCCAACACCATCGGCGGCGTCGGACTCGCACACAACTTGGTGCTGTCCACCATCCGCGCCGCACTGTCCGGCGTGACCGCCCAGATCTCCGACGGCAAGCTGGTCCTCGAGACCGTGTCAAAGGGTTCGTCCGCGTCGATCAAGCTGATCACTGTGCCGCCGCCCGCCGTGAGCGCGTACGCCGCGCTCAACCTCACCGCCGACGTTGACGACGCGGTGTTCGGCAAGGACGGGTACGAGGGCATCAACCTGGAGATCCCGTACAACTCCGTGCCCTCGCCCCTCGCCGACCGAGACGACATCGTCTTCGACGCAGACGCCGCAGAGATGTACATCCTGTCCAACCGGGTCATCTCGCAGCTGTCCAAGGACAGCGCGATCAACGTGAACTCGCACATCGGCGGTCCCTCGCACGTTGTAAACGTGGCCACGGACCGCCGCGAAGCGCCAGCGCTCGGCAACGCCCGGTCGGCGCTGCACGGGCTCCAGCAGCTTGGGCCGTCCACGAACCGTGTACTCCACCTGGGGAACGACGCCAGTGTGATCATCCCTCTGGGAGAGTCGTTTCTCGGAGGCTCCGTGGTCTACCCGGACGTCAGCGGGAACAACTACCTCACGGCCACCGCACAGGGTCTCGGCCGCCTCGCGGATGACAACACCGCTGGCAACTACGTGGGGGACGACGGAAACGCGCTGCAAGTCGCGTTTGTCGACGGCGGCGCCCCTCTCGCAGGGACCGTGTCCGCGGCGTGGGCGGGGTCTACGCTCACCATCACCAAGGGTGACAACAACGGCTCTGGCCCGTACTTCGAGGACCTCGCCACCGCGATCGCTACGGCGACTGGGCTCGACCAGGCACTGCACATGGCCGTCTCGGTCACGTACCACGCTGACGCGGCGGGCACGCACTTCATGGACGACGCGCCCGCGCGCTCGTTCTACCTGAACAATGGGTCCGACCCAGTCAACTTCGGGCAGGGCCTCACGGTCGGCGCTGGAGTGCTCGGCTGCGTGAAGGTCGGGATTGCGGACACAGCGGCTGCGCTCGGCGTCGAGGGCCAGTGGCTCGAGGTGTCTGTCGACGGCGGCGAGTGGCAGCGCTTCGTGTTGTCTGGCGCCATCACGACTGTGGCCCTCGCGGGTCTCGTCGGCGCAACCGCTTCGATCGACGCGGTGTTCCCGTCCCACAGCGTCGCGGCGGGCGACACGGGCGCATCGTCGGTCGATGTGCTCCGCATCGTCTCCCTTGGCGGAACGACACGGGACACGTCGATCGCGCTCCGCGCTTCGAACAGCATTGTGTTCGAGAAGCTGTTCGGCGGCTCGTACGCGGGCTCCGAGTCGTACGCCGTCGCAGCGCTGTCACCCGTGTTTGACGTCAACGGACGCATCCACGAGCTGACCCTGTCCTCGACAGAGATCAACACGCAGGCCGCCATTCCGATGGAGCAGGGGCTCGTTCAGGGCTCCACCGTGTTCCAGCTCACGAATGCGAAGGTTGGCGGCGCCATCTTCATCCCGATCTCAGACCCGGCGCTCCTGTCCATGGTGGACGCAGGCGCACTCGATCTGGTGATCAGCATGCCTGCGCCTTTGCTGACGGACACGCTGACAGTCACCTGGCAGGGCATCACGCTGACCGCGCTGGTTGCGGCGCTGAACGGTGCAGGCGCAGGGCTGGCAAAGAACGCGATCCTAGACAGCTACATGATGTTTGCGGAGGCCACCATCAACGGTGTCTCGTACCTGGTGCTGCACAGCATCACCGACACCGCCGGCCAACAGTTCGAGCTCACCGAAGTCGGGACCGCTGCGTCGATTTTCGCGATCGACAACACGCTGTTCGATACGTACGCGACGAACGTGTCCGGCGTGGACGCGGTGATCACCGATGCGGGCACGAACTTTGCTCTCCGCGTAGAGAGTATCTCGAACTCGCTTTCGAACTGCGTGCTGCCTGCGGGCCTCTCGCCGACCAGTTACGTCGACCTGACGGGCATGTGCCTGTCCGCGGCGAGCTCCTTCGACTACCAGGCGCGTGACATCCAGCTGTCGCTGCAGGGGTCGGTTGCGGGTTTCGCAGCCACGCTGTACGCAGTGTCGGGCACCACCACGCTCGGGGTGGACTACCGCCGGGGCGCACCAAACATCAGCGGCGCGTTGCACACCTACGAGAACTACCTGTTCTCGGGTGGCCACGAGGCACTCGTGGCTGGCGACATGCTCTACGACAACGGCAGCGTGCTCGGGCGCATTGTTGGGATCGAAGACCACGTGGTGGGCGGCAACACCTACTCGGGTGCCGTCCTCGTGCTGAGCGAGTACTCGGTCCAGGCCGGCGCCGAGCTGACCAGCTGGTACAGCCGCTCGTACAAGCTCGACGAGGACAGCCCCCCAATGGCTGCCGAGGTCGTCCCGTACGACGCCGTGGAGCTGTTCGTGGTCAAGGCCGGCGCCGTTCGAGACGCCGCAGGGTTCGCCATCCTCGGCGCACTCAACCCGGTCTACATCGGGTACAAGGCTCTCCGCCTCGACGCCAGCGCCTCGGGTTCCGACCCGGTCCTGTGGTCGTTCAATAGCCTGGCTGAGGTCGACGCACTCTTTGGGCCCATCAGCCCCGAGAACCCCCTCGCGTTCGCGCTGTCGATCGCGTTCGCCAACAACGTCACGACCAACATCCAGGCGTTGGGCATCGACGAGGTCACGGCGGACGCGCCCTACGGCACCTACGAGTCCCACCAGCGCGCGCTGGAGTTCTTGGAGACGAAGGACGCCTACGTCCTCGCGCCACTGACCACGGACCAGCAGATCGCTGGCCTGTACAAGGTGCACGTCGAGGCGATGTCCACCGCGTCGGAGCACCGCTGGCGCACGGCAATCGCAACCTTCGACATGCCGACCGAGAAGACTCCGCTGCTCGCGTTCTCCGGCGTGGCTACAGCCGAGTCGGTCGGTGGGTCGAAGTACAACCTCGAGTTCACCGAGGTGGGGGTCAACCTCGCGTTGGCACTCAACGGGTTGATTGGTGCCGATGGTGTCGCAATCGTTGGTGGCATCGGCGAGGTCTACTCGCCCGCACAGGGGATCTACCTGGACTTTGGTGGCGACGCGTACCGCTACCGGGTGTCTGCGCTCGTCAGCGCCAGCACGATCCAGATCGACCTGACCGACGCGTTCAACCCCGGTAGCGGCCCGGGCAGCGACGGGAACGACGACGCCTTCTACAACCTTGGTTCGGAGTACCTCGCGGTATTCCCGGCCGACGGCGACACGACGTCGGTCAACATCCGACAGGGTGCTTTGGACAAGACCACCTCGACGGGGCGCGGGCTCATCTGCCAGGCGCTCTCCGACATGGGTACCGGTCTCGGCAGTCGCCGCATGTGGGCGCTCCAGCCAGAGTTGCTCGTCACCAGCTACGCCGGCCAGGATGTGATCGTTCCTGGCTTCTACGCGGCTGCCGCACTCGCAGCTGTCATCGCGTCCACCGACCCCGAGAAGAACCTGACGGGCTACGTCCTTCAGGGGTTCTCCCGTGTGCTCGGCTCGAGTGACGTCTTCGTTGAGCGGGGCCAGATGGCCCTCGCGGCGGGGGGCGGCATCTGCTGGCTCATCCAGGACAGCACCAACGGCCCGGTGATCATCCGGCACGCCCTCACGACGGACCTGTCCGACGCGGATACCCGGCAGCCCGGCGTGACCCGGCAGGTAGACTTCATGTCCAACCTGATCTACCGGATCGGCACTGGGTTCATGGTCGGCAAGAACCTGACCGGGAACACGATGGACCTGCTCAGCTTGGCGTTGGGCAGCTTGCAGCAGAAGTACAGTGGTGAAGGCAACCGCGTGCAGGGCTTCGAGATCATTAGCCTGCAGGCATCGCCTACCGAGCGCGGCCGCATTGAGGTGGTCGTCCGGGTCACACCTTGGGACGCGTTGGACGGCATCGACGTCGAGCTGCAGTTCTAGGGGGGACCGGGGGCGCTGTAAGCGCCCCCCACTCCACAAAGACCCACCGCACGTTTGCCCACCCCCTCATACCTCGTAGAATCGTCTTGAGCGCAGCACCTTCGCCGCGCATTACTACGAGGTACCCATCATGGGCGACAGCCGTAACTTTGGCGCACAGCGCAAGCCCTCCGGCCAGGCACACCGCACCGGCGTACTCGGGCAAGCGATCGATGACCTGCGTTCCGACGTTGACTCCGGATTCGTCGCGGCCGAGGTCGAGATCGATAACGCCACCGGGCGTATCACCGCGCTTGAGGCGGGCCCGGTCGCCGGAGTTGGCCTCACGTCCACGGTCACCCTCGCGCTACCGGCGGCCGATCCGCTCTTCGACGCCGCCGCTGCGCTCGCCGACACGGACGGGTTCACCGTCACACTGGACGGGAAGCTCGTCGCTAGCGTCCTCGGCTACATCGGCGGCGGCGGCGGCGTGATCAAGTACGACGGCGGCATTGTCAAGTTTGACGCCGGCGGCGGCGGCATCACGAACATCCACACCGCGACTGCTGCGCTTGCTGAGGCGCTGCAGATCGCCCTCAACGTCAGCTACACCAACATGTACGCGCTCGATACGCCGAAGATCACGGTCGCGCCGGTGGATGCCGTCGCAACCGCCGCGAACATCGGAATCGCAGGGTTCACGATCTTCGCGGAAGGCGCCACCACGCTTGTGGTCGCCGCCGTTGGTGGGATCGCCGCCCTCGGCTACACCTTCAGCGCCGCGGTCTAGTACCGGACTGCGCAGTCCAAACTGAACGAGCTGCCTAAGGAGCTTCTGATATGGCCCAAGGAATGAACGGATGGCGCTCTTACGGGCAGCACGTCCAGGGCGGGTTGCCCGACAACAACTACATCAGCGCGAAGCACGCGCTGATCTGTGTTGGTCCGCCCTTCTACAACCAGATTGGTGACGCCGCCGGCGATGCCGCCAACACGATGGTCAACCCCGTCGCACTCGCCCAAGGCTTCAACCTTGGGATGAACAAGTCGGTGCTTCGCCTGTTCGAGATCGGCTCGAGCCGGTCGTACCCGTTCAGCGGGCGGACCGTTGGACAGGCGTCGCTCAGTCGCCCGATGTACCACGGTCCTTCGCTCCTTCGGGCGCTGTACTCGTACTACGACACGCGCGGCGACTCCGCTGCCGGCGCCTTCCAGGTTCGTCCGCTCATCGAGACCGGTGGCGCAGGAACGACCCCGTTCACCACGCAGCCGAACCCTGCCGCCGCTGGCGTGCGTAAAAATGGGCTACACTCGGTGCGTATCCCGCCGGGGTACAACAACTTGTTCGTGAACCTGGCGTCCGACCTGTTCGATCAGGCGTTCGGCATGTTCGTCCTTTTGAAGGACAACGAGCTCAACAACTACGGCGCGTTCTACCTTGAGTCCTGCATGGTGCCCAACCACAGCTTCGGCTTCGATTCCAGCGGCCTCCTTGTACAGGAGTCCACTGCCATCCAGTTTGAGCGCATGCAGCCCATCAACCTGTCGTCCGTCGGCCTCGTTGATACATTCAACGCGCCTGACGAGACCGGCGGGTACAACGGTCCGCGCCTCGCGTAGAAAGTACACCCATGCCGCCTGACGCACCCACCGAACTGCAGAAGTCCTACCAGGCCATTCTGCGTAACAAGTTGCTGCAGCGCCTGGACGCTGGTACGGAAGCGCTCGGCGGGACGCGTCTCGGCCGCCGCCTTGGGTATTCCGAGGTGGCGCCACTAAAGCGCAGCTTGTCCCACGGCGGCCGCGGCGCACAGCTCGCAGGCGTTTTTGGGACGTTGGCGCCGGGTGGCGGCTCGTCCACCACCCGGAATATCGGCGCTCACATAGGTGGTCGCGCGCTTGCTGACCTGCACGCAGTACGCGGGTACGAGGCTTCGACAAAGCCACTTCGTGTACTCAACCGCGTGCGTGCGCTGAAGCACCTAGGCGCTCTCACGCTCGGCGGGTACGCCATGCACAAACTACTGGGAGATTGAATGGAGATACTACGACCAGACAACTACGGCGCCGCCCTCCAGCTTGTAGTGGTTGCCGGCTTGTTTGCCGGCTTCGGCGTCGAGATGGTGAAGCCGCTATTCAAGCGATTCCTCGCTGAGTGGATGAGCGACTGGCTGATTCGCGTGGCGGCGATCAGCTTTGGGTTGGCAATTGGCCTCATTCCGGAGTCGTCAGATGCGGACTTCAGCCTTCTTCGGCTGTGTGCTGGCGGTGTTGGTGGGATGTTCTCTACGATCATCTATGCCAAAGTGCGCGCCTACCTTGAAAACTTCAAGCCCGAGTAGGCCACACCTCTAGTCGGCCTTCTTTATGTAATGAACCGCGACCCCGCCCAGAACAAACGCACCCACCACTACAGTCACCTCCACCCACGTTGCGCGGTACCAGGGCTCCTTCGGGGGCACGGGTACCGTCCCGAGGGCCTTCTTTAGGAGCGCCTTAGTCTTCGCGCGCGCGTCCTCGCACGCGAAGATGCTATCTGCGAGCTCCTTGACCTCCACCGCGTGCAGGAGGTCGCGGTGCTCGGTCTGCGCCTTCATCTCCGGGATGGTCACCTCAAGACACTCGAAGCCCTCGTACGTGTCCACTTCGGGAAGCAGGATCCCGGCACACGGTACCGTCATCGGGATGGCCTCTTCGCAGGGTAGCCCGCCGACTTGTGCGTGGGCCGTACTGAGCGTAAGTAGTAGCGTGAGCGCCCTCACGACTTACGCCGCCTGCGGATACGCTCGTTCCAGGCGTCAGCTAGCCCCGTAATCCCCTCAGCGCGTTGTGCGTTGATCTTCAGCTTGACCTCAGTGATCTCCTTGACGCGCTTCTTGAGCGCAACTTCGGCCGCGTCCACGCGGGCATCTGCGCGGCCTGCCGCATCTTTGCGCCTGACCGCAAGCTCGCGCTCTATGTCCATCTCCTCGCGTCGGATCTCCGCAACGCGCACCAGGAGCACTTGCCTCCTGTACAGGTACGCCAGCGTCGCGAACGCGACTAACACCACGAACACTAACCACCCAGGCACTTGGCGTAGCCCATCCCATGCATTAGACGCGAGCTTCTTGAGGGTGAGAAAAACCATCACTGTCCTCCTGTTACGTGCGTAGCAAATTATCACAGTGTGATAATTGGGTGTGCGCTAAAAAAGAGGCGCGTGGGCGCCTCTCCGCCCGAAGGCGCTGTCAGATTCGAACGGCCCCCGCGTCCTCAGCAACGATCTCCAGGACGCCGCCAAGCACTGACATCTCAATGCTCCGGCCGAGCTGCTCGTGGTACGTGACTGCTTTGTGCGCCTGGTAGCACATGGTGAGCATCTCTATTGGCTTGTACCGGGTGGCAACCTGTGCGACGGGCGCGTACGCCTCGTCGACCTTACCGCGCAGCAGCTCGTCCAGGCGGCCATGGTCCATGCTGTCCAGCTGCAGCTGCATCTTCCCGTCCACCGCGCTGAACCCGAAGTCCCGCTTAAAGTCGGACACCAGCATCAGGTCGTAGTTGACCACATCCTTCTTGTAGTAGCCCTTGCCGATGCCGTTGCGAACGCACTTCAGCCCGAACACTTCCTCGAGCATCGTCTCAAGGTCGTCAATGTCGTCGATTGCCGTGACTAGCTTAACCTGGTGGCTCATAGTACCTCCGTCAGGGGGCCGTCAGCCCCGAGCTGTGTTGTTGTGGCTGCGGTGATGCGGGTCACTGAGGTCTTGCGCAGCTTCCCACGCGCTCTGTCGGTGAGCCACACAACCTCCTGGTTCGTTGAAGTTGCTGGCCAGCGTGCGCCTTCTACCTTCTCTGGGTTGTACCTCCCGCCACACAGCCCGTCCACACCACACATCCGCAGGACAGAGTCGCTGAAGCGGATGCGCGGCAGCTCGCAGCCCGCGTAGCCCGTGTACAGAAACGTCCACACCTTAGGCCGGTTGAGCTCGATTAGCACCTGCTGGCAGAATGCTGGGAAGTGGGGGTACTGGAGAGGCTCACCACCGCTCCATACAATGCCGTCAAGGCGTGTACAAGCCAGCTTCGCAGCCACGGCCTTAGCGACAGACCCCAGGGACTCGTCGCACGCCTTGTGCGGCCAAAGGTGTTTATTCCAGCACCCAGCGCACGCGAGGGTGCAGCCGTCAAAATGTACCGTCGCGATCACGCCCTCGCCGAGCGCACCTGCCGCCGGGACGTTGACCTCGGCGATGCTAGGGCCCGGTGTCATACCAGCGTGCCCTGCGTGACGTCCTCTTCCTCAGCCAAGTAGAACTCGGGCTTGAGCGTCTCGTCCACGATGTGGCCCGTAGTACCGATCATGTGGTTGGCGAAGCGCTCACCTTCGCCTTGGCAGCTTTGCCCGGATACGTTTTCGATGTCCTGCTTTACGTCGCCGGCCTTGGTTATAGTGATTCGGAATTTCATGAAGCTCCCTTAGGTGAGTCAGGCAAGACTCACGAATGTTGTCGAATGTTCCGTGTGCGGCCATCTGGTCGGCCATGTCCAGCTTACCTGGTCCGTACCGCACGGATTCCCCGTCGAACGTGAACGACGAATACGTGCCCCTGCGCTCTACGCAAGGAAGCGGGATCAGTATCCTGTAGTACTGCCACCCTGGTGATGGCACCCTCCCTGCGAAGAACTCTAGCTCAGACGACCCGAATGTACCGTGGGCCTGCCAGTCGACATGCACCCGCAACATGTACGGGAGCTCGTAGCGTGCCTCGGTCGTCCCACGCCTACAGCGTATCCGCGCGCACGTACGCCCGGCTGTCGCGGCGGGTAGGAACGGTCGAATTCCGTTGTCCCTGGAGTAGCGCAGCTCATTGATCAGGATGAGCGTGGACCCGTGCGCCTCAGCTGACGCACGCCAGATGATCATTGCGTGCGACAGCAGTTTGATCTGCGCTTCGTACCTGTCCAACACTTCCAGCTGCTGCATGTATGCGTGTGGCGGTAGCGCCGTCATCCGGTCGACCACGACCAACATCCCAGTAACTCCCAGGAGTAAGTCTGTGGCCTCGATGGCGGCCTCGCTAGTAACCGGCCGTATGTGTGCCACATCCGTGCGCGAGATCCCGGTGGTATCCGAATCCGCGGCCGCCACCCAGGCGCACGGCCCGTCATGTGCCTCTACTAGGTACCACGCGGTCTCATCCATGAAGTCATCCGCAGCACCGTAGAGCTCTACGACGCCGGGTGACAGCCCGCCGTGTGCGTCGAGCGACGGGATCCCGCATAGACGTCTGCGCATTGCTAGCCGATCTTTTTGTTCATCGCCAGCCGGTTTCGGCGCGAGACAACGCGGCTACGACCGCGCCCACCGGACGCCACTGTAGCCGGTGTGTCGTGGACACTTGCGTGCTTCGCGTTGCTCTCCGCCCACTCGATCATAGGCCTGAGCTGTTCCGCGTTTGACACGCTCAGTGGGGTAAGTCCCGCGCACTCGTCAAGTAGGTCGACCATTTCCACGTCGGGCGCATTCCGGTCAAACGCTTTGAAGAGCGCGCCAATAATAGCGCCCTCAATCTCAGCGCCGCTGAATCCGTCAGAGCGGCTTGCCAGAAGCTGCAGGTTGAAGTCGTCCGGGTCCCGGCCACGTTTTCGCAAGTGTACTGCGAAAATCTCTGCGCGCTCCTTCGTATTCGGGAACCCAACGTAGAACGTCCGATCAAATCGGCCGACGCGGGTCACCTCCGCGGGGAGCTTCAAGGGGTCGTTGGCGCTCGCGATGACAAACACCGGCGCCTCCTTCTCGGCCATCCAGGTGAGCCAGGTAGCAAGTATTCGTCCGCTGGTGCCGCCGTCTCGGTCGCCACCCGTGCCTATCGCCTTCTCGATCTCGTCGAACCACAGGATTGCCGGCGCAGCCGCCTCAGCAGTTCGGAGCGCGTCACGCAAGTTGGCCTCGGACTGCCCGAGCATGGAGTTCATCAGCTGCCCCATGTCTAGCTGCAGAACGGGCATGCCCCACTCAGCGCCTACAAGTCGCGGGACGATGCTCTTGCCTGTACCCGGCGGGCCCACCAGGAGTACAGCCTTTGGCGAGGGGAGTCCGAAGGCTGCGGCGTCCGGGCCGAACGCGCGCCGCCGCTCGCGCAGCCAACCCTTCAGCAGGTCCAGGCCACCAACGTCCGCCAACGTCCCCTCAGGCTGGTGGAACGTCAGAAGACCACTGCGGCCAATCAGCTGCTCCTTCGCCTTGACGATATGCCGCGGGGACACACCGCCGAGGTCCGCCTCCGACCCGAACGCCAGCACGAACGCGTGCTTGGCCTCGGACATCTTGAGCCCTTGCGCCGCATCCGCGAGGTTCTGAATGTGCTCCAGCGCAGATTCGCACTCGCTGCCCGCCTTGACATCGTCATCGAAAAACGCGAGGCCTTCACGCAGCTCGTCGCCAACCAGCGAGAGTAGCGCCTCCGATGAGAAGCACTCACCGAGCTCCTCACGTGTGGGCAACGGCCACTCGATCGCGACCATGTCCTCTTCAAGTGTCGGGTGCGCTGGCATCGTGTGGTCCAGCAGGATGACCGTGAGGTACAGCTTTCGCTCGGGGTCACGGTTGACCATTGTCTTGAGCACGCGCCGCAGCGAGGTCGCCGTGGTGGGGGCGATGAAGATCTCGTAGGCGTCCTTCACAAAGATGACCAGATGTCCGGCGTACTCAGTGGAGATAGCGCGGTCTACGATATCGAGTAGTGGACGCACGTCTTTCTTCTTACCCGGAAGCAGTGCGGGCGTTACCGACTGGATAGGGCGTAGTGCGTTGATCACGTCCCACTGGAAGATGTCGTACGCACGCGCCTCCTCGAGTCCGGCGGCCTCCTGCTCGAGCATGCGTACGATCTCCAGTATCGTCCGCTCCTCTTCCAGGGTTTGGATTGCGATGAGTGGGTGAATCGCCCGCAGGCGGTTACGTAGTTCGAGTCTGGCGTCCATGCTCCACTTTCGTCCTCTAAAATTTGGCAAAAAAAAAAGGCCGCGACTCGTGAGAATCGCGGCCCCTTCTAGGTGGTTGCCGAGGCCTTACTCAGCGGCGGGCTTGGTCCGGCGAGGGCGCGCGGCCCGGCGAGGGCGCGCGGGCTTGGCAGTGCTGGCGGGGGCCTTCGCCTTGGGGGCGACCTTCTTCGGTGCGTCCTTCTTCGGTGCGGCCTTCTTCGGCGCGGCCTTCTTCGGCGCCTTCTTCGTTGCGGGCTTCTTGGGCGTGACCTTCGCCTTGGGCGCCCGACGACGTGCCTCGGGGATCAGGTCGAGCAGGGACTTCGTGGACGTGGCCACATCGTTCTCGGGCTCGGGCGGGTACATCAGCTGCTCGAGCGTCACGCCCGCATCGCCCATGATGTAGCGGAACGTACGAATCATCATCTGGCGATGCGCCTCGTCAACATCGACGTAGGCCTCGGGGTTGCTCATCGCCACGACGTCGGCGTAGATCTCACGGCTTGAGCGGAAGGTCGACTTCTTCGCCGGCGCCTTGCCTGCGACGAGCGCAGCCTGCTCGCGCTTGTTGTGCTTGGCGATCTCGAAGCCACGACGGAGCGAGACCTTGCCCTCCTTGATCGCGGTGATCAGCACGCTGGAGCCGTTCTTCTTGACGCTGACCGCGCCGGACACCCACGCCTGTGCGCGAGTGAGCTTCTTGCCGATGTCGACCTGGCGCATGCCCAGCTCGGACAGGCGGCACACGTAGCAGTAGCGGTCGTAGTCGGTCATCGACTCACGCTTCTCGTTGATGAGCGCTGCGCGCACGAGCATCTCGCTCTGGAGCTCCTCGCTCCAGGCGCGCGCGATGCTCACGCTGCAGGACTGCTCCGAGAACGCCTGCGGGATCACGTCGGGGTTGGGCACCATGTTGCCCTTGCCGTCGTCAACCACGAACAGGTACGTGCTGTCGAGGTCGTCGAAGCCGCCATCGCGGGCAACCCGCTCGTTGTGCTCGTTGATGCCGTCGTGGAGCTCCCGCATCGCAGCGAGGCGGCGCTGACCGTCGAGCAGCAGTACGGCTTCCGCCTGGTTGTCCTCGTCGAGGATGCCGGTTGGGCTGATGATCACCACGCTCAGCGGGACGAGCACGCCAGAGGCAAGGAGGGACTGCTTGAGTTCGGTCAAATCACCCACGTCACCGCGCGGGTTCACGAAGGTTTCGGTGTCGATGTCGCCCAGCGCGATCCACTCGGTGCCGTGCTCAACGAGCAGCAGCTCTTCTTCGGGCGGGATCTCAAGCTCGGTGATTTCGGTGGCGGCTTCTTCTTCGGTCGTCATTTCAACGTCGGACATGAGCGCGATCTCCAGGTCCTAGGGGCTGTTGGTGTCCTAGGAGTAAATTGCTTATACCAGCTATTTTCGTGAAACTGCGGAAATATCACAGTGTGATATTTCCGGCAGAGGGGGGCTTAGTCTTTGGCGGCTTCGAGCCGCTTCTTGCGCTGCGCACGTATGCCTTGCATGCGTGTTGCGCGGGCCTTAGTACTCGTCCTAACGTTGTCCGTCAAGGTGCCCGTGATCCTCGACGAACCGTCTCCGTTGAGGTGCACCGACCCGGTGGCGCTGCGAACCTCTATGTGATCGTCCTCGTGGACGGTGAGCGCGCGCAGCACCGGGTACGCACGCGCGAGCCTGGCCAGCTCATCTTTCAGCGGTGCGTACAGAGAGGCCGCCCGCGCTGTTGGGTCGACGACCGCAGACGTAGCGATCGCCGTCAGGTTAACCTCCTTAATACCTGCCGCACGTTCACTGAGCACGTCCATCTGGCGCTGGTACTGCGCCCGCAACCCTCCAGCAGGGAGCGATCGGATTCGTGCGTTTGCGTGTGCCATCGCTGAGGTCATGGCCGACCGAACGTTCACAACCTTGAACGCCTCGTTGTGTATCGCGGACATGGCCGCACCGTCTGAGACGATCCGCCTGAAGTCCTCCAAGTGGTCCGCCGCCCGTGCCACTGCGGCCTCTGCGTGAGCGAGCTCCTGCCCGACGATCTCCTTGACGTCGTCGAAATCCTCTACGTCCCATTGGTGTTCGTCGCACCGGTTAGCGAACTCCTTGAAGTCCGACATACTGAGCGTCACCTTGTGCACTGCGTACCGAACTGACGTAACACGCTTGTGGTACGCCCCTCGCCCCTCCTGCACGTTCAGCGAGGCCAGGCCATAGAAGAAGTGCCGCGCCAGATCGCTGTCGATTTCGCGGTACGGAACCTCGACCAGGATGCGGTCCCCTTCGACTGGGTAGTACCTGTAGACCCACCCCTGCTGCACCGCGTACTTCGCCTCCGACGCGTCGTCTATGAACGTCCCATCGGCGTAAAAGAACATCCGAAGGCCGTCCTCAACGCCGCCGATCAGCTTCTGCCGCGCCTGGAAAAACACGCCCTGCTCACTGTCCGGCAGGAGCACGATATCCTGGGGAGCGGATAGCAGTAGATCGAACATCGCAGTCTGCCCCTCCAGGTTCGATAGGGTCTGCGTGAGTGTGGCGTGCAGCTCTGGCCACTTGTTGAGCAGGTCGTCGACAATGCCTATCTTTCGCATTAAAAAATCCCTGTGTTTCCGGGGCTTCAGCCGGGTGTCTTGGAGGCGAAGCCGACTAGAAAAAAAAGAAGCGCGGGTTCCTATTTGCACCGCAAATAGGGGCACGTGCTAAGTGCGCGCAAGCGCAAGCGGAAGGCCCCTGCGAGGAGTTTCCCTCGTGCGGGCGTGGATGCACCCGTGTGTGGATGCATCCACACACGCCGATACATCCACGCGCCGATGCGTCCGCCCAGGCATTCGGTAGGCCAGTCTACCCACATCTTTTCGGGATAGTAGGTTTGTGCCCAAGTTACCTAGCCAAACTACGCCAATAAAAGTAAACACACCCAAAAACCCTTTAGGGGTTTTGTGGGGTGTTTAATGCGGGTGGGAGCGCGTGCGCGCACCACGTGGGCACGTGGTGCGCACATGTACACGCACACGAGGCCCTTGCTCAGTTGGCCGGTATGATGAAGGCGCCCAATCGGAAGAGTGTCGCCAAAGCGCCGTTCTTCAGACCCGGCCAAGACTCCATCAGGGTCCGCACACGGATGCCGAGCGGCTCCGTCGCATCGACGCCCTGAATCTCCCAGGAAAGCCGAACACCGTGCGGGAGCCGCAGCGCCTCCTCGATGAGGCAAAGGGCCGCCTCGGTTCGTGGGATGTCGTAGAAGATGCCCGCGTCCTCAGCGCTGAGCTGGATTGCGAGCGGGACCATGTCCTCAAGGAACCGGCACAGCTCGGGGTCCCCCGTACGCTCCGCGACCAGCGCATCTTCGTCGAACACCTCCCCCGGCCCGAGCACCGGGGGGCACACCAACCAGCTGTCGATGTCCTCGTTCGAGATCCGCTCGGAGCAGACCCACCGCAGCCACCGACGCATCATCCCGCAGGACATTGGCTGAAAGTTTCCTCGGCGACCTTTGGACACAACCTGCGGCGTATGCTCCGAGCAATGCCACCTATTCCCGTTCAGGTCCACCCACTGAATTGCTTGTTGCTTCACAACATCCTCCGCGCACTAAACCGTTGTGTCAGCGCAGCTCCGTAGGCTTCCAACCAAGAGCTGCTGTTGACGGAACGTGACTCGCTGGGTGCGAGTACTGACGCATAGTGCTTATGCCAAACAAACAGGTGTGTTTGACGCACCAAAAATGTTTCAACATTAGAGTTGACTCTCGGTGCAGAAGTGTATATCATCCACGCCTCAATCGCTTTTCCGGCCAAACTGCGAGAGTCGAATGCCCGAGCCAACCACCGCGGTGAACACAATCTGGGGCTACTACGGTGTTCGTCGTCGAGTGGACGCTGACCTGGACGCTGAGGTCGGGCCGTTCATCTTTTCCGACGACGACCACTTCGTAGCGACCTACGCAATCGAGTTCAGCCGGGAGCTAGATTGTCCGCACTACGGCGACTGCCTCGATGTCGCAGCACTCTACAATTGGCCCAGCCTAACCTGCAGCGGGTGCTACAGTGCCCGGGTTCGATGGGCGAACACCGAACCAGCACCCGGCCCTGACGGAGTTGTGAATTGAGCGATGATAAGATGAGTGGCATCCGTGAACAGGTCAAGGCCCGCTCACAGCAGCGGGCTCCCGACCCGGCGCAGCAGGTGGCTCCACCAGCCCCCGCTGGGCGGAAGATGCGCGCCGACATTCGTGAGCAGGCCGCAGACTTCGTCGAGGACTACCAGGCGCTGAACTCACAGCCCGAGGTGGCCGCAGAGGACGACGCTCCCAAAGTCGACCGGTTCGCCGGGTACGAGTGGTCGGGCTCGTTCTTCGACACCCCCGACTACCGGGCGGCAACCGAAGACCGTATCGAAAGCGAACTCTCGCTCATCGAGCACGTCATGTCTGGGTACATGACCCAAGACGTCCCCGTACTGTTCGGCCCAGACGGCGAGCCGTTCCTGTGGGCCACTCTACGCACGCAACGTTCTCTCGACGAGATCATCATGGCCAAGGTGATACGTAAGGTCACCGACTCGTTCAGCGACGAGTCGGACATCGCGGCGAGCAACGTAGCGCAATGCGCGCTGTTGTCGAGTCGCATCCTTGAGGTCGGGACACCTGGGAACATGCGCCCGTACCCGCCAGACAACGACGCTCCGAACACACCCGCCTCAGCAGATCGCAAGATTCACCGGCGGGACGAGTTCAAGCGTGTGCTGAACACCACGAACTACATGATCGACAACGTGCCTCCGCCGCTACAGGCGGCGCTACATACACAGGTTCGTTGGTTGGACGACCGGGTTAGTAGCTTGTGGAAGTCGGGTGTCATGCACGGCACCGTAAAAATGAGCTAAGTGATCCAATCGGGTGGGCGCGTGGTTGCCTCTACTACGAGCTGATTCGGTCAGGTGCGCTGCCAGTCCCAGCGAGGGATTCGCTGGCTGAGTTGATTTGGATTCACATCTTTAACCGGAAGCAGCGCACCGAATATCACAGCGTGATAAGCAACCTAGTGACCTCGGAATCCTCGACAGAGTACGTGAACAGTATCCGTGCCGTACTTCGAGAGGACTACATTCCTGGGTCCGGAGACTTCGAGAAGAAGAAGGTTGCCGACGCCGAGAAGTTCCTGAACGACGTGTTTGCTCAAGGACCAATCGTCCTCCGAGGCAGTTCACGTAAGAAGCGCCGAAAGAGCTAGCGCGTGGTCGCACGTAACTACCCACTTGCACACCAAACACGCGGAGACGGCGGACCACTTCGCGCAGGGGCCCCTTTTGTCGGTCTACGCGTCTGGCCGGTGAGCCACCTGTTCTCCGCGCTGTGGTACTGCCCACAATGCCTATTTCCGCACGGGAACGGCGCGGACGGTGGTTACGCGTTCTGCAGGTTTTGCCAAGAGGTGACCACGCTACACGCGCACATCGTTCGTAATGCGCGGCGTGGCCCTGCTCGTGCTTATTGGGCCGCCTCCCACCGCCTCCTGCTAAAGAGCGTTGCCGTGTACCTGGACCTATCCAAGAAGCGTACCTACCGCTCACGTAAAGCGGTTCTTCGTGCCGCGCAGATAGGCAAACACAAAGACCAGTATTCCCGGCCACGGGTGGTACTGTTCGCAGGCGGCCGGCGGTGGTCTGCAGACACAGACAACGTTCGCGGAAAGGCGATGGTGAACAGCTTGCTAATTCAGAAGGTCAGCGTTCGCGCAGACAAGCTCGTCATGACGCAGTTCAGGCTCGCAGCCGACACACGCGATTTCCTGAAGTCGTACGCGCTAGCCAGCGGCGAGAGTCAGGTTGCCGTCGTCCGACGCTGTGTCCGCGCCTTCCGCGCCTCGGCGGTAGCCTCCTTCGGATTCGCGCAGATACCCGACGACGACGTGGGGCACATGAGCGACGGGTTCGTAAACAACATCACGGCATGAGGAGTAGACGGTGACTGATACAAAGAAGATCGATCCGGACATGCAGTTGTCCGACGTCGCAGACACAGACACTGCGGGCGGTGAAACCCGTATGTACGAGCTCGAGGTCGCGCGAAGCCCGACTGCGGTACTCCCTGCCGTCGTGCGGTTCCTCAACGAAGGTGCGTCTGCGATAAACATCCTACTGTTCGGGCCGATCTGCAAGGTGACCGCCGCCATCGTGCTCGACGTATCCGAGCCCGAAGATCGTCGAGCAGAGCACCCCGCGTCGTTCACTGACCCTGCGCCAAGTACAGCAGAGTATGTGGCCGCACTTGATCGAGCTAAGGAGGTGCACGCCATCCAGGTGCGCGCTCCTCGTGAGGCACTGCGCTACATCGCAGAGTACGTGCTGACTAATCGCGTCAGCATCGTCCGCACGGTATTCTCCAGCAATGCGGAGCGGGAGGTCTATATGCGCGCTGTACGCATCGGATGCCCCGACGGGACCGCCACGCTGCTCGGTGCCCCCACGTATGTGTACGAGGGCTCAGAGGTCGCTGCAGGGGCACCCGTGGTGTTTTTGAGCAGGCTGCCTACTCTGCGGACAGAGGGTATCCACGCGGCACTACGACTCGAAGTGCAGGACGCGTTCAGTGGGTAAGTCACGACCAACGTTACGCCTCCGGTCCGGGAGCCGACCAACTGAGGCCGCACGCACGCTCCCGGCGCAGCCGCTGGAGGTGCCCTCCCCGATGGACGCAATACCTGAGGCAGCGCTGCTCACGCTCACACAAGCGCTACAGAGCCTCAAGATCTGCTACCCCGATCAGGCGTACTCGGACCCGCTCACCCTCTACAAGGTGATCTCCGCCGCGCACGGGGCAGGTGAGTTCGAAGTTCTTGTGCGTGCACGAGACGTCGTATCGCACCTACACCTGGCTGCGGGGCTGCTCCGCAGCGATGCCGGTCGAATGTACGACCTCGACATACAGGCGCGTTTATATAGGACTGAGCACCGGAAGCCGCGAAAGAGCACCCTAGGCTATGTATGGTCATTCAGGGCGACTACGAGCGGCAGTGTTGCCCGCGCGCTAAGTGCGTTCTCCGCCCACGTGTGGCAGACCTTCAACGAGGAGTTCAGCGCGGACGGCAGCCCGCAGGGTGCTAGCTACGTTGTGTCCGACGCCCTACTCACTGACGTGATCATGCCCGCGAGGAGCTCGCAATGAACAGAATGCCTGAATTGCCGTCGCCGGGCGCCGCGCTCGAACCGGCAGAGTCCACTGAAACTGCCGTCATCGAGACGCTCACCGCGGAGAAGACTGACAAGCTCCTTCGCGAACTATTCCCCGCCGCGTACAAAGTGAAGCGGCCTGACCGGGCCATCGTCCAGATCGACCTGATGCGTGCGCCAAGTAGCGGCTCTCGTGGAGAGCTGTGGTGCGGCACCTCCCTCTGGTTCTATGATCCCGACGGTGCCAGCGCGGTTGAGCTGACGATGATGTCGCGATACGCTGAGTCGCGCATGTCTCTGCGGTGGTGCCCGCGTAACGGGTGCCTTGGGCACGAGTACCCTTCAGGCGTAAACAACGACAGTTTCATGTGCCCCGTATGCGGCACGATAACAGCCCGTGGCAATATGCACACGAGCAGCTTCTACGCGGTTAGCCGTGATGAACTCGCGCGCAACGTCGAGCGGCTATGGCTGTCATTTCCGCACGGCGGGTGCGACATCCTTGCTGTGGTGCACAAGCAAAAAAACCTACGAAACGTGCAGCGTGACGGACGCAGAGCAAAGAGTTCTGCGTCGGCCTACCAGTCCGCGCTGTCGCGTGCCACTGATCGAGAAGAGGTGGTCTACCGACACGAAAAGATACTGTCGGACGTCGGTGCGGGCGGCACGGTGTTCAGTAAGATGCGGGCGTTTCTGAGGGCGCTATGAATGTACTGGAGGTACTCGAGCGCATAAGCGCACAACGCAACGTACAAGGCATCCTACGCGATGTGTCGACTGAACTACGCGTGAAGTCCCTGGACGAAGACCTCCCTGGTAACAGGCGTAACGGGTTGTCCAGCGCCGCGCGCCTCATAGCTGATCTCGCGGCAGATATCTCTGCCGAGATAACTGATCTGGAAACACAGGAGGTAGCAAAGTGACCCAAAATACAAAAAGCCTACTACGCAAGATTGAAAACCTGGAACTCGAGATCGCGAACCGCGACGCACGCTACGCGGTCATGGCCGCGTCTATCGCGCGCGCTGAGGCGCTTGCGTGCGCCGCACTCGGCATGGCCGCCCGACCAGTGAGTAGCGCGCTTTCATCGGCATGCCGCCATGACCAATTTACGCGGCAAGCAGCGCACGCAGACAACGCGTACCTTGCAAATAAGATCCTGGTCTGGGTCAAGTCCGGGAATAGCGTGGAGGACGTAGCTTCACTCTCTCAGCTGATTCCACCCGCGAGCCTGCGTGCGCTTTACGGGGCGGTAAAGCCGTACCAGGAGATCGGTGAGCTGCTGAAAGCCATAGCCGCGCTGTGCGTGGCCTACGGCATCCACGCAGGTCTTGGCGGCAAAGGGCTAGGTCCGTTCGCGTCCGAAGCGCACCAGTGCACTGATTCTGAGGAATGCGTGCGAAGCCTCACGTACACGATCACGGGACACTGCCCCACGCTGGCCTACGCGACTAAGCCGCTCGTCGTACACCTTGCGGACTCAGTAAGCGAGATCATGGCGATGCGCGGCCTCTCAGACAAGGACGCAGAAGCTCAGCTCGAGAAGGTGCTGCTCAGCCTACGATCGATGGACGACTCCCTAGATGGGCGCGGCGTATTGCAGCAGTTCGCCGCTATGACGCGCCCAATGCGGCACATCATGACCGATGCTTTTGTGGAGGCGTTTGACGCGACGGAGGCGTGCGCCGAGCGTACGCGGACAGCGCCGCTGCAGCTCGTCAAAGACTAAGGGCTAAAAAACAACGGGCCCGCGCACGCACCTTTCGATGTACGTGCCGGGCCCGGGGGTGCTTGGTAGCCGTCATAAGCGTGGTGCCGGCCGTCAGGCTCTTACGCACCGATATGTACCTGGGCAGAACATCTCGAGGACTGTGTCCCGGACAATACGTCCGTGGGCATGTCCTTGGTTCGGCGCAGGCAACCACTCATGCGGACTTGTCGGGACGCCCTCGAAAAATGGCGTCGCCCTAGGTCCTCGCAGCTTCTCGTTCTGGAGTTGCCCAGGTACCGGGCGCTTAACGCCCAACCCCAAGACTATCTGCCCCAGCCAGTGACCCTCATTCGCCTGAGCGCAGTGCTCAGGCGTCATGCCTGGTGTAACTAGGAACAGTCTCAAAACGATTGCTGCCACGCACAAATTGCCTATAGCAACTCCTTTCGCTCCGAAATTCTTATACCACACGCACGTAGCTATTTGTCGGAGAGTTGCGCAGCACCTAAACTGGATGGAACGAGCCTCGATTATCACGCTGTGATAATTTACGCGCCGCGCAAGGAGTCGAGATGATTACACGGAAGATCCCACACGAGGAGCAGCGTCGGAAATCCCGAACGCGTCTAAGCTCCGCGGACCTGGCGGACCTGCGACAGAAGGTACAGGCCGCTTCTAAGGCGGGACGCCTCGTACAGCCGCGGAGCTTTGTCCGTATGCACGACGGCAGCTTCGCAGTCATTAAGCGCACGCGCGGAGACAAGCAGCAGGTGGTGGCCTCGTTCCTTGCCCCACACATGACTCCCTACGGCGAGGACGTCACACGACAGGTTCTCGGCAAGGTGCGCGAGAAGATCGCCCAGCTACTTGGGAGCTACCATGCCGATCTCATCTGAGGAAATCTCCAGGCTGATCAACCAGCAGAATGCGTACTTCCGTCAGATGGCCGGAGGTGACCGGGCACCAGAAGCTGGTACAGATTCCCGAATGCAGGGGATTATCTCGACGCAGGAATCCGTCGCCCGCATGGCTGGTGCCGCGCCCGACTACATTGCAGCGGGCGCCGTGCTTGCGGCTGAGTTTGGCCACGGCCCGCGCATGTTGTCTCCGTTCTCAGGCACCCTCGCCGCAGGGCGGGCTGGCTTCGCCTCAGCGGGTGTGGCCGGAGGTATAGCCGCCGGTGCGGCCGCGTACGGAGGCTACGCTGCCGCGGGTGCCGCCGCCAACTCGCTGGCGTTCAAGCCGTTTCAGCAGGGCGCTCAAGAACGTGGGGCGCTCAACGCGCAGATCTCCGGGATGCTGCCGCGCGCCTCACACAGCGCAGTGGGGCAGATGTCGGCGTTTACCTCAAGCCTGTCCGCGAGCTCTGGCGCGAACCTCGGTCAGCTCACCCAGCTGATGGGTAGCGGAATCCGAAGTGGGCAGATCGATACAAGCTCGCTCTCCACGTTCCAGTCTGGGTTCTCGCAGATCGTCGAGCAGTCGCGACGCGCGGCAATGATCATGAACACAAGCCCGACGGAGGCGTACGCCGGGCTGCAGAGCGTGCAATCCATGGGGTTCTCTGCGCAGCAGGCCGGCGGCCTGATTGCCAACATGGGTATGTACGGCGGCGCTGGCATGTCGCCCGGAGACATGTTTGGGGCCGCACAGCAGGGTGCCGCCTTTGGTCGTGCGACTGGCTCGAGCCCCATGCGTGGCGCACTAGGTGCGATCAACCAGCGTGCGATGTTCAGCCAAGCGATGCGTGGTCCGGAGAACCCGGGACTGCGGCAGGAGAGCTTCGGAGAGTTCCAGGGGGCGGCGAGCAGGTTCCTCGGGTCTCGGCAGGGCGGTACATTCCTGGCCGCGATGATGGACCCGGAGACTGGCGCGCTCGACATGTCCGCAGCTCGCCGTGCGTCCAGCGGGGGGATGGACGGGAGTGAGATGCGGGCACGCGCCGCACGCAACCGCGCCGGGAACCTCGACATGTTCAGGAGTAGTCGGTCCGAGCTGGCCGGCGAGTACATGTCGCAGTTCGGCGCGGCCTCCACTGTGCACGGCATACGCGGGATGACGGAAGGCCGCGCAAACCAGAGCTCCGAGGCGCAGGGGTTGTCGGGCCTATCGCGCACTGGACTCGACCAGATGTCGCAGTATGCGGCGTCAACATCCGGGCTGCAGGCGCGCGTGAAGCAGGCCGCGATGTCCGGGTATCGTGAGGGCACGGGGAACATCGGGGTAGGCCAGATGGTGTCTGCCATCGCCGACCAGATGATTTTGGGCCCAATCCGCGACAAGATGCGCAGCGTCGGGTCTAGCGTCGCGCAGTCCGTATCCGAGGCGGTAGGTAGTGCGGAGAAGTCGTTCACAGGTGGGAGCTACACACCTGCCAGGTTTGGCGGAGGCCAGCGGGCGTTTCAGTCTGCGCTAGCCCGTGAGGCCGCAGGCGTCCCAAATATGTCTGCCTCTTCGGGCGGGCATGTTGGCGGCGCGTCAATCGCCAACACTGCGGCGACTGGAATCGGCGCATACGTTCCTCCCGCGATGCGGCTTGACAGCATGTCTCCCGGAACGTCGTTCACCGAGTTTGATAACTTCGGCCTCACGATGCCGAAGCATTCGATGGGTATGGCCGTCGGAGCCACCATGCTTGGCGCGTCGTCCATGCTGGGCCTCAACCCGATCGGTCGCGTAGGCAAGATGCTCAGCGGAGTCGGGCAGTTTGGCTCGGGCCTGTCGTCTGGCCGACAGGGGTTGATCCGCGGTACAGCGAGTATGGGGTTCGGCGGCGTACGCGCAGCCGGCGCGGTACTTCGCGGCAGCGGGGCGATCATGAAGTCGCGCGCGTTTGGCCTGGGCGCCGTCGGACTAAACTTGGCGCTGAACAGTGGTCCAGCGATCGCACGTTGGGCAGCCGGAGAGAGCTCCGCGAACATGCCTACGATCACTGGGCGTAACGCACGAACGACCCGGTTCCTCGATCACACAGATCGGATGGACGGCGGCGACGGGTTCCTGCGCAAGACCGACCCGGAAGACCACATAGGGAACCAGGTGTCCCGTATCGGCATGGGTGACGGATTTGGTCGCGACACGCTGGACACGGCGCAAGAGGCGAACATGCTCAAGTACGAGCGTGCCCTCAAAGACGATCAGGATGCCGCCCTAGACGCGTTCGGCGGCCCTACCGCCGCCGCTGACCTTGTGAAGCGCGCGACGCGCGGGACTGTAACTGGGGAGGGCGCCGTAGACGAGATAAAGCGTCTGCACCCGAAGGCAACCGGCGCGCAGATCGCCAGGCTTCTGTACGCCACGGGTGCCGCAGATAAGATGGGGCTCACTACGTCGTCGCGCATAACAGACGACGGTGGGCTGCGATCTGAGATAAAAAAGCTGGACGCGATGGCCACCTACGGCGCGCTTGGAAAACGTAATACGGGCTACGACCTCGCGTCGTCGAGGACTATAAGCTCTGCGGAAAATGACCGGGCGAACGCGGATCAAGCGAGCTCCGGCGGCCTCACTGGCTCGGCAAAACACACCTCGCAGATGCAGGCGCTATACAAGCACGCAGCACAGAACGAGGGAATGTCCCACCTAGCCGCGCTGAACACTCGGCTAAAGACGGGCGATCTGTCCGGTCCGGATGTGACAGAGGATCAGCGGGCTCGCGCGATAAGCGAGGTGTTGGCGAGATTCAAGACGGGTGATTTGAAGGGCCGGAAGGAGATCATTTCGGGCCTCGCCACGCGCGGGAAGCTCGACATGAGCGAGCTGAACACGTTGTCGGACGCCATGCTGTACGTCCCCGCAGCAGAGGGCACGAAACGGTTCGCCGCACAGGCTAGTGACGCCCGAGGACGGTACAAGTCCGGGCTACGGCGCGCGGCCATTGTGAGCGGTATCGACGTAGATGCGTTGGCCGGCGGAGAGTACGGCGACGGCGTAAACCCGCGGGAGACTACACGAAAATTCCTGGACTTCGGTAAGCGCGTGCAGGACGAGGCGTCCAGGCATGGCGTGACCGAGCTATACGACGCCGCGGAGCAGCTGGTCAACGCCGGGCCGGAAGGCGCAGCGGCCGCTGGCGTGCTGCGGCGCGTGGCTGCCGCCAAAGCTGCCGCCAAGGGTTCCAAGGGAAACCCGCTCAAGTACCTCAGTCGGCTTACAGGTACGCAGCTCTCCACGATGAAGCGGACGATGTTCACTGATTCGGACGATATGGATGTACTAAATAAAAAAGACGGGCAGTACACCGAGAAGTCGGAGCAGGGGCTCCGCACAATGGCGGAGGACCACCTGCGCCGCGCTGGCATGGAGCCCGGGGACAACCAGTCCCTAGTCAGCAAGCTGATGGGGGAGCTGCGCACATCTGCGCAGCACGCCAAGTCCGGGGACTTGACCGCCGCCGCAGACGCGCTTGATCTTTGGACAACCACCGCCGAGGTGCAGGGTTCCGCGGGCGCGGCCACAAACACAAAGATGATCGAGGCTAAGTTCGACACCTTCCTCAAGAGCCTGGACGCGGCTGGGGCACACCTGCGTAAGTTCACCGGAGCGGAGGCGGAGCCCGGCTTCGTCGGGCGCACTTTAAACATGATGACTAACGTATTTGAGTAGTGCAGTCGCGCAGGCGCGCGAACTTTGCGCTTGCGGCCGGCCGACCGGCCCAGTAGAAAGTAGGTGTACCCCGCGAACACGTGGGTTGGTTTAGGAGGTGCAGCTTGTCGCACGCACTACTTATCGAGAAGAGGCTGCTTAACGGAGAATGGGTTCCTACGTCACACAAGTGGATGCGTGACCAGGACGTGATCCGCCTGTTTGGTCCCGACGGCAGCCGCGTCGTGACCTACTGCTCCACGCGCACAGGTGAAGAGGTGCTCAACAGCCTCAACTTCACAAGCCTCGCGGACTTCGAAGCGGCTGCCGCGGAGATGGTCCGAAAGGGCAACCAGATCCATAAGGTGCGTGAGTGGGGTGTGCGGCTGAAGTTGGGTGAGCACTCTGAGCAATACATTGAGGCCGAACCGCTGCGTGAAGAGGTTCCAGTCGCAGCCCGGAAGATCGCGTAGCGGTTCGGCCATTATCACGCTGTGATAATTACTACAGGTGTCGTAGCGTCCGCTCGAACACATCTCTAAGGTCCGCCGTTTTCACCCCCCTCTCCTCCCCCTCATCGCCGTTACGTGCGTTGGTTACCCCCCACACCACACCACCCTTCGCGGTACAGTCGTAGGTTGCACGTACCCCGTCGCCATTGCTGTTTCCGAGCACGACCTGCACTGACGCGCCTCCCGCGTTCGAGTCCTCATGCGTGACAATCCACGCGGTACCAGAGACGCCCGACTTGGTCGCGTGGCACAGCTCGTACGCCATCAGGACAAATCCGTCTACGACCGTGGTGTGGTACCTGCCGTGGTCGACCTGGATAACACCCATGAACAGGAGCACGCGAAGCAGCCCGTCCATTACAAACGCGCAGTGCGCGATATCCCCGGGTCCCTCGCCTACGCTAAGCATTGCAATCTTTAGCTCCTTGTCCCATCCGCGTACCGTGTGTCCCGCGTAACCGGACTCGGGCGCTAGGCGCCCACGCTCGTCGATGTAGTAGTTGACGACCAGAAACACACCCCCCGGTACAGGCGCGTCCATGCGCAGCAGCCACGTACCTGGGTGTGTAGGGGGTCCGTCAACGAAGTCTAGCGGGAGTCGTGCGTACTCCCGCTCAGAAGTCTGATACGGTTCCCTCAGCGTCGTCTGTGTTGTCGGACTCCTCCGCCTCTGCGTTGCTTGGTGCCACGCTGCTCGGCCCGACGGGTGGCTCTTCGATGGGCGACTCGTGGCTCCCCACGGACCCTCCGAAGATTGCGGACTCTGGGCCTGCGACCCCGCCGGAGGAATTTTCGGTCTGATCGGCATCGTGCTCCCGGCGCTCGAGTTCCTTCACGGCCTCAGCGGCTTCAGTGAGGCGCCCCACCAACTCGTCTAGCGTGCCCGTAGGCACCGCATCACGTAACTTGGCGAGTAGCTCCTTGTCGCCCTTGGCCTCTCCGAGCAGGACCTCCCACACGAGGTTGACGGACAAGTTCTCCAGCATGTCCTTCGCTGAGCTGAGCGCGCCCTTAATCGCGTCGACCGTGGTCAGTACGGTTTCGATCTTCTCAGCTGTGCTGCGCGCTTCAAGCCCGTATAGCGCGTTCCCTCTGAGCACCTCAACCGCGTGCAGTAGGTTGGCGGTAGTTGCCTGGAACTGTATGTGCGCGAGGTAGTTGAGGTGTGAGCCGCCCGTGGCTAGCTCCATCAGCTGATCTTTTGTACGAGGCAATTCAATCTCCGTAGCTCCACACGGGTTACCCGCGCGGGTGGTTTGTTATTCCGCAGGGCCTGTACGAGCTCCACGAACTCTCCAGGCGCTTCCTTCTCAACGATGTTAGCGAACCGAACGGCATCCCAATACGGCTCCCACATACCCTCGCTTGAGTGTACGGCGTGTGCAAGGTGAGCCAGGTTAAACGGGTTCCCGTACTGGTCGTCGCGCGGCATGCGCTCGCCTAGCGCGCGTATGGTGTTGTATAGGAATGCGTAACCTATACGCGGCTCGGGCAGCCACTGCCTACCACCCGCCAGCAGATTGAACCGCCGTACGCGTATGTACGCTCCGCTGTGGGTGGTGGCTAGCTGGAAGCCTACAAACTTCCCAAACACGTACGCTCGGGGGTCTTTCGCCAAGATGTGCGCCAGTAACTTAGGGTGGTTCCTGCTCTTGATTGTGATGAATCCGAAGTCTGTTCCTTGACCCATTCAGCTCACCTTAGTTTGCAACCCAACAATCCTACCACTGTACCCGTGTGTGTTGGCCTACTCCTCCTCATCCTCGGTGAACGCCTCTACCCATGCGTCCATGAGGAGGGTTCCAACCTTCTTCGGGTCGGTCAGAACCTGGGCGCCGTCGCCCAGTGCGATCTCTTCGAGGAAGTCCGCGTAGCTCCCCCACCCGCCCTGACGAGCGAGAAGCTCCAACAGCACACGCTCCATGCGCGGATTCTTGTCCAGGCGCCCGCCTGTGGGCGCGTCATCTGGGAGGGCCGCGTTGAGCAACTCCCCCAGTGTGGTGACGACCACTCGCGTGAGCTCGTCCTCGTAGTACTCCACCTTGCCAAGCACACGGAGTTTACTTATGTATGTGTCGGTGAGGACTGTGCCCTTGAACGATCCGTCCTCGTCCAAGCCGCACCACGATCCGGCGCGGCGGAACCACAGCGAGCCGTTCGCCATTTTGTAAACACACCCGATTTCTGCGTCAGCGGGCGCCACCTTCTGCAGCTTGTCCCACCGCGGACCAGCCGGAAGCTGCGCACGCGTACCCACGTGCTCGTTACCGAACGGGCCGATTCCGTCGTCGTCAACTGTGTGCTTGGCCGCCTTCTTGGCTGCAGCCTCGACTACCTTGGGTACCTCCACCACGTCTGGTTGTGTGAGCTCACCAGCGTCAAGCATAGACTTCACCGTCGCGTAGAAGTCCGACACGTTCTCGTACTCGTGTGCGCGGTACACATGCCGGACGGCGGTCACGTACTTGCTAGCGTCCTCGCCGGCGTCGATCCGCGACTGCAGGAAATTCACCCACGTCGAGTACTCCTCAACCGCTTCGGGGTCGACGCCATTCTCCGCGCAGTACTCGACCCAAGTCTCCCACCGCTCGGTGTACAGCCTGGCGGTGGTCTCTGATGTCGTCGTCAATAGGGCTTCCATCACACCTCCATACGTAGGTCTTGGTGCTACGTAGTATTGTGCTTATACCATGGCGCTTCATATCTTTGCCGCGTGGCGCACGCGTGTAATACTTAGCCTAATCGACGTCTTGGAGGCGCCCGTGACCGACGAATCGCAGCTCGTCTCTGGCACGCCCGGAAACGAAACATCTACAGTTGTGAGGTCGCCAACAGGTGCGCACCGTGTACGTCTTGTAGACAAACTTTCGCCCGAAATGGTTCTCCTGCACCAGTCCGGCGTGTACTTGTTCAACCTCAAGATGCGCGACGGCGTGCCAATCACGCCCGTACCGCTAACAACCATCGCGCAGCTCGTGCCGCGCTACTGATCGGAGTGCTACATGCGCATGGTCTCGATGACACTCAAGCAGCTGCTCCTGGCGAAGCACCGCATCCAACAGGCAGTGCGGACCACAAGCCGCGCACAGAAGGCAGCCCTCGCGCCTACAGTGCCCCGACGCACCATTCCGGTCCCCCCCAAATAGGCGTAAGATCCCCAACCGCGGGCAACCGCCAGACCTGCTGGAGGCGCGCACATGGCCCACCCAACGTTCATGATTACGCCCGATCCGTTCCTCACCGCAGCGTCGACGCGCGCGTCGTACATCCCCTCGATCAAGTCACGACTTGAGCACCCTGGCCTGTACGACGGGGCGCCAGAGCAGCGCGCAGGGATCAGCCGGCACGTCACGGACACCACACGTGTGTCCCGGCCGTACGTCGGGCACTCCACGAAGCCAGATAGCTTCGCATTCGCACAGGTTGTTCGGTCGGATGGCACGCCCGTAGAGCTGTACAGCAATCTAAGCGATATCGACGTTAGTGCGGACAACGTCCGACTGCGTGTGAACTCCGCCGGACTACCCGCACAGCCTGACGTTGACCAAGCACGCAACAAGGCGCGGCTCGACAAGCCGAACTCCTACGCATGGACCGACTGGTCGCTCACCGGGATCCAGGAACAGCGCGTCGAAAAAACGCAGCTCCTCGAGACGTTCTCCGGAAACTTCCTGTACGCGTACGGCCAGAAGCCGGTTGTACTGAACCTGACGGGGCAGCTGTTCAACACAGTTGAGTTCAACTGGCGTGCGGTCTTCTGGAAGAACTACGACAACTTCTTTCGTGCGTCCCGCCTACTGGCCATGGATGCGCGGATGTACTTGGTGTTTGACGACGTGTTGATCGAAGGGTACCCGCTCAACGCGTCCGCAAGCCAGAACGCGCAGACCGACACTCTACTCCCGTTCAGTATGTCGTTCTTGGTTACGCGGTACGTCGACCTGTCCAGCACGAAGGGGTTCCTCTCCGGGAAGGGGAACTACTACAACCAGGTGGAGGCCACCGCGCAGATCAGGCCAGGGAGGTATATGAACTCGACGCGTAAGTCGATTATCGACTGGTTGCCTGTGCTCGGCGATAAGTGGATCACTGCCACAGCAGCAGCCGCAGCTGAGTCGGATGTACCAGGCGCCTCGCCGGACGCGTTCACACAGAAGTTCGTGGGCGAGTCGCTGGCCGCCGTACGGCGCGGGGCATTCGCCGCGTTGAGTGGCCCAGCCAACTTCGCGAACTACCTGCAGGCGACAGCGGTGCAATCACTTCGCTCAGTGCTGCACGCAGGCGCTACCGCGGCGGTGCTCGAGGTCGAAACCGCCCTCGGCGTCTCCAAGACTGGCGACTTCGAATCCAACATGGGCGTTCAGCGTGGTGAGGTGAACGCTTGGTTCGGCTATCTCGGTACGATAACGAGCTCGCTCGCAGCTGGTGTAGGTTGGGGGAGTAGCGCAATTGCCGCACGCGGCGTCCCTGCTCCGTACTTCACCGAGGGCAGCGTTGAGCAGATTGTGGACAAGATGGCGTACGCCATCGTACCCGCGGTAGCCACCACGCTGCGCGGCACTGTAACAGGCAAGTCGCCTGATGTGATTGCCACCTGGAAGCCGCCGGCGTACGACAATCGCGGCGCGCAGGGTATGCAGTTCCTGTAGCGCGCGCCAATATCACACTGTGATAATCAAGCACTGCTGTGCCGCCGCTGCGCATCTGTAGTAACATCGAAGTTCACGAAGATGACTACCTGAGGGTGGTGCTGTGTCTGTAAGCGGCGGCAAAGTTGTAACACGCCTGGTCGTTGAGGGTGTAGAGGTCCCCGTCTCCTCTGTGTCTGTGTCCGGCGGGATCGGCTCGCCGACGCAGGCGCAGATCGCAGTACCATACGTGCGTGAAGCGACGCTACTGAAGCCACGCACGTACGTGACCGTGTGGTACTTCGAGGCGCACAATGGGATGACTGTCGCACCGGACGGCGTCCTTACGCACGCAAGCTCACATCATGATCTTTCCCTGTGGAAGCTACTGTTCGTGGGCGAGATCGACTCGTACTCGTACCGCAGCACACCTACCGGGCAGGTGGTCGCGTACTCGTGCACGGGCATGTGGAGCTACCTGGACCACGCGAAGCTGTACTGGGGTTCGCGATCCCTCAGCGCACACGACACGCGACGTACCGCATTCGCGGGAGCCGTCACGACGCAGATCGGGAAGAACACCGGGCACAACCAACTTCCGATGATCCTAAGCCGCAAACCAACTTCGGCCCCGCATCTGAACGGCGTCAGCGGCAGCGTCATATCCCTGATTGAGTTGGCGGTCGGGGCTTATCCGGGAGGGCCTAACTCACACGGAAACAAGGTAAAGACCAACACTGCGAAGGTGTTCAGGTATGCGAAGGGGCTGAACGACTTCCTCACGTTCAATGGTGTCCGCCTGAATCTGACCCACATGCTGGGCCTCCCGTTCTCAGACACGACGTCCAGGTTGTTCATCGACGACGCGTCGTTCAAGCGCCACTTCCGTAGGATTAGCAGCTCCATACGCGCCACGGCGAGCGTGTCTCAGCTCATACACGCAGTACTAGGCAAGACGTTCCACGGTACTGCTGGGGTGCTCGCGCCGCCGTACATGCCCCTCAACAGCAAGCGCGGGAAGCGCAAGGTAAGTGTACGAATCGGAACCGTGGGCGCAGGCACAGAGGCGGACCGCCTGTTCAAGATGGTCGACCAGATGGAGAAGATCGTACGTACGCGACTAGACTTCGCGATCAAGGTGGTGCGTACCGCGCCAGACGGCGTGGACATATCACGGTGGGACACCGCGCAGAGCGAGCTAGGCGCCACGAAGCTGGAGCCCGCAGGCAAGCAACACGCGCTGTTTGACAAGCGCATAACAGGCACCGGGTTCCCCGCGTTCTACGCCGCAGGTGGTATCGAAAAGCTGGAGGCGCAGTTCGAGAAGGAGGCGGAGTCAGTAGCGGGGTCCAAGTCCAAGCTGCAGAAGTTGCGCAACGGACTAAACGCACTGCTCGCGGCGTGGCGCGCCCCGTTGAGTGCGCTAGTCGCCGTCTCTCAGGGCGCCTACCTCCAACATAACCTTCCGAATCTCCGCGCCGCACGAGGGCTGCTCGCGGAGGCACTGAAACACCTCCGTACAGGCAGGCACGGCATATACAAGACCACCGAGGTCGATGCCGAGTATGGAGACCGCCTCCATGCGTACCTGCTCATGCCTGACCTGTACATGGCGCCGCCGCCGAAGTGCAACACCATATTCCCTAACCAGATCACATCAGTCACTCTTACGCGTCGGTGGCTAACAGAGACAACGCGCCTGTGGCTGTTCACCCGCTACAACAGCGGGCGTGACAAGAAAAATATGTACTTCGCGCCGAATGTCGACATGCTCGGGTTCAAGGCCAAGTCCAAGACATCTGCGACCATTTCCGCGAAGGAGGCCGTGACAAAAGGCCACCGGTTCATCATGGACCACGAGCGGTTCACCGGCATCATCCCCGACATCCGGTCGGCAGACGAGGACGACGCGTTCGGGCGGATCATGAAGGCCGCAATCCGGTCCAAGCGCGTGAGTAAGAAGGAGGCCGAGAACCGCACAGCGCATACAAAAAACAACTACCTACAGCGTGCGGCGAACTACTACTTCTACCTGAGCCGCTTCGCCTCCAGACAATGCACCGTCACTGGGCAGTACATGCCTAACCTGGTGCCCGGCCTTCCTGCGCTGGTCCTCGACCACGCACTTGCTGACGACGCGGCAACGCCACACACCGCGCGGCACATTCTAGGGATGGTGAGCTCCGTATCGCATGGCCTCGCCGACGGCCACACGAGTACGACGGTGCAGCTGACCAAATGCAGGTACCACGACGAGCACCTAGACCTCTTCCAGGAGAGGGGCCAGGTCCGCCGTGATGTTATGCGTAGGTTCCGCAGGAAGCTTACGCCCACGGGCGGGGGCCAGTTCGTGGTTCCGCACGCGGACGGCGCGCTCTTCAACGAGAAGGGTGACGCGCGCATCCGGCGGAAGCTGGGTGCGTTGGACAAGCTGTTCATGATCCAGGATCACACGACAGCTGTTAGCCAGCAGGTCTACAACGCGACCGGCCCGAGCGCGGATGTACTAAGCGGAACGCCAGTTGGGACACCAGTAGGCGTGATACCGCTCAGCGACTACATAAAGACCGAAGCCCGCGTACCCGGCAGCACCGGGTTCACCGGGCGCGCGGGCGGGCCTCTCGGCCACGGCGCACCACTCGCGCTCAAGCCTGGTGCGCGTGAGTACGCTCGCGTCAAGGGCCGCAAGTATGTGGCCAGCGTGAAGAACTACAACGACCAGGATGCGGAGCAGGGACTTGTTGGGCGCGACCGCGAGATACTCGGGTACGGCGGGGAGGAGATCGACCCGTCAGGCGCGCGGTTTGTCAGCTACAGGTACAACGTACTCACCGACGGCCCTAACGGTAAACAGTCCAGCCTATCCGGACATAGTGGTGTGGTGGTCGACATTTATGAGAGCGGCACGTCCTCTAAGGAGGTCACCGTCACGTACGACAATGAGGACCTGCTGACACCACCCTGGTTTGACGCGTCGTTCTATGCGTCAAACATCGGCAAGGAGTACTACGACATCGTAGTTGGGTGCCCGTCCATAATCGACGAAGGTACGTTCACGGACGCGCGTGGTGCGGAGGCCACTGAGGGGATCGGCGTTCGGACGACCGCATCCCGCAGCGTCGCCGACGTGACAAGCTCAGATGTCCTTAGTCTGGACCCATCCGGAGCGGGAGACTTCGACAGCGAGGGCAACCTGGTGGATGAGGCGGTCAACGTCACTGTCCAGCTCGACGTAGAGGATCCATCGAGCGACCAGACATTCGAGGTACCACGCACGTTCTTCGAGAAGAAGCACTCGATACTCGACGCGGCGGAGCACTTGGCGCGCACGTGGGTTGAAATCCGCAACGCCGGCGGCGACGTCCCCTACTACACAACCGGGTACATCGCACGCAAGTACGCCGGGTTCGCCGATATGTTCGCAGGTAACGCGAACCTGGACATCGACATAAATACCCGAGACCAGGCGGAGGCGCTGCTGTGGGACCCGAAGCGGTCCGGCTTCCATGCGGAGGCGTTCTACAGCGGTGAGCGCCGCTCGCGGGCTGTGTGGGGCACACTTGACTACGACTCTCGCGACGGCGCACCTATCCCCGCCAACGCACTACTTCGGTGGGACGGCAGCGAACTGATACCCAAGTTCATAAAACCATCACCCGGGGAGACGGCCAAGACGCCCGTCTCGCCCACCATCGACGTTCGTGAAGAACGTTACATACGCGCCAAGCTACTACAGGGCGCATTGCTGAAGAGGCGGACGACAAATGATGAATAGCCCCGGAACACAGGCCCAGGAGCCGCGCACTGCGCAACAGGCTGTACGTGACATGTTCCCCCGAGGGGAGGCCGGAGAGCGTGCATGCTGCACCCTCCGATTAGTACAGGTGGCTCGGCGTACGTCGCTCAACGAGATCTGTGACCCGGGCGGCTCATCCAAGAAACAGTAATTATCACACTGTGATATTGATACGTAAGAATAGGGGGGCACGTGCCCCCCTATTCTTACGCGTCCCCGCGCGCTAGGTGCCGCCGGCACGAGTCGTCGTCAGGCCTCCAGCATCTCGCCAACACGTCGCACACATCATCTGGCGGGAGCTCGATGTCCTCGTCTGAAGGCGAGGATGCGATGGTCATGAGGATGATCGCTAGGTTTCGCTCCGCGTCTCCTTTTCGTCGACGGACAAGGCCGCAGGAGCCGCATCGAGCAGCAGGTTCGTTTTGATTACCCATTCATCCACAACCCTTCTGAGTGTACGGAGCATGCCGACGCTCGGCAGCTCGCTCGTCAACATTTCGTAAGCGTCCTTATCACCGACGTCTTGGTGATAGGCCAGCAGCACCGCCCAATCCGCGGCGTTACACCGACGAACGCTTCCCCGGTACATGTGAGTGGAGAGCCTAGAGGGGTCGCACCCACGTGTTAGCGCGCGGAAGGACTCAGCAGCAGCGTCGGAAGACTGCAGGGCTCGCCGCGTGTGCACCAACGTACTTGCACGGTTCACGAAGTTGTCATCGTAGTGCGCCGACAGGCGCCACAGGACCCGCGGGTCCATGGATGGGACGCAAGGTAAGTTCCCGATCTCCTCGAGCGTCTTGGCTTCGATCAGGTCGTGGCTGCCATCCATCGAACAGAGGGGTAGCGCGGAGTCGAGGTCCCAGTCGAGGCTGGACACCTCGGTGGCCTCGTAGATATGCACCACAAAACATGGGGCGTCTTGGCGGTCGACGTGCACGGAGGCGATTAGCTCATCTGCCTCTGCTGCCAGCCCGAGCTCCTCAAACATCTCGCGGCGCCCAGTATCGTACGAGGTTTCGTGGACCTCCGTCTTTCCACCAGGGAACTCCCACAGACCCTCGTAGTCACGGCCGGGTGCTCGGCGCCCGACCAAGTATTTACGCACCCCACACGACTTGTCTGACACACACATGGCGACTACGTGAATAATATCCGGCACAGCTACCTCCTACGCGCGACCATCGCGCACGTAGTTCTTATACCCCGCAGCACCTGTTATTTGGGTAGCCCCTAGACCACGTGTACTATGTAGGCTAACCGCCCCACGCAGGAGCAGCGTACCAATGTCCCTGAAGCAGCTACTCCTACAAGCAGTGGGGCGCCGCGCAAAGCGCCTACCCTACGACGCCACCAGCCTCGCTGGACTTGGGCGCCCTGTGACGAAGATGGACCACTTCTTCGGCCTTCCTAAGAAGGTGACCACACAACGTCTCGAGGCCGCACTCGCGCGCGGGCAAGGGGACATTCCACTGCTTAGCAAGTGGCAGTTCGATCGCCGCAGGCGTAGCATGGAGGCGTTGATAAGAAACCAGGCGGCCTCGCAGCGCGGTGCCGTGGTCGACACGCTTGCTGAAGCTGGCCTGGGCGCCAGCCGCCTGCGAAACATGTATGGTGCCGCCGCAGGAGCCACTCGCCCAGGGCTCGCACCGAAACATCTGCTATATGCAGGTTTGGCAGGCGCCGGACTTGGTATGATGAAAAACAGCTCGGATAACTCGAGCACGCAAGGAGCCCATATGAGCCACCCCGACGACAACCTCGTAAACATCTTCGACCCACGCTGCATCCGGCAGATGTACAAGTTCGCGAAGGACGCGAAGATCCCTGGCGGCGGCAGCGGCGTCATGGGCGCCACATCACCTGGTGGGATCGACGCACCCACGCCTGCTCGTGGGCTTGGTGGTGCTAAGCCCCCGAGCGGCGGTGTCCCGGCCTCGGCCAAGCTCCCCGCGCTGAACACCAGCGTCGCCGGCCCAGCCAAGGCAAATCTCGGCAAGAAGCCGGCCACGATCCTCAAGGGCAAGACGCTCAACTTCCGCCCCGAGTCGGAGTAGTCGCACCGCCCTCTCCGGCGTGTGCGCCAACTTCCGTAAAGGTGACTGATGACGACCTCGAGTGAAGATCATATCGGGGAGTTTCTGAAGCTCGCCGAGAAGAAGCGCGCACCCGCCGGACCCGCCGGACGCATCGACGTCAAGGCCCACCTGCGCAAGAAGCGCGACGGCGCGCTCACCATCGTCACCCGCTACACGCGTGATGGCGTCAAAGAGCGTGCTGCCGACGCCATGAAGCTGTCTCGACGTGAGTCTGAGATGGCGATGTGGCAGGCGTGGAAGGACTCTGGCGAAGATCCTGAGAAGCTCGCCCCGCTGATGAAGAGCCTGACCCCGTTCATCAAATCACGTGCCAAGATTCACATGGGCCGCGTACGGATGATCCCGGACAAGGCACTGATGGCGCAGTACAAGTTAAGTACGGTCAAGGCACTGCGCACGTACGACCCGGAACGTGGAACACAGCTCAACACCCACATTGCGAACCATCTACACAAGGTGAAGCGCTACGTGGCCGCGCACCAGAATGTGGCGCGCATCCCAGAGAACCGTGTTTACAAGATTCAGGGATACTCCGTCGCTCACGCGGAACTGTCCGAGCAGCACAAGCGCACACCGACAGACGCGGAGCTCGCGGACCACCTGGACTGGTCCGAGGCCGAAGTCGCCCGGATGGACACTGAGCTACGTGGGGACCTGGTAAGTCAGAACTTTGAGGTTGACCCCACCACAATGACCACGGAGCGCGAGACTGAGGTCATGCGCATGTTCGTGTACGAGTTGGACGGGGAAGACGAGAAGGTCTACCGACACGTTGTAGGGCTCGGGGCCCCCATGCTGGGCACCGGCGAGATCGCAGAAAAGCTCGGCATCGAAAGCTACCGAGTATCACGTATAAAAAAGGACCTCGCGAAGAGATTGCGCGGATACCTGGACGAGGCACCATGAGCATAATGGACTCACCAAGACTTACCATACACGTCAGTGCGGCTACGCACGCTGAGCGCCGCGGCGTGCGTAGCCGCGTCATGGCCGAGCTTCGCGAGAAGAGGTCCAGCGCGCAAACCACGTTTGCGCGCGATGCGGGAATCGCGGCAGTCGGTGCGCTGACACCTGTTGCCGCGGCCGCGCTGCTTGGCCACACGGTACGGCCACGTCGGTCGTTCCCGTACCTGCCTCTGGCCGCCGCTGGCGCCGGCTTGTTGGCGTACCACAACCGTGACGAACTAGCCGACATGCTCGGCGACAAGACACGGAGCGTAATAGGCCGCCCCGGCGAAACACCTGAAGACGCCGTTGTCGCGGCACACCTCGCCGCGGATCAGCTCCCTGTTAAAGAGGCGGCTATCCCGTTCGGCAAGATCTTCTCCAACCTGCGCAGCAACATGGCTTGGGACCTAGGCCATGGCCTCACAAGGGCCATGAACCACCCAGCCAGCCGCGCCGCGCTCATTGGTTCAGTTGCCGGCGCTCGGCTTCTTGGTAAGGGCGCAGTGGGCGGGGCGCGGCTGGCAGGCCGTGGCCTACTAGGTAGTGCGCGGATGGCAGGCCGGGGCGTGAAATCCGTACCTGGGCTGCTTAGCTGGTTGCGTATGCGTATGCGTCCGGCAATGGCGGGTGCGCGCCGGGCAGCAAGCCCCACGCACCGACGCGCAGCCGCGCAGGCACGCGGAATGCCCGCCGACGTCGCAGCCGCACAGGCACGCTACGACCGGGTCGCGGCAGGTAGGAAGTTCGATCCGCCGTTCCACGATGCGTTCAACCAAGCGTTGTGGCGCGCAGGGTCCCCGGTCACCAAGGTGTCTCACGAGAAGACCGCGGGTGCCCGAGAAATCCTGCAGCGCGCGATTGCGGTACCCGGTGAGCTGTCGCGCCTGGTGCGGAGCCAGCTGCGAGCCCCCGCGGGTGGGCGCCTTGATCTCCTTGGCCGAGTGCGGCCAAACCGTAACCTGCATGACCTTCTGAATCCTGTGCGATCAGTAGAGACACGTATGGACCCGCCGGCGGCTGCACGCGCTGCTGTGCGCAAGCTACGTGAGTTGCTTGGCGCCAACGTCAAGTCCGCGTCAGCTCTGCGGTCCCTACCGATGCTCGGCGCAGTTGCCGGGTCGCTGCTCGCACGCAAGGCCGTCCCTGGCGCGCTGGCGGGCTCTGTGGCAGGTCTTGGGACAGCGCGTGGAATCACCGCGCTGTCCGCCCGCATCCGTGCAGAACGCGTCAAGAACGAGATGCTGCGGCTCCTTCCGGCCGCAGGGGTCGCTGGCGGCGGCTACCTACTCACGAGCTGACACCCCCACCAACCTACGGACGGCGCGCATACTGAGTGACCTTGCGCAGCGACTCACGCGCGATAGCTAACGCCGCTGTGTCCGCGCGCACTGCGCGTTCGCACTCGGACCGTAGGCGACTAACCGCTTCAGTTTTGGTGCGTGACCACGGGTCGTCTGAACCGGACACTTGCATCTCTTGTGGCTCGCGCCCCACACGCTCCCAGGTGGTGTGCGTGGACAGCACACCGGTGCATACGAACTGCACAACTATGACCGCGTCACCAACGATGCGCGCGTCGTACCTCTTAGACCCCACAGATATAGTCATATCTTCGCCTCCCTGCGGATTATCACACTGTGATATCCGCGTTGTTACCTAGCCACTCGAGTACTTATACCCCCAAACGCCACGCACTTGGTGTCCCGCGCAAGTTCGCGAACACACGCTCCCCCCGCGGACGTTTAGTCGGTAGACTCAAGGTATTGATCTACGGAGGGTTTAACGTGCCTACGCCAAATGATGCGCTGCTCGATGAGCTAGAGTCCGCGTTCCTTGCGCACGTCGCAAAGCGCGCGGCCCAGCTCACGAGTGAGCGTGCCTTTCTCATCTCTGTACGCGAAGCCACCGGCGCAGATGCTGCACTACGTGTCTACTCCAACACGGTGACCTCGTCCGCCGTACGCAACGCTGTTGCGCAGCTTGGAGCTCTACGATGATTGTCTTCCGAAGAGGAACTCCGACCCGCGCAGGGTACCTAGACAGTGCCGGCGCCGTCCTCGACATTACCCTGCTGACGCTGACCGTAACCGACAGCGATGATGTCGTAGTAGTCGGACCGCTTGCGATGACGCAGAGCGCCGCGGTACCCAACGTGTACGTATCGGAGGCTGTCACATTGCTCGCCGTCGGGTCGTACCTGCTTCAGTGGGACTACGACGGAGACTCAGTCGAGATTGAACCAGCGGTATGTTCCCAAGTGCCGTCAGGCGACGCGCTCGTCGGCTCTGAGATCGTGCTGCCGCTAGAGCAGCCGGCAGGTGATTCGTGGACGTTTGACATCCTCGATCAGCACGGTAGTTCCGCGCTCGGCGCGCTCCCAGTTGTGTTCGACGCGGGTAAGGGTGCGTACGTCTCCGACCCACTGACTCTGGTCGAGGAAGGCCTGTACACCGTCGTCTGGCTAATGGACGTCGGTGGGTTCATGATCCCGCAGTTCATGGAGACGCTGTCGCTGTTCATGCCTGCGGGCACGGAGCTGTGTAACTTCCTGGTCCTGACCTCGTCGGCTCCGTCAGAGCCGCACTCAGCCACACAACTCGTTGTGATGCGCGAGGGCGTTGCGACGCTTACGCTGCGCACGAACATATCTGGGGAGGCGCACGGGTACCTTCAGCCAGGTGCGTACACCGTGGCGCTGCTGCGCGACGGCCACGTGTTCTCCTACAACAATATCGCGTTCGAGGTGGTCGAGAACGAGACCAATACGGTCAACATACTCGTAGACACGCTCACGCCAACGGTCAGCCCGGCAGTGCCTCCGCCGGAGGCGGCGACGCTGTACATCCGCATGTGGCGCTCGGACGCCACACCACACGTCAACGCACCAGTGCAGGTTGAGTTGCTGGCGTCGAGTGTACTCCTGGCTGGCGTTACGGTGCTTGACCGAGTGCACACGTACTACACGGACTCGAACGGCTACACAGAATTCACGGCGATCCAGGGAGCGAAGTTGGCAGTACGACTGCCGATTGCGGGGTTCAGTCGGACCATCACGGTGCCATCTGGAGTGGACGCGCAGGACCCGATCGACCTCGCCGGCCTTCTATCCCAGGCCGCGGACGATGCGTTTGATATGCTGGTCCTAACAAATACCGCCGCTTTCAGGAGAGACCTATGAGTACGGCAGAGAGCGCACGCGCGTTCACAGAGCTTGTGATGTCCCAAGGACTCCTGAAGGAGGGTGCGCTGGCGAACCCTGGCTTTGTGAATGGCAACGCCGACGGGATCTTTGCGCCACCCCCCACAGCGTCGATGGGGGCGCCCACAACGATGAGCGCGCAGACGCGCGCAATCCCTGCCCCTGCACCGAAGCGCAAGTCGCAGAACCAGATGCCAATGCAAATTGCTGGGGGCGGTTCCCTTGCAGCTGGTCCAAAGGCCCGGGTCGCGCCGATCAACCCGGGAAGCTCGTTTGACAAGGCGCCGTCGCTTCCGCGCAACGCAGGCAACGACAACATGAAGGTGAAGTCGGCGCACATGCGCAACATACCTGTTGGTGTGGAGAAGACCGCGTTGGTGCCGCTCGTACTCGGTGGCATTGCCGCCGCGGGCCAGATGGCTAACAACTTCCGCGGCACGAACAGTAATCAGAGCATCGGTCGTCGGATTGGACAGACCATATTCGGTAAGCCCGCGGCAGACAACTGGGCGAAGGGTAACTACGTTCGCGCCGGGCTCAACGTAATCAACCCGTTCGGTAACAGCGCGATTGGGTCAGGCGCGGCCCTTAGCGGTGGCCTGCGCGTAGCGGGGGGCGCCATACGTGGCGCCCATGCAGCCCGAGGCCTTGGTGCGGCGTCCATCGCACGTAGCGCGGGCGCCGGCTCACGTGCGGGCGCGTGGCGTAGTATCCCCGGGTATGGGCGGCAGCGCGCCGCTGGCGTGGTCGCCTCGAACCAGAAGAGGATCGGCGCGCAGCGCGACCTGACTCGCTACTCTGACGAGCTTCAGGGGTTGTCGCGTAAGCGTCTCGACGCGGGCTCGCTCGGCTACGAAGATGCGCGCCGCGCCAAGGAGCTCGGTAGGCGGATCAACATAGCTGGGCCGCGTCCTGGTGCCGACGCCGCGCGCCACGTGGACGCGGGGCTAACCCAGCACGGCTGGCGCAGTTGGGGTACGGGGCAGGTGAAGCGGCGGGTGAACGACGCAGACCAGCTGTACAACGCTTCGCCTCGAATCGGTCCGGTAAAGGCGGTCAAGCGCCCCAAGAAGGCGCCAGCGGACTGGGTCGCACCACAGCGCCAGTACGGGGCCCTCAACAGGGCGGACATCGTAGCCGGTCGCACGCACGCGGCAGGGATCCAGCCGCGTAACTACGAGCACGCAACCGCCGTGGCGCGGCAGCCACGACTCGACAACGCAGCAGCCAACTGGCAGGAGCGCGCGGGACGGGGCACACTCTCTCGCAAGCCTCGGCCCGCCGATCAGGTGGTGGACAAGAACCAAGCCGTGGACATCGGAGTGATCAACAACCAGCAGATGCAGTACGCGAACGGGAAAGTGCGGACGCTGAATGCAGACGGCAGCATCAAACACGAGCTCCCGCTTCAGCAGGCGATCACGATGTTCCCGGCGGTCGTCTCTGCGCTGAAGGGTGTCATGCCGCAGAGCACCGGCCAGAAGGTCTGGTCTGGCGTCAAGAACTGGGGCCTACCCGCAGCGATGTTTGGCCCCGAACTATACCGCACAGCGCGTGGCGCGTTGGGCGGTGGTGCACGCGCAGCACAGGGCGCAGCACAGGGCGCAGCACAGGGCGCAGCCAACTTCGCGCGCCAACCGTACAACCGCTGGCAGCAGAGCACGATGTGATGAATATTTACCGAACGTGGGTCTGGCGAGCTGCTTACAGCACGCACCGATACATCCGAGCCGCCTGGTCCAACCTCTACCGCCTGTTCGGCCCGTGGAGCGCGCATCTTCCACGTGAGCTGCCTCCGGCACGCGTGGTCACAGAGATGGACAAACTCACGTACAGGTCTGACGGCTGGCGCGAGTTGTGGGACGCCGTCGGCCACCCGTGCCGCACACAGTACGTGTTGGACCTCATCGCCGAAGGGAAACCGCAGCCACCGCGCATGGCAATGGACTGCGACGACTTCGCATCCTGGGCCGCCGCCGTACTGCCTTCGGATCGGCTTGCCCGTGTTGTGTCGCTGAACTACATCGGCGCTGACGGGAAGCTGCACGGACACGCCATATGTGTGTACTTGGGCGTCGAGACGATGTTCAGGGCCACGGGTAACTGGGGGGATCGCTACGGGGAGCACACGTTCACCGAACTACTCCAGCGTGTCCTGATGCTCAACAGCAGTGGCGGCGTGGTGACGAGCGCGCAGCTTGTTGCGTGGTGTGTCTCAAAAGAAGGCAGCTTGTATCCAGAAGAATGGGGCTACACTTACCCCGAAACCACGTTCATGCCCAAAGCCTGGAGTTGAGCAGTGCCACAAGTATTCGCTGAAGCGGTCTCAACCCCTGCCGATGTCCGCGCGGATGTGTTCGTCGCGATGTACGACGCCGGGCTTGCGCTCGTAGGCAGTGGGTACACCGACGTAGCGGGGCGCGTCTTCCTCGGAGACCAGCCCGCAGGAACATACTCCATGCGGGTACACGGGCCGCAACCGCTCACCGCACACGCCGGCAACACGTTCTCCGCCGTGGTGCCCGATCAAGCGGCCCCCGTGCTGTTTACAGTGTTGGTGGCGTCGCCCACCCTACCGCAGTCGGCCGACCCCGGACGGTGCCTATGCACTGGGTACTTCGAGGACCTGGACGGCTCGCCGTCTGGTGATCTCACCGCGCGAATCACCATCCACTGCGGGGACTCTGTTCGCGACGTATCCAGTGTCCTCCTCGGACTCAACCGAGCGCCGGTGGATGTCGTGGCAGACAAAGATGGGCGCATGTCCGTCTCGCTACTGCGTGGGCGCACGTACAGCGTAGCCTTGGGCACGCAGCTAGGCAGCTGGTACATACACGTACCAGACGCTCCGTCTGCCGACCTGATGTCCATCATCTTCCCGGTTGTTGCGGGGATTGTCTGGTTCGACGGCGCAGCGGAACTCTCACGAGCCGCACCCGCCCTTGCGCTGGCTGTAGCCGAGGTCAAGGAGCTCACCTACAAGATACTGCTCACCAGCGGTGTCTTGTTGACCGACTCGCGCGTGTACTTGAGCGAGGATGTGCCCGACGTGGCTGACCTGGCTCTTGAAGGCACGGCCGTAGAGTTCACGGGCCTCGCCGCTGGCGTGGTCACCTACACCCCTACGCTAATCCCCGTCGAGCTGCCCGAAGGGTTTGGGTTCGGTGGAGACCTGGTGAGCGCGCTCGTTGGCGCGATTGAGGTCACCGTCGCGTGAGCAGGAATAAGCACAATCCAAACTACGAGTGCACGCTCAAGCAGCTCGGCCTCTGCGACCCACAGACGTGTGAGTGCCTCAAACTGGATCGTGCGCATCAGGGTGCTGATTCCGGGGCGGCACAGCTCATGTTGGCTGTCCTACGTCGTGGCGTCTCTGACTATGTACTGTACCGGTCCAGCCCAGACGCGCAGAAGCGTGAGCTAGGCGCTGATGCTGCGTCGTGGATATTTGACCTGATCACGGACTTCAAGACAGCCACGTACATCTACTCGTTCGAGTCGGTATGCGGTGCATTCAACATTTCCCCGCACACGGTCCGTAAGCTGGCCCGTACTGCTGACGCACAAGGCATCCGCCGACTGCGCGGAACCAACCCCGAAAGCTGTGACTAATGCCTCGATATTCTGAGGCCTACATCGCGGGACTAGCTCAGGGGTTGTCCCCGAGCGTAGATCTCGGAACGATGCGAGGCAAGACAGCCGCGGAGATACTGGAGGTTGCACTAGACCTCTGCTCACGCACACTCCAGTACGACCAATGCGGGTACTACGCCATCTACGGCACATACCTTCGTACACTCGCCGCCAAGTCCAGTACAGCGCGGGAACACCTCCTTACGCTCATATCCACCCGCAGAGCGCCTACGCAGACCCTGACAACAGAGAGCGTGGACGCCGCGGACAACGCGCTGCTGCACCTTGACCAGGGCAGCAGCGGCGCAGTGCGCGCTCTCAACGAACTGTCCGCCTCGTCCACCGCCGCGTCCAGCGAGGTGGATTATCACATTGTGATAAATGCTGTGCGCTCGATCCAGCTTGCACTAGTAGAGTTCGAGACTGCACTGAACGCGCTTACACGCTCTCGTACAGCCTGGGAGGCGGCAGACGTCGCCTTTGCTACGCGCAGACGTGTTGTACAGAGCGTAGACGACGCTGTACGAGCTAACGTGCGCCCGGACGGCACCGCAACCAAGGATTTGTCCGCAATAGCCGCTGTGTCCGCCTCTGTTGTCGAAGAGAGCGCGGTCGACATAGACCTAGACGCCCCAAAGGGCACAGACCTGGTTGCGGTCGGCCCCTTCAAGATGGAAGGGAGCACGTTTCCGCTCCACAGCCTGAGTACCGACTCCGCAGAGTTGCAGTATTCGGGCGAGCCGGGAAATACGGTGACCATCTCCTCCCCCGCAGCCATCCGGGCGATGGCTACCACTACCTCTGTCTACGGTGCGGACCTGGCTGCCCCGTTTAGTGGGATCCACTCGATAAACGCACCTGGCGGGAAGGGTCCGTACGTTCGAACGCTGCGAGAACATGTCGTACCGGGCTCCCTGGTGCTGCACGTAGCCAACGACCACATAACGGACGACGGAACCGGCAACCTAGTCAGCGTAAGTGGTTGGCCGCTCGACATTTCTAGCGGCATCGACTACACGTCCGGCAAGGTCACTATTGCCTACGCTGACCTCACTGTGCCAGGCACCGATCAAGAACTGCCCGTCGGCACGCAGTTCCACTTCAGCTACCGCAAGTACCTCGTAACCGACGAGTCACCCTTCTACACAGTCACCGTCGCAGCAGGTAATTCGATTTATCACACTGTGATATTTGCCCCTCCGGTGAAGTACAACCTGTCCGAACTCGCAACCGAGATTTCGAACTTTACGGCTTCGGTAGACTGTGTGCACACCACCGGCGGCAATCTGCTGTTCACCTACGACACCGCAGGCTCTGCAGCTCGTATGGGTATCCCCATGGGCAGTACCACTCCCGTGCTCAGCACTGCAGTAGATGGCGTCACTTGGATCACCCCACCCACCACGCTCAATGACCTACTCACCACCGTGCCTGTAGAGGGCTACGGCGTTGACGTATGGTTCAACGACCTCACCATTACCAACCCGGCTGCGCTAGACATCGTCCCTACGCAGAACACGCAGTACCGTAGCCCGCCTGCCGCAGCCACCATCACCGCAGCCGGTGCGAGCCTCATTGACGTAGCCGACGGAACACAAGCTGCGTTCCTGCACGTCCTTACCCCATACGACGGGTACCACCAGGTCGTCTCCGCCAACCCCACCCAGGTCACGCTGCTCACCCCTATCGTCCTACCTCTGGACGTACTGGGCGTGGCCGGCAGCGTAGACATCACCTTCGCCCTGGAGACCACAGAGCTTGTCATCGACTCCAACCAACTCTTTGAGCTTGTTCCCGGGGGAGGACCTGGGCCTGAGTTCGGACTGCCCGACGAGGCGTTCGCCACCCAGCCCCGCTACTCATACACTGCGTCGGGTCCTCGCTACCGTATCCGCGCCGGCGACTACGCAGTCGGCCCCCTCGGCGGATGGGCGGAGGTTCGCTCGTCCATGGGCGGCGTGGTCACCCTGGCAGCCTACGCAGAAGCAGGCGCGGCAATCTATGGTGCTGGCCCCACGACCACACCGGTAACCGCCAGCTACCTACGCGGCACACTGCGTACCGTTCGCAAGCTACTAGCAGACCAACGCTACGCCCCTGGTCTGCAGCATCCACTCAACGGCGTGTCTCCGGATGCCTGGGCGTATGTACGCAGCACGCTCATGCTCATCTTCGACGGCATAGCCAGCGCGTCGTCCAGCTACAGTGCCGCCGCACCCCAGGAGCTCGCTGACCTGTCCAACGCACTCCACCAAGCCAACCTGAGCTGGGTACACACCAAACTCATGGCGCTCGAGTGGTCCGTGTTCGGGTTGACGGAGCCCACGTCGCTCACAGACACTGACTCCGTAGAGGCACTGCTCGCTGCAGCAATGCGTACATACGGCAGCGAGCCTGCGGCGAGTTCTTCGCTCGGCACGTCCCTCATGTCTGACTACATCGCGGAGATCGACGATGCCTGATGAACGATTTGTCTTCGGCGTAGACAACCTGCTGAGCCCAGCGAACATACCGCTGCCCTACCAGGTGCCTGCTGCAGCCAAGACCACGCAGCTGCAGCAAGAGAAGATCCACGAAGTATTACAAGAGGCGCTGCAGTTCATCGAGAGCAGTACTCGAGCCGACTCCTTCTACACGGGGCTCAGTCTTCTGGAGTCGGTGGACCGACGCATCGCCAAGATTGGTCCGCCATTGCCTGAGCCGGTTGACTCGGCAGATGTGGAGCTGCCCTTCAATACCGCCGACGCCATGTACGCAGGCGGCCGCACCGAGATGGCCAAGATCTCACTGCTCAAGTACAAGGTGCTCGCCACGATCAAGCAGCTACGCGAAGCCACCGCACCCGCACCCGCCCCGGCCAAGCCATAGGTAAGAAAAGAGGGCTCGCGCCCTCTTCGCCCGGCGAGCCTAGCGACGCGCCTCAAGAAGCGCGGCCAGCCTAGAAGATGCCCTTGAGTTCATGAACCCAAGCCGCGACCACGTCGCCAGCTTCTTCATGCGTGTCCATGCACGTAGGAGGACCTCGTCCGAAATGTCGTCGCGCTGCGCCACGCGCCACAACACGTCGGGGTCCATATCCTCCGCGAGGATGCCCAGCATCTCTGCGGTTGCGCGGTCATCGCCTGCCATCAGTTTTCGCACTCGAACCGCGGGGTCGGTACACGACGCGTACAGGTACTCGCTCGAGGCATGCGGGCTGAGCATGGCCGACACACGCATGTACGGATCTGCGCTTCGGTAACCATACTCGCGGTGCGCTTCGGACGCGTTCGCGTGGCGCACAATCCCCGCGCGCAGGACATCGTCCCCCTCGTCCCATAGCCTACAGAGAAGACTTTCGGGCACGTTCGGGTTCATGATCGCCGTATTCAAGACATTCCGCCACTCACCCGAGGGCGCCAAACCCAACCCGCCTCGCCAGCCCTCCGTATTCCCGCCTCGCGTGGCTATCTGCACCACCTCCTCAAGCGTATCCTCGCGTGTCGACAGGTTGTGCGCTACGTGCACTATGCACCTGGGGTACATGCGCAGCTCGTGCAACGTATCTGGGCTGCACCCCGGATTGCGCGCCACAGCCTCGGACAGCCCGTTGGGCCCCCCCGGTCCGATCACTACCCCGCTGTACGCCTCTGGGGACGGACACCGGAGCAGGAACCAGTACACGTCACCTTCTCGAGTGTTGCTGCCGCACCGCACATCCTCCAGTTCGATTTGGGTGTCGATGTAGCTGCGCAGCAACTCAGCGCTGATTTCGACAGGTCTGTACGCGTGTACGACCTCCAAAAAGGCTGTCACACGGGATACAGCCTCCCAACACGGCTCCTCGGAGCAGTACATCTCCAACACCTCCTCAACAGAGAGGCTAGACGCGAGCGGAGGTAGCGGAACGTCGTATGTGGGCTTCGTCATTTTGTGACCACTTTATGCGCCTGGAGCACGCTGAGGTTTGCAAGTCGTGAGGTTGCCGCAGAACTGACCTCGAGGGTGACGTCAGGGCGGTCGGCGATGTAACGCAGGGTGTCGGAGCGCACATGCGCCGACCCAACAATTCCCAGCAGAACCATCGTGGAACAGTCGTCCGCCATGGTTGCGAGTAGTTCACCGGTCATGCGCGTGTTGTATACCGCGGCGCACCTAATGCACGGGTTCTCGTCTGCGCACGCGGCCACCAAGTCCTCCTTGGTGAACAAGGGGTTGCGCATGTAGGCGCGCCGTACGTGTGCGTTGGCGTGCGTCCTGGCCTGCTCTCGGATGTCCGCGGGTAGTCTCGCGTTGCCGGCCAGGATCTCCAAGACCGTCACATGCATAGTCTCGGCGTTCCACAGCTGCTCGATCTGCTCCGGCGTGATGTTCGGGGCCCTCGCGACGAACCGCCATAGGCTCTGGCACTCAGGTGCGTCCAGCACGCGCTGTATCGTAGTGGCCGACGTACACACATTGCCGACAACACCGAGGATGACATCGTGCTGGTACTCATACTCCGGCTCGCCGCTTATCGCCACGAGCGCGTCCAACTCTTCTGCACTGCACCGCGAGTTCCGTGCCAGCGCCGCCATCCACACCAGGTTTCCTTTGCATTCGTCCGCCTCGAGGTAATGCGTCGGGTTCAGGCAGCGCTACAGGAACCAATCGACGTCTGTTTCGGGGCCGTCATCGTCTGGGTCGTAGTAGCCTTTCTCGTCAGCGAACATATCGCCAGCGCCCATGTAACCGGCGACGAACTCTGCGTTGAGTTCAACGGCGCGGTTGCCATACCCATTGCTGGACGCGAGGTAGGTGTCGAGCCGTTCGACTGCCTCGTCGCACGGCTTACGCCCACAATGCGCGCTAATCACGGTACGGACGGACAGACCGTCGTGGAACTTTGGTAGATCAATCTGTGTGGTCATGTGTACTCCCTGAATGTGTTATGTGTGGCGCGTGCCTACCTAGAAGCTATTTGGCGTCAGCCACACGGGGTAAGCTGCTGTGCTGTGGTGCACCAGGTCGCCTGTCGCTAACTTAACGAGGTACATGTCATCTGACCGCGCACACTTGGCAACTAGGAACCCATCCCCGTTGTGGTCAACCACCGATGCGCCCTTGTACCTGGCGAGGTGCTGGTCATCGCCGGGGTAAGGGTCTCCGAGAGGGCCCCAGCTATCTGCGTCCTTGATTTCCACTAAACCTGCTCCGCATCGTCCACGTACATTTGAGAAGCGGGTACCGGGCGCGCCCGGTACTCTTGAAGCTCTGGCGTTAGGTCCCACGCAACGCTGCGGATCTCACTGGACGCTTCTGGGTTGTAGAAGACTGCGCGCCGGACGCGACCACTTCGATCTTTCGCGAGCCGCATCAGCGACTCCGCGGACCTGCCCGAGGTACTCGCCACCAAGACACGTACGTGGGCGCTTGTGTGCCCCTCCCAGCGCGCCAGCGCGTCTTCGCGGCAGTCTGCACGGCAGAGGTATGCACGCACAACCACCCCTTCCGGGTAACCCTGCGTGAGCCGTGCGACCACGTCAGGAGGCGTGTTGCGGTTTCGTAGCACTGACGCAGCCGCGAAGTTGCTTGTGCTCTCACTAACAATACGGAGAACCTCCTCGTGCGTACCATCGAAGACCCCCAGCGCTGCCTGCACATGCTCGTCGCCGTCAGTAGCTAGGATCTTTGCCGTGTGCAGGTGCAGTGGGCGTGTTGCTAGTGCCCGGCGCACGTCGAACGCGTATTGAAGCAAGTCCCTACGCTGCAGGAGTGCGTGTGCCTCGTCAAGCGGCAACGCCTCGTTAGCGGCCAGCCCAGGAAGCCAGGAGAGTACCTTGTGCACCTTGGCGTACTCAAGGTACTCGCATGGCGCGCGGCATGAGGCCAGGAACCAGTCGACCACCTGAAGGTCCTCTTCTGGCTCCTCCCCACCACTATCGACGTACTCATCCCTGCAGTACGCCTCCAGGTCGAAGATTGCTTGCGGGTCCATACGTCGGGACCCGTACTCCCCCAGCCACACTCGCGCGGCGTCCACCCCATCAGCGCACGGGGTACCCAGGCATGCCTGCTCGAGTGCTGAGTCAAGATTGAACTGCGTGACCAAGTCGTGGTCTCCGCCACCCCAAACACCGATGTTGTTTGCGTCATCCATGGTCTTCAACCCCTCCGTGTGCACGCTCGTACGCACGTTTGGAAGCTGCGGCGCGCTCCACCAGGCGTAGGGCCTCCAGAAACAGTCCTGCGCGCTCCTCAGCGTTCCGGATGTCGGGCTCCCCAGGGAGCATGTAAAAGTCCGCGATCACCGCCTCCGGCGATCCGTCGGGGTTTGCGCGGTACACAACAACGTGCGCAACCGCTGCGTTTTCCGCTGTGTGGAAATCGTACGTAGCCATTGTCAAATCCTCCATGCACCAAGAAGCCTGGCGCTAAGTATCTTATGCCCGCCACCAACCCACTTTTGCGCTCTACTCAACTAGGTACGGCCAATTATCACACTGTGATAATTGCGTGGTACGCTTCGCCATACAATGGATGGGGGGACACGCACATGAGCTACAGCACGGTGCGCACCAACGACGAATTCGTCGACGCACAGTTCAGTACCGGGAATGACTTTCACGATGATCACCAAGTGGGCGACACCATGGACAACGCGCCAAGCGACGGGTGGTACATGGGCTGCAGCGGTACCGAGCCTGACGCATTGGGCGCCGACCCGGATAAGGTCATCCGCGAGCGCCACTGCGTGATCATTAAGGACTGTGTGATCGTTGCCTGCGAACGCGTGCCCACACGGTTCATGGTGGCTGACCCACGTGCGCTCTACGAGGAGGTCGGGTTCATGTTCGAATGGCGCGAGTCCATCCTGGACACCTGGCTTCCTGAGCTATGCGCCAAGTTCGGGGTCTCTGAGGGCGACTCACCTGACGGCTACCGTATCGAGCAGTCAGACTTCTAACGCCAGCACAACTACACACTGGAGAAGCACAATGATCCCGGAAGAAGCTAAGCTGCTCAAGGTCATGACCATCGACAAGGATGGGTGGGCCACTAGTGCAGCGCACGCAGCGTTCACTGCTCCGCTCGACCGCTCCCCTGACGCGCTGCGTGAGTACGTCAATGTTGCGAACGCCCCGGGCTCAAGCGTCCAGCACAGGGTCGGCTCCGACATTGTGTTCGCAACTGCGATCATCGACGGAGCGCGGTGCTGGGTGGCCGGCGAGTGGCGCCCGGATCCGGACAACCGGCCGATCGGACACGCCCTAGTCGAGTCATGGAAGGGTGAGGGCGTTATCGGCGCCACGGACGCAACGGAGTTTATGGAGTCTGGGCGTTGGGCCGAGGGCGACCCATTCCACGAGTTCAAGAAGCTGCCCAACAATGGGTGGGTGGCAATGTCGACCGCTGACGCGGATCGCCACGCCATGGAGGCCGCAGATCTCACAGACGACCAGGAGCGTCCTACGTGCTCTGAGTTGGAGCAACTGCTTGACAGCAAGGATGGCGAGCTCGTCGACATCCATCCTGACGGCACCGTGGGCACGAAGGATGCGCTGAGTGATGCAGGCTTCGTCGCTGCAACCGCTGCGCACGACACCCCAGACCTGAAAATGTTCACGTGCCAGCTGCAAATGAGGGTGGCTGGCGAAACGCGCGAGGACGCGTTTGATCTACTCCTCAGGCTTGGAAACGCTAACGGCGCAGTCTGGCGCGTCATAGACGGCAACGACACCATGAAGCAGGGCTACACCCAGGAGGTGGCTGTTCAGATGTCGAAGGTTGGTCCGATGGAGAAGGAGTTAACCCCTTAGCCCCGCCGCTAGCTAAGAATAGGAGGCGCCTCGGCGCCTCCCTCCACGGCTACTCGTCCGAGTAGCTCATCAACCACGCCATGTCATCGTCCACGGCCGTACGGCTGAGCGCCGCACGCATCGGCGGGGACATCGCCCACGTACGGCACCGCCCACTTCGGCGGGTCACCTACATCGGTGGTGACGCGGTACCTTTCTCGACGCAGAGTCATCTCAAATGGTGCCCCTGCACAAAGTCGCGCGATGATCTTCCACTTAGGGCCGAGCCCAGAGACGCCGCGTTCACGCGCGAGCACCTGCACACTGTTCCCTTTCGTTGCCCATAGTGTGCGGCGTAGTTGCGCGATGTACTCGGCGTGCGACTGTGCGGCATTTGCGATTTCACGGTGCGCTTCGTCGTGCAGCGCGTTCAGGCGTCGTGTTTCGCCGGCGATGCGGCCTCGTGAAGGCACTGCGCCAACCCCACAGTAGGCATTCAGTTCGGGCTCCGACCACGGCTCCGCTACGATGCACGTGTTTGCCATATTAATGGCCCCCCGCTCCAAATATTCAAGGCTGATGCCACGCTGCAACCCAAGGTCCATCGCAAGAACGAGGACGTTGCGTGCGTCCGCATGGATCTTCGAGAGTGCTTCCTGCACTTCCTCGCTGTAGTCTTCGATTGGCACCCGGCTACCCCGGGTAGCCGGCGAGGCGCAGGGCTGCGTACCCAGCCTTCTCGCAGTCGCACCGCCGGCCGTAATGGCTCTGAAACGCCTGGCAGTCAGATGTGTGCGCGCCGTACGCGTGGTAGGCAGTGGACGCGTCGTCTACGAAATTCTCCTGCTCCTCGACAGTCATCGGGTTTTTGCCTTCCGCGTGCCGGCTTGGGTCAATCACTGGCTTCTCGAACATGTTGCCTCCTTGTCGTTGAGATACTTGTTAAAGATGTGTGCCTGGGTACCCGCGTCAATTGCGGCCTGAAACGCTCCCAGGGTCAGTACGACCTCAGCAACGCCGTTCAGGAACCCGGGGCCGGTCATGGCGTGCATAGCGCCGCCAACGAGCGCAATGATGATGAGCATGCGTCCTCCACGTGGGTTACGCCGCGTTCCAATCCTCGGCGCTGAAGACATCAACGTTGACGTAGAACGGCAACGCCTCCAACTGGGCATGCAGCGCGTCTACGGCACACCGGCTTCCGAAGGTGCTTATGAATCCGACGCGCCACCGCGTCGCGTGCACGATCAGTACGAACATCCCTGGTCCGACCAATGGAGCGCCGGTCTTAACTGAGTCGCCAAGGCAGTGCTTGATCTCTGCGATCTCAATGCCGCCATTCCACACCTCTGCGCGGGATAGTACGACTTCTGCGTCTGGGTACGCCTCGGCCCACAGAGCTTGGATTTCAACACCGCGCTCGCGCTTTGCGCACCCACACGCCACGATTGTCCCGTCCTCGTACAGGGCCGCGACCACAACTTCCGATGCGTCGGGGGCGAACAAGCAGGCGCCGGCTTTTACAAGGTTCAGCGTGTCCCCGTGGAGAACTTCTCTTCGGGTGCTCATAGACTCCTTACGTCTTTGTGGGTGCGAAGTGCCTCCGCTACATAGTTCTTATGCCAATAGGTGGGGCCCGTTTTGCGCTATTTGGGGTCGGTTGTGGCTAAGAAAAGGGCAGCCGCAGCTAAGAACAGAAGAGGCGAATCCCCCTCCTGTACCCGCGGCTGCATCGACCCGAAGGCCTCTCGAGTGCAACCGCTATCCGTGTGGCCAGCTAGTCTGGTTTCAGCACCCCAATGCCATGTGAGCCGTTGACGAGCTCCACCGTCAGGAGGCGTGCCGCGGCCTGCACGTCCTCTAGCGAGACCGCGTTGTCGAGCAGCTCCTTGGCGAGCTTCCGCCACAACGCCGCGCGAATCATCAGCTCCACGATGCCAAGTGCAAACCCAACGATGAGGATGTCGCGCCAGCCACTATCAGCTGCGTACATCCCGCCGAGCACGCAGAGCGCCGCAATGGTCGACCCCCAGCGCACCGCATCGATCAACCGCTTGCACTTTTCGTACCGCCGACGCAGCGTCGGCTCCTTAACTTCGGTCATCTTGGCCTCCTTTTTTTGTAAGGAATTGCTTCTCGGTCTCGGCCCATTCGTGCACACTCCGATCAGGCTTCTCCATCCAGTCGATGAACGCCTTGCAGTGCGCCACGTTGGCGAACGAGCCGTATGAGTGCCCCTTGTCGGCGATGTAGATACTGCCGGAGTATGGGTCCTTCACGATGTCGCGCTCAAGGTACGTCTCAAGCTCCTCAGGCTTCGCCACGCAGCCCCACCCGCTACGCATTGACGTTTGTGCGCGGGTATGCCTTCTTTGCGAGAGCGAAGTCGGCCTTGGTCGCTTCTGCGGCGTACTCCGCCGCACCGACACTCATGGACCCAGGAATCACTCGAATGGCGCGTATGGCTTCCGCCTGGCGTTGTACGTGGTACCGCTCACGAATGTAGACGCCATACGCGAAACGGGCCTCAGCGCTGAGCTCCTGCGCCTTCGCAAAATCATAGTCAATGCTGGACGGCGAGCCCGGCGTTGAATCCGTGAACTTCACGAGGTCAGCCAGCGCGTCCTTCCAGGCCGCGTGCCGCGCACGGAGTACGGACGTGTCGATGGCGCGGACAGACTCATCGATCAAGCGCTCTACGAGCGCATCTGCGTCGTTCACGAGGTTCTCGACGGATCGCGCAATGCGCACATCCTGTACGGCGACGATGTGTGCCCGGCTTGCAGTACGCGCTTCGGGGCTGAGCCCGCACTTCGGGTCTTTCGTAGTCATCTCTTCTCCTGTATTTGGTCAAGTGGGCCGAAGAACGTACGCCACCACACCGGCGACGGAGACCCTTCGTGAAACGCCAGGTACTCGCACGACTTGCGGTACAGCCCCCGTCCTACGGCGCTATCCTCCAGGAGCGTCTCCTCGAGTAGCACGTTGGTCACGCCCACCAACGAGTCGTGCCATGCCTCAGCGAACTGACGGATGGTAACGATCTCGCCGTTGAGGCTCGCAGGCTGTCTACGCGCCGTCCGGTATTCCAACGCGAGGGCCTTGTGCTTCTTACGCATATCGCACCTGCGGGACACGAGCGACGACGAACCGTGATCGGCCGCGCGCGCTATCCTGTTGGCCGGGTGTGCGTGGCTGTACTCGGGCTCGTACGGTCCGAGCATGTGCAGGTAAGCACTCATCTCGGACTTCGTGTACGCAGGCGTCACCGGACGGTCCGAAGACGTGTCCCAGATTGCGAACCACTTGGCCCCACCCGACACCCAGCTGTTTATGACGCGACTCACTTTTCCACCACGTGCGTCTGGTAGATGACGGTGGTGGCGCCTGCAGCACGTAGAAGTCCTGCGGCGTGCGCACACTCAATGAGTTCACCCTCGAACACGTCAGGGAAATCGAACAGTCGCGCACGCCTGCACAGTGCCGTAGCCTGGCCGTATCCCCCGTCCGGGTTGATAGCGACGAGCGCGCCGATCACAAACTCCCGGTGTGCACCCGGGTACGTGATTGCGACGCGACCGTAGGCGCGCCCCGTCTCCCGCGACTGGAACACGCCCAGTTCAGTCGCAAACATCTCCGCGCGACTCACTTGATCGCGAAGCGGCGCGCCAACCTCTTCAAGGATGGCCACCGTACCCGCTCCGTGGATGGCGCACGGCGCGTCGGCGAACGCCGCCTTAGTGACCTCGATATCCTGCACGGACAACACGACCACCACGTCGGTGGTCGGACCTTCGCAGTCGCACTCGTCGCGCACATGGCAGACATGCTTAACGATGATATTCATTGCATCCTCCTAGATGCGGGTGTACGGAATGCACACCTACATAGGTCTTATGCCATGTGTCGGTAGGTGTTTGCGGTAACGGCTAAAAATGTGGCGTCCCGGCAACGCTACGAATCCGGGACGCCACCGACTACCTGCGTATTGACCCGCAGGCAATCGTACGACCTTCAGGGCACGGGCGCGATGAGGGCACGGTGGTCCTCGTCGATGGTGGCGACCACAAGGCGGAGGAGCTCTGCGCACAAACGCGGATTCCCAATCAAGTCACAGAACTCAGTCTGCCGCTCGGAGCTCAGCATGCGGAACAGACGCGCTGCGGACATCTTCGGCCCATCCAGCCAACGGGTGTGCACGTAGTCGACGCGGGCACACGGCTCCACGTGTTTGAGGTCGTCTTTTGCGCGGAGCTGCTCGAGGGAACTCCGACGCGCCTCCTCGTCGCTCGCTAGCTCCCGCCCGCGGCGTGCGGCCCCCCACGCCGCAGCATTGTGGATGAGGTCCACAACGGTGTCGATATTCCGATGGTCGCCTGGGACGAGCGCAGGAACCGCCGTAAACCCCGTTCGCGTGAACCCAAGCGTGCCAAGCACGCGCCGCTTCCCAGCTAAGTCGAGCTTTTCGTACTCACCGATGGCAACGATACCGTCCCCGGTAAACCACTCAACGACAACCTTGCAGCGCTGCAAGGTTTCCGCGTCCGCCTGTGTGAGTTCCATTTCGTGTGACATCTCAGCTCTCCGTATCCTCGTAAGGTGTGTCCAGGCCAAGCCGCCGCATTCCGCGTACCACCTCGGCATTCGCGTCATCTTCTCGGCAGCTATAACTCTTATGCCCGCGTAGTGCCCGATGTTGCGGATTATCACAGTGTGATAATTTGGCGGCTCACCGCCTACGGATACTCAAGGCGCGTCATCTGGCATCTCCTGGAGCGCCAGCACAGGCCAGCCACTCCACGTAAACGCCACCGCAGACTGCGTGAACCACGTATCTGCCCGGCCGCGCCGGAGTACGTCCAGTCGGTCCGTCGCGTCGTCTACACTGCTGAACGCGTCCCGCAGCTTGTCTGCACCCCACACCATTCGTAGGCCCGCCTGCCTACGCACAGCGTAGATGGGCATGATCGCCCGCGAGTATACGGGGGCGCACGGGAACACGACCGCCAACGCAGCGCGCAGGCGCTCCTGTGCGACCAGCAAGTCGTGGTGCGCGCGGTCCAGGTCGTTGAAGCACAGAAGCCAAGCAGCCGCAGACGTACGGTGACGGAGTGCTTGGAAGATCTCCTTTTGCCACGGCCAGCGCTGGCACGCGATTTCGATTGCCTCGTCCACGTACGTCATATGGCAGCCTCCAAGGCCTCGGCGTAAGACTCCTGTGCGTGGTGAAGCGCGTCACGCGCGGCCAACGTCCCAGACGTGTGCTGCACGCGCATAGCGCGTGCCCGGTGCCCAAGTTCGTCAATACGCATCTGCTCACGACGGTAAACGTATTCCGCGCGGTCGGTACGATCCTTGCGGCGCATGTACTCGTCCGACGACGTGCTCGTTGCCGCGTAGACCGAGTACAACCCGTCGTACTTCAGCCGCAGCCACGCCAGCTTCGTGCGGTCGATCTTTGAGATGAAGTCAGCCACTGACCGGTCCAGGGCGTCCTGCAGTTGCACGTGTAGTTCATCTGCAGCCTCCGCTACCGAGAGGACGTTCTTAGCCCGCTCCAGCATGTTGTGCGCCGCACGCACACGCGGACTACTGTGTGGCTCGGGCTCGGGCATCTTGGGGTAACTCACCTGCGCAATCCTTCCTTGCTGTTCCACCCCTCGGCGGTCAGCACATTCGCTTTGTTGAAATTGCCATGCTTCTCGGCCTGTCGGACCACGAACGCCGCAGCTACCGAGCGCAGCGGGAATGAGTACGCGCGTCGACCGTCATCCTGATCGAACACCGCAACGTAGCGACCCTCCGACACGGGCAGTGGGCGGCCAGCGGACGTGATCGCACGCAGTGGTTTCACGTTTGCAACCACACGATCCGGCCACCCGTTCCACACAACGAGCACCACGTCACGCTTCCAGAACTCCCACCAGCGTCGTCCCGTCCTGGGTGTCGACCCTGTGTGCACGATAGCGTCTTCTACGGGGAAATCCGTGATGGAGCCATCCATAGCCACTGCGTACATGCCGTGCTCACCGAGTTCGCGCACTGTGATGAGCGTGTACGGCGTGACAGGTAGCTCGGCGTCCGTGAGCTCGGCACGACGCCTGTACAGCTCTTTCATGATTGCGCACCGCGCGTCGCCCATGCTCAGTATTGCGCGGCCCAGGCTCACGTGTCCGCGCAGGTAACGGATAAAGTTTTCCTTCTCCACCAGCGCAAGTATCGCGCTTCTGCGTGACGGGTCCTCTTCGAAGGCCGCGTCTGCGGCGAGTGCGAGGACGGTACTACGTATCTGCCCCACCATGTCCCCCCATCAGCGGCTGGATCGGCGTCAGCCACCCAGCACGCAACTTCAAACTCGCCGTGACTGCACGTGATGCGCACGGAGGTGTTCCCCGCACGGCCGACGAGCGTCGCAAGGCATTGCGCGTCCACAGCTTGGTCGTCGATGTAGACGCACTGCATAGATTTGACCACGGTGTCATCTGTGGTGACCATCGTCGTAGCGCGCTTCACGACGTGCCGGAGGCGGTACGTGTCGCCCGCGACACCAGTAGTACCATCCCAGTAGACGATCGTTGCGGTGAGCATCAGCCCTACCGCCACAGCGACGGCACGGTGTGTGTTACTCATCTTCATGTCCCTAATCATCCGTGTTCACCCGTCCCAAGCTCGGAATCCCACTCTTCGCTGGTCAGCCTTCGGTGGTCCACCATCTGCGCATTCCACTCTTTGGCTGTCAGTGTGATCGCCTCGAGGTCACCACTTGCCACGAGGGCTTTCTGGTGGGTGGTCGCGTCCTCGGCGCTCGCGAAGCTGCGCGCGCGTACAGAGACGCCGTCCCCTATGTCCGTGTCAACCGACTGCACGACCACGTACTCCCCGGCCTCCGCTGGGATACTCATAACGCGGCGAGCAGTTACGTTCTGCACCACCGTGGTCGTTTCTGTGACATGTCACCCACCCATCTCCGACTGGGGCGTGTCGACGAAGGCGGCGTTCCACTTCTCTGGGGTGATGATGCCAATGTCGGCGTCAGGCCAGCCAACGCGCAGCGCCTTTACGCAGTCAGCAGCTTCGGCTTCGGTTGCGAAGCTGCGACCCATGAGGAGGTCTTCCGCCTCGACTGCCAGGGCGACAACGAATGTGCCGGGCTCGGCGAGGATAGGTTTACCATTCGGGTGCTGTGAATTGCACAGCACGCTTCTGTCACGAACCACCTTCACGTTTGTTGCGCTTTCGCCGATCCCACCACTGCACCAAATGCCGTGACATCGCCGTCAGGCCAAAGATCGACATAACCGAGGGACGTCATGACCCCTTCACCCTCATATTCCCGACCATCCTTTGCACACTCGAAGATTGCCTCGCTGTAACACTCTTTCAAACGCTTCCAGTCCAGATCAGTCAGTTGCTTAGGCTCACACACGATAGCGACCTTTCGCGCTGCATTGCGCTGCTTGATTTCGGCGGGAGAACCTTCAGAACGAACATGTTCACCCTTCCCAATTATTACTGCGAGGCACCATGTGTGGCTCGTGCTGGGCCAACTCTCCGATGCGTCGTATCTCTTACATGGGCCGCGTCATACGCTTGGCGACGATGCGCGGGGCGTAGTCGATGTGCACCGCCACCGGGACCCAGCGCTTGTCGTCTGGTGCGCGAACGGCGAACGACTCGCACATGCCGATGATACGCCCAGAACGCGTAGCAGTCGCGTGGTTGTGCTTGACGTACTGCGCCGCCGCGCCTGCATGATTCCACGCAGCATGTAGCTCGACACGGTCAGCGATTTTCTCCGTGCCCAGCACCCAGATACCATTTTGGGCGAGCAGCCGAAGAACTTCGTATTTTCGCACACCTGGCATGTAGCCCCCTAAACGTTGTGTGTAGCCTCTAAAATACTTATGCCAGATAGTGCGAGGAGTTAGCGCTTATCACAGTGTGATAATCGAGTGACGGGTAAGAACAAGGGCGCGAGCCCTTGGACCGTAGGCGCGCCAGCGCCTAATCTACGATGGTGAGTTTAGGCGGCGGCAAGGTCTTGCGCACCACCTCGATCTCCTCGAGTTCGTAGGCGGTTGCCTTGCGTATACGCCCGGGGGTGTCACCGGGTACGTACCCCATGGCGTAGCACCCTGGGTACCCTGCGTCGCTGAACCGCGTCGCCTCCGCCTCATTGTCTGTGTACAGCTTCATCAACTCTTCTCGCGATGCCATAGGTCAACGCTCCCCGAGGAAATTAGTGGCACCGAAGCGCGTCGTGTGCGGGACTGTTCCGTAGCCCCAGTCATCCGGCGGCACCTCTGCCGTGCCTGGCTCAGGCCATAGCCAGATGTATTCGATCCCGGACCACTGCAGGTACACGCACGGCGCTCCCCCGTATGTGGACTTGTGGTACGAGACATGCTCGTCGGCCGTGATCGGGAAGTCCGTGTCGTACCCGTGCGCCGCCGCCCACTCGTCAACGCCGTCCGCAAGGGCGCAGAACTCGGCGTAGGTCAGCTCCGTCTCCGAGGCGGTCATGTCGCTGATCAACTCATCGGTGGACTCCACGCAGCAGGTGACATACCGCATCAGTGAGTCACCAGACACTGCGGTGCGCGCTCTGCCTGCGGGCAGCCTGCGCACGCAGGTGCTTCTCCACCAGCAGGGGGCTGTACACCACGTCAAGCAGGATCAGCCGTCCAAGGTGATCCGTCGCACACGTCGACGGCATGAACTGGAACGAGTAGTCCTCACCGAACGCATCGCACGCCTCGGATAGCTCTGTGAGCGCCGTGTACAGCCCCTTAGGGAGCTTGTTGCGCTCCCTCAGTCGGTCAAGTAGCCGCTCCCGCAGCTGGTACCCCCACTCACCTCGGCCGCGGTCTCGGTCCATCAGTTTGACCTGGTCCCACGTGTCCCGGATTTCCACGTAATCGCACCACGCGCTGTAGCTGTTGGACTTCTTCAGGGAGCACGCATACTCAGGAAGCGCATAGACGGGGTTACCGTCTTTATGGCCAATCTTCGTCACCTTGGGCAAGTTGAAGCGACGCGTGCTGCTCTGCGCGTACTCGATGACCGCAGGGTTGTTCCCGGGGATCTTCGCGGTGCCGCCGCCGTCTACCCAGAACACGCGCTTATCTTTGTAATCTGTGGCGACGTACGCCTGTAAGAAAAGGCGAGGGCTGAACGCCCGCACCGCAACAACGTTTCCGTTGGGCAGCACGAGCGTGTTCCTGGTTATCTTTACTTCGGGACTACTCACTGTCCGTACTCTCCTCGTGTGGTCGGGTCACCATGAACACGCGCTTGTTCTTCAGCGCCGTGAAAAGGTTGAATGGGTCTTGTCCCGTGTACTCTTCGTGATGGCACGTAGGGCACGTGGTGTGCGCCTGTTCTCCGGAAAAGTTGTTGTACCCGAGCGAGGTACCTTGGAACCCAACATACTGCACGGCCTCGTTTGCCCATGCTGCGCGCAGGTGGGCTGCCTGCTTGTCCATGTGCCACGCAACGTCGGTGGAGTGGTAGTCGACCGTGCAGCTGTCCATGGCGTCCGCCAGGTCCAGTAGGTCAGCGCGTCGGTAGACGCCCCCGCAGTAGGTCGTGGGCATCGCAGTCTTTACGAACTCCGGGACATCCGGGCTTTGTCCGATGCACTGCGTGGCGCTCTTGTGCCACGCTGCGTCAACCGCGATGCCCGCCTTGGCACCGACAGCAGACAGGAAGAATAGGAACACCGTGCCGGGGGTGTACACGTGGGACTCGAGAATCTCCCCGCCGGCCCCGATCAGGTGCATGACTGCTTCACTCATCGCCGTCCTCCTCAATGATGTCGAATGAAAAACGTACCTTGCGCCGAACGAGTGCGGTGCCTGGGTACCTAGTTTCCTTATGCCAGAAATGCTGCCCAATACGACGGTCGCTGTCACGCGCTCGGGGCCCCCCCTACAGGAACAGGAGCATGTGCTCGAGCCAGTTACGGTCGGGCGTGACGTAAAGCTTCGACTTCTTGTTGTGGCACCTAGAATCCGCCGTGCAGCTCCACCAGAGGGTGTCGTTCTCGTCTTTCCAGAGAACCAGCTTCACTGCACCCTTCGTCCACGTAACGCGTACGTACGGGTTCTCGCTCCCCTCTACGTTCCCCTCGACGTTCAGCGTCGGCACAACGGGTGACCGCGTGAGCATGTCTACGACGTGGTCGCTCAGCTCTTGGATGTTCTCGTACAGGTGCCCGTCGACCAGGTACTTGTGCAATGCGGGCTTCCACACGTTTGCCAACCACGCCTCAACCGGGGAGATGGTGTCGGACACCCGGTTCTCCTTGGTCGCCGAGTAGCGGCCCGTGATCGCACCGCGCTGCAGGTTCTGTAGGAACTCAGGCTCGCTTGGGCGCGGCAGGTTCGCGGCCCGTAGGCCAAGTGCCGAGACGACCCTCGAACGCCCAACCCACGCGTTTTCGCAGTACTCTGGGACGGAGACGTCCATATCCCAGGCGACAAGGTGGGCGTGCTCCAGCCAGTCAACCCCCTTAGCGACAGACATGTTCGCCTCCCGCACAGATCCCTCCCCAGCACCCCAGTGGAGGACGCCGTCTTTCGACACTTCGAGCATCAGCCAGTTACGGCCGCGCGACCAAATGACCGCGGCAGGCTGGTGACCGCCCGTCTTCTTAGCAGTACGCTCGACGTCCAAGAGCGGCCGTGGGTTCCGCTTAACTGCTTGCATCGTGACGTAGACCGCGCGGCTGAGTGTGTTGACATGCTCCTGGTCCGCGCCCAGCTCTACGGACGCGCACGCAAGGTTGCTCCACCCGCGCAACCACCACTCCTCCCAGGGAGCCACCTCACGACTCCGGCACTCACCGCTCAGCGGGATACCGAGTGCGAAGCGTAGATCCCGTTCACGGATCTCCTCGTTGGCCTCGAACGAACTGATGAGCTCGAGTCGCGCATCACGCCTAGAGATCTCCACCGCCACCGCCACCGGATCTAACTTCGGCAGGATGAGGCGCACCTCGGAGATGGTGAGGTGGCCAAGGTAGCGCTTGTGCTCAGCGCGCAGTCCGCCTGCGGCGTACGCCTCTGGCACAGGCATCGGCGCGGCGCCATCTGCGAACACTGCAATCTCCGGGCACGTGTACTGTGGGACTGTTTCGCTCGGGCGGGTCACGTACTTGAGGTACACGGCCCAAACGGCGCTCTCGAAATCGTTCACGTTGTCAGTCATTGGCGAGTGCATCCTTTTCTGCCTGTGCGGCTATTACTTCGTCGCGCCATGCCTTGCACGCGCGATTTGAGGTGTAGTAGTACGCAGCGGGGTTGCTGCGCTGGTGGGCGTCGCGTAGACGGCGAGCCTCTCGAACATCGTCGGCCTCTTCGACGGTCTCGCGCTTACCTTCGTAGAGCATCTGTACGTAATGCGGCATCAGAACTTCCCCTTTCGCACAAGTTTGGCGATGTATGGCGCGTGCCGTATCCAATCGTCGCCATTACCCGTGTAGGTCTTGGCGTCCCTTATTTGTTTGCGGAACGCCCACTCGATCTCAGCGGTCTCCTTAACCAGGATTGCGAAGATGGTTGTGCCGGACGGGCGCGCGGTCCATGTGAGTTGGACCTGCTGGTGCCGTGTGTCGTAGTGGCCGTTTGATACCAGGGGCAGATGAGCACGTAGGTCCTGTACGAGCTCCTTCAGGACCTCAAGGCAACTCGCGGTTGCACCGTCTGACCGCCAACCTCTTACGCGCTTCCCCCAGTCGCCGTCGTAGTCATAAGCGCAGAACAGGCTTTCGCCGGCGTGATGGCGCTTCTCCAATTCACGCCCGTGCCGCGATATAGACAGTGCCATTACCCACCCCCTTTTGAGACTGCTGCAAACGCATCCCTGATGAACCGCAGGTGCTGCTCGGTCTCCAGCTCACGAAGCAGCCCCAAGGCCTTCTCGAACGCCGCACGCCGAATCGCCTCTTCCAACGCACGCTCTGGGTAGCACTTCAGGAACCGCCCCAAGATCTGCGAGTCTGTCGGCGCCAGCGGACCTACCACAAGGAGTACCTGCGTACCTCCTCCGGGGTAGCTGTTTGACGAGTATTCCCCGCCCGAAACGAAGCAGGTAGGCGGGCCGTAGGTGACATGCGGCGCTCCACCGTTTGCGTCTGTACGCGTGGTGTATGGTCTGCGCACGTATATGTAGCGTTGCTTCAACTTGGACCCCTCCTGATGGCGGTAGTACTGAGGGTCTTATGCCTTGTGTGCCGGTTCTTTTGCGCGCTAGCTAAAAACAGAGGACCGGGAGGTCCTCACTAAATGAGCCGATTATCACAGTGTGATAAACCTACGGACTGGGCGCCTTGCCCGCACCAGCGAGTTATTTAATCGGCGGTACCGACTCGACGAGCGCCTTCAGCAGCTCTGCCAGGTCCGGGTGCTCGCCCTCAAGCTCCATGAGCGTGTCTCCGTAGGAGAGTTGCTGACTAACCTTGTCCACAAGCGCGCGTTCGGGGTGCTCGATCGACTGGATAGTGTACTCCGCGCAGTCCTGTATCTCACCCAGGCACGACCTGATCTCCCCGATGGTGCACTGGTTTGCGATCATGTCGACTACGAAGTCGTGAACGAGGCGCCATTCGGAGCTCCCGATCGCGTCTGCGTCAAACAGCAGGTGCTTGATCGGCCACGCGGGGCACTCATCGTCGAGGGTGTCTATGGGGCGTACCTCAGCCACCGCCGCTGCGGTAAGCTCTGCGGTGGCCGCCTTACGTCCGTGTGCGCGCCCAGCCTGGTACACGCTCTCTACGAATTCGGACACGCCGCTAACGGGGAGGAGCCCGACTCGGCGGAAAAGCGCCTGCTGCCCCGCGTGCGTGAGCTCCAGGAACGCTTTGACTGTCGCGTCAGCCTCCTCGTTGTTCCAATCACTGACCGCCTGATCGATGGTCGCCTTCTCAGCTTCAGTAATGACTTCTTCATGAGGCATTTGGTTGACCCCCAGCGAGTTCTTCGAGGTCTTCGGTATCCTCGCCAAACCCGCACCAAACGTCACGTCGGTTGACCGCCTCGTTGAAGCTGTCGAGGCAACCCATCAGGAACGCGGCAAGCATGTAGTCGGGGGTCCCGGAGCCGTTCTCCATCGAGTACCGGTTGATCAGCGCTCGCAGCGCCTGCTCGAAGGTCGGCTTCGCAGGCATGACGACAGGCACGCTCATACGCACCTCATCATCTTTGGACGTGTTGGCTTGCTCTGTCTGTTCGTTCTTCATCGCGTACCTCGTAGTCGTTGGTTTTAGTAGGGGTCGTGGGGGCTCTGGTGCGTGCCCCGCGGTCGGCGGTACACGCCCCAACGAATGTTCTCTAGGATGTACCCTCCGCCGCAGTGGTGTATGAAGTCCCACATCGCCATGTAGCACTGGTGCTGGTAGACCCTGACACCCGACTTGTCGGCAGGGACGAGCCCTTTGCAGCACAGATATGCCTGGTACGCGCTCGCGTACCTTCCCAGTGCGCGCATTGCGAGTATTGGGTGGTAGACGGACCCAATCGAGTCGCCGAAGAACTCACGCGCCAGCCGCATGCCAGGGTTTACGAGTGAGGACGAGAAGGCGCGCGCCTCGTCCAGCGACATCGGGGAGAAGCTGACCTTCTGCGCCTTACGCGCCGGCATCGGCGTACACCTCAGGAACCTGCATCAGGGAGACACTCTCCTCATGATAGGTGCGCATCCCCGTTGGGCGCGCACGGAGCCCGAACAGGATCGGGTACTTCCCTGCGCCTTCGCGACCAGCGCAGCGCCAGAAGTGGTGGTATGCCCAGTAACATGCGTACGCCAGCTGTTGGCGTACATGGTGCGGGATGTCCTCGCTGGAAGTACGGAACGCCAGTAGGGCGTTAGCGTAGCGAGCAAGCGCCTGGAGGGCTTGTACGGGGTTATCCACGCGAGCGTGCATGTCGCCGAAGACTTTGACATGCATCTCTCCGGTGTAGTGGTTGAGTGCGAACACCCGGAGTGCGTGCTCGTCCATATCCCTAAAGTAGATGTCCTTCATCAGAACTCCTCGTCTGCGGACCACAACCTAATGGCGTCAGGCCAGCGCCCGTGCCCCACGTTTAGGGTGTAGTCGGTTGTTGGCGGGTTGTTGGCGTCTGCGGGGTAGTGCCTGGATTGGGTCACCTGCCAGCGGCGACACCCCACAGGCTCATCGTCCGCTCCTCCGAGTCGAGGAAAGTACGTGTCACCTTGATACTCGCCGTGGACCAGGGTGAGGCGCATGCGCGCCGCGAATGGGATCGTGGACTTGTAGAGACTCGCTCCACCGATGACGTACACATGCTCACCGCCCTCCATAGAGCTGAGCGCGGCCTCCAGGCTACCGAACAGGCTGACACCCTTCGGGCGCCAGTCAGGGTTGCGAGATACCACCACATTGCGCCGCCCGCGCAGCGGCCGCCCGATGCTCTCGAAGGTCTTGCGCCCCATCAGGAGCGTCCCACCCTTCGTGTACTCGGCGAACCTGCGGAGGTCTGCGGGGGCGCTCCATGGGAGTCCGCCGTCCTTGCCGATGAGCCTACGCTTGTCCATTGCTGCGATGATCTCAATCATCGTGCACCCATGTGGTGCTTCAGCGGCTTGGCCTGGTGGATGAGTTCGATGCTCAACTCAACGTTCCCGGCACGCTCCGCAACGAGGGCCTTCGGCGGCAACACGTAGCACTCGTGACCAATCGGGCGACCTGTCGACAAGTCGTGTGGGTGATTGCAGTAGGACGTGCCTACCGGGTTCAGCTTCGTACGCGACTTCAGGCGCTCAGTGACCACGAGGAAAGGCATCTCACGCAACGCCCGAACGTGATCGTTACGACGCGTCTGCTCAACACCCGTCGCGCGTTCCGGCGGGAGTTCGCTGACGTACTTCAGGTACGCAAGCGTGTCCAATGCTACGGCGATCGGGAGGTCACCGTAGGCGTCGTCAGTGGTCATGCACCAGATTCGCAACTTCAGCGCGTCTTCTCGACGAATCACCACGGGATATCCCTGAAGTGCTGTGCGCAGCCACCCCTGTGCCGTGCCGAGCTGCATACACTCCGACTTGTCCGCGTCCACGAGGCTTATGCCCGGGAAGCACTCACCGTGACGGATTCCGAACAGGTGCGTCTTCACGAATGAGTACCTGAGAGTGTCTACGGGTGTCATTCATCCTCCTTGCCGCTAGCATCATCAGACTTGGGATCCTCTTGAGAGGTCCCGTAGTAGAACTCGTGGGGGATCCCCTTGGCGTTCAAGAAACCGTCCATGATCGCCTTTGCGTCAACCCCGGACATGCCTTGGGTGCCTGACTCGGAGTCAACGAAGGATTCGCCAACTACCGGTCGCAGGGTCGGCGTCTCTGCAAGTCCGAGCGTCGCCCTAAGCCGCTCGGTGATCGCGGTAAGGAACCCCGCGGCGGTTTCTTTGGGGCCCTCGACGATCAGCTCGTCGTGCTGCAACAGGTGCTGTGGGCTTTCCATCGGGTCCACGACGTACTTCACCTCGATGGGCGTGGTCTTGTATTCTGCCGCACGCTCGATGGCCTGCGCTCGAAGTGCTTCCGCCTCGCTGTCTGGGTCAGTGCTGAAAATCACATGGTACTCGTCGTGGATGAAGCGCACGGCGTACGCTACCTTGATCGCGTCCGTGCCCAACTCATCCACCCTGGGCGCACGCGCGCCAGGTACGCCACGTACGCGCATGTACCAAATTGTGTTGTGTGTGATGGGGCGGCGATCGAGTTGTCCTTCGAATGGCTTCATGTCACAAGGCTCCAATTTGCTACTAGGTGAGCTGTAGGTACATCTCACCGATGTCATCGTTCTCTAGGCACTGTATCGCAGCGTCCTTCGGGTCACACTCGGAATCAAACGCGTCACGCGAATTCCAATCTGCGAAGTCGGATTGCGTACAACCACTCCCGTTCGTCAGTTCGTCGATCCACTCGTCGACCTCTGTGAGCCAGGCAGTGAACGCGGCTTGGTCAAAGTCAGTCATATGTCCTCGTAGGCTTTCCAGGCCCGTACAGCGCGTCAGGCATTAAGGAGCCAAGTGGGTAGCCGTCTACGGCAACCTCCAGAATGTCCGCTATGTCCGCAAAACCAAGGGGCGGCCTGTCGCTGTCGGCCTCTCCCCTGCACGGGTCGTTGACCCAGCGCGCCCAGACATCGTGGCCCGCACCACCAGCCACGCGCATGGACCAGGTGCCCATGCCGGCCCGGAAGTCGACCTTGTTAAGTTCACACCACGGGCGGATGAAGTTGTTGAACGCGCCCATTGCGAGCGCGCTGTGTGCGTCGATTCTCGCGGTTTCGATCTTCCTGACCTGCGCGTCGAGTCCTTTGCGTACGGATCGTAGTTCCTTGTTCACTGAGTGCCTCCCAAGGCAGTTGATGACCTGTAGTACTAAACCTCTTATGCCGCCTACGGCCGCAGGTTTGCCTGCGATTATCACAGTGTGATATTTCTCGTTATCTAAAAACAGGGGACCGTGCGGTCCCCACAAATCGCGTCAGCAGGAGGGCAGCGACATGATCACCACGACCATTGCCACAGCAGGCCAGACAAGGCCTTCATCGAACCACCTCTGCACCGCCAGAAGTGCGTGGTGCACAGCGCGAATAAAGAGTGCCCTCACACATCGACCTTAGGCGCCCAGTCGAAGCCCATCAGACCAAGCAGGCGCTCTGCGAACGCCAGTTCAGCCGGCTGACATACGAGGACGCAGCGCTCGATGATCTCGTAGAGCACGCACCAGTCGTGGAGTGCGAATACTAACCCCTTCCGTGTGAAACGTATCGGCTGCAGGCCGTCTCGATCTGGGTACACCTCGTCGATGTACTGTAGCGTGTCCGCCTCAGCTTTCGTGAGCTCCACCATCCACCGAAGCGCGTCGCCGTCGTCGTCCTCAAACCACCCGAGTGCGTACACACGGTCCATAAAAGTGTCCGCCGGCGGCACGATGTACCGCGGCCCAACCACGCGCGTAAGCCGATCAGGGACGAAGCTTGCCAACACCGCGCACTCGTCGGGGTCGAACACGTCGCCACCGCACGTACTCATCGCGCCCTCGAGTTTTTGCCGTAGCCCTTCATAACGATCACGCATACTCACTTCCCTCCTCGGGCAGGTGCCCGAACATCGCAGCCGTTGCTGCAAACTCTTCCAACTGCGGGAACGCGCGCTTCGCCAGCGCGTGCAACTTAGTCTTGTGGTCCGCTGTCACAGGCTTCAGCGTTTCCGAGAATCCAGTCATGCCCCAGGAATCGTGTGCGCTGGTGCGGAGCCGCCCGATGTGTTGGCTCACCCAGCAGCTGCCCATAACGCTGAGGATGGCCGCTAGAGCGAGCTCCCGGTGCGGGACGCGCCCACGAGGCGTGGTGAGTGTGTAATCGGTGGATGCGGCCGCCGCAGCTGCCAGGTTGTCGTAGCAGCAGTACATGAACAGCTGGACCAGCGGCGTAGTAGCGCTGGCGCTAGCGTGTGCACGGGAGATCGCCTTCACGAACTTGTCAGGTAGCGCGAGCGCCGCAACGTGCACACCCGCGTACTGGATCGTGACGAAACGGTGCCCGTACGAAGAGAAGTCTATGGAGGCGTAGCGCTGTTCAACAGCAAGCAGATTGGCGCCGTTGCACAGAAGGGACGTGAAACTTCGAAGATCCATGAACTCTCCTCAGGAATGTCTACGTGCGTCGATGGGAACTCCCCATCAGGGTCGAGGCGTGTGTGCTGCCCGCCCACTAAATGTCTTATGCCAAGAAGTAGGCCATTATCACAGTGTGATAATCTTGGGGGGGACACTTAGAAGGCAGTGAGGTTCCCGTGGCCGAAACCGTAGAGCGCGCCCCAGTAATGTTTGGTGTGTGGGGTGCCGTAGGGCACCGGTACTACACAGCGGCTGGCCACCACCCGTCGTACACAATGCTGCGCGAGCAAGGGCTGCCGCTTACGCCAGACGGCACGTATGCACCGGGCACAAACACTGTGTCCCACCGCAGGTCAATGCAGAAGCAGAGCCGGGCGCTGCTCACGCACGTAGCGTACTGGACGATTCTTGGTATGTGGGACCGGACAGGTGACACGCGCTACGCCAGCAGCACCACGTTCTTCCTCCCAACACCCTCGCTCAGCTTCGTGGATGCGTGTGCAGACGCGGAAGCTGCGTTCCCCGCCGTATGGCTTCGGATCAATTCTGCGGAGCCTGTAGCGCAGGTGTAGTACATTGCGCACTCAACACGGAGGCGCGCATGAAGCTGTTCACACCCACCGGCACAATTCTTGTTAAACGCCTAGACAGGCTGGAGCACCCGCACAGCACGTCCCCCCACGGCGTAGTTGTGCACCCAGGACTGTCCCAGCTGGCTGACAACCTGTACGCGTTCGAGGCGATCAAAGAGGGCAACCACGTCTTCTTTGCGGAGGGTGCCGGGACTGAGATCAGCATTGCTGGGGTGACCCACCTCATCTTGGAGAAGGCGGACGTCCTCGTCATTGCGGAACTCAGTGACGAGGATGCCGAGAAGCACCGGTGCTCGCTAACCGTCGCGCATGTCCCGCAACGCACAGAGGTCAACGCAAATGGTGACGTCTTCATCTCCGGACCAGCACCAGCTATTCCAGGCATGCCCGTACCCATTGCAGAGGCGCCGGGCGTGCGCCACTTATCCTCCGAGTCAAGGCGCGCGGTCGACGCCTCTCGCGGGCCAGGGTGGGAGGCGTACGCGGGGGATCTAGCAGCGCGGCTAGAGTCTGGCAAGCCAGTGCCCTACAGCATGGGTTGTACAACTGAGCCCATCCCGGCTGACAGCACCTTCCGATCAGCTATGGAGGGCTACCCCGCCACGCGTGATGAGTCCCTGAAAGACGACGCGTACGCAGTAACCGAGAACACCAAGAAGCTCGCGTGGCGCATCACCAACGCACTGTGCCGGTACTGCCAGCCAGAGGACCTCGCGGGGATGGGTCCGCTCGCTCAGGAGGTCATCGCAGAGGTACTCCGGCAGACGAACCGCTTAGCCGGCGCAGCGAACACGCAGTTCCACCTACCCAAGAACCAGTACGCGCACGCGACGACGGCGGACTACACGGAAATCTGGTCGACTGGCGCGCTCGCAGAGATCAACCGCAACGTCCTGCACCCGCTCGGGTACGCGCTCGGTATCAACGAGGACGCCGAGGCGATGTTCATGTGGCGAACCGACGATCCCAAGGGCATCTGGTTCGATCGCGCTGCGTTCAAGCCGAGCCACTTCGCGGATGCGGCAACCAAACTGCGTGCGGCGCAGGTGGCGAAGGCGGCGCGCTCTGGGCGAGATGTGGACCCAGGGTTCATTGTGCAGCCCGCGCAAGCGGCTCAGGAACCCAAGCGGCCACTGATCCGTACAACCGACGCCCAGGACACCATCCGTGCGTTCGGCGCGCTCGCAGCACAGGAGGATTCCGAACGCAAGACACGGCCGCGGGGCACCATCCCGGTCTACTCACTCGATGATCCAAATCATCCCGTGGGGTACATCCCCGTGTGTACACGCACTGCGGAGAACCCCTTCGGCGACGTGTACAACGCGGAAAAGGTAGAGAAGTCGTGAGAGACGCACTGCGCACCGTGTGGTCTGGCGTGCGCGCAATGTTCTGCGGCACCGAAGCGAACATAACCAATGGCCCGCTCCTGTCGCTGAGGATCCGAGCACTGAAGACAACGTGCGCGGTTCAGACCGAAGCCGGGTGGTTCCTGTCAGGTCCCGACAGCTTTGCCGCAGTCTTTCTCGCAACGGGACTCCGCCCCTGGAAACGTACGCTGATGTGTCTGATCGGGTGGGGGTGGGATGAGGACACTCCGCTCAAGTGGTACCCGTACGTAGCGCACACAGTAGAAGGCCATTACGGGCTATACGTGTGTGGGTTCTTTATCGAGGTGTGGCGCGCCAAAGCGGCGGACCGCCGGCTTGACGGGTGGTAATTATCACAGCGTGATAATCGGGCCGGAGCTAAGAAAACGGGCGAGGTGGTTGTCCCCCGCCCGCATCCGCACCTACCGCTTACGCGCGCAACCCTTCTCCAGGCCGCGCAAGATGTGACTCACACGCACAAGCGCGAACACAGCCGAGAGAGCGCAGTATACGACTAGCACACCCGCAGGGATTTCCCCTCTGACTACGGTGACGTGCGCGACATAGCTTGGCGACGCAGACGCCAGTTGGGCGCCGATGCCCATCCCGCAAGCGAGTACGAACGTCATGAGAAGTAAAATCTCGAGGCGCGCCACCGTCAGTACCCTGCCGCTCTGAGCGCGGCTTCGGCGGCCTTCTCGCAGGGGCACCCTGTGCCATAGAACTCCTGGTAGACGCTGCAGGCGGTGGTGTGCGATGGGTGCGCGTGGTACGCCTCTGAGGCAGCATTGAGAAAAGCCTCCTGTTCCTGCGCCGACATGGCGCGACGCTCTCCCGCTTCACGATTCTGTTCGATTGCGGCCACCTTCACGACACGTCCTCCTTGCCCTCGCCACGCAGCCATTGCCCAAGCTCCGTAGCCTTGGTAACCAGGCGGTCTGTGTGTAGCCGCTCGGCCTCGCGCACGTCCGGATCTCCCTCAACTCGCGTGCGGTAGAAGAACCCACCAGCTGAGGTGAATGCTATGATCCACACGCTACGACCATTGTATTCGACCTCAACGCTAGCGCCGGTGGCACCAGACGATCCACCACTCAACTCGACGCCGGAAAGCTCTGGGAGCTGCGCGAGCATTAGCAGGGTCGCCCGTAGGATCACGTAGCCGGTGGACGCGTCAGCCACGCCGAGATTGCCAACGAAGTCGGTGATCTCGGCGCACAGATCCATGAAGGTCGTTAACGGTGCGCTACTCGCCATTGTGCGTCCCCGCGTCATGTCGCGGGACAGACGACGCGGCTGCGACCGAGAGCTTGCGCATGATCGCAGTGAGCTTGTCCGTGTACCCAGCCGGAGACTCAGACCTGTTGCCCGCGAGGTGACTTGCACGAACGCTGTACATGCACTGCCATATGATGTCCGCCTCGTCCGTGCTCAGCTTCAGCGTGTTGAGGATTTCCGTGTCAGGCTCGCGGTCGTGTGGGGATTGCGTAGGTCGCGTGTCCATTCTTTCTCCTCTTTGGGCGGTCCGTCGAAGAACCGCGCGTCTGGGTAATCGTGCAGAACCCTGCGTTTCGCAGCGTCTCGGTCTTCCCCTCGCAGCATGAAGTCGACCTCACCGTCCGATGACGAGGCCCAGTACAGAGGATCTCCGTGTCCGAAGTATGTACCGTTCTTGTCGTAGCCTCCATTGCATAGGTAGACGCGTTGGAGGTACAGCTTGCCGCCTAGCGTGCCTTGTATGCTCGGGCGCCCAAGTGCCGCGCCCCTCGAGATGTCACCGCACCAACCTCGCGGGTCGTTGGTTTTGTACGAAGGTTTGTTACTCACCGGTAGGCTCCTTGCCTACGTACGCGACATAGGTCACCTTCAGTAGTGCGAGGAGCCCCTCCACGTAACGATTACTCGACTCGGCAGCAGCCGCAGTGAACCTGTGCTCCCGGAGTAGGTCCCCCGCGGTGGTGCCTTCGAGGAACAGGTCGAGCTGCCGGTAGACGCTCCACCAGCCGCGTGCGACGGGTGCCACGCGATCATCCGTGTCCTCGACCTCGACCCCGCACGGGTCGTCAGCTTCTGACTCGTGCGCGCACACGAGCTCGACGCCGCAATCAAGCAGCGCGTACGCCGCGTCGTCGAGATTGATCTCGCTTGCGACGGACTCGGCGATGGCCATGACCGTCGGGTGAGTGTCCTTGGAAGCAGGGAACGGAGCAGCCTCGCTGCTCTGAGGGCTGGCGACGCGCGTAAGAGCGTACCCACCTACGCGGCAGGTTATCGCCACCGCCGACCGTACGTACGCGTTCTCTGGGCCCTTAGCGTAGGCTGTCGAGGGGTGCACCATGTGCCACTCTTCGCCGAGCATTTCCCATGTGTCTTGGAGGTGTGCGCGGGCCTCGCACCTACCGTCTTCCGAGTCGCCTAGCAGCATGCTGCGTACGTCCTGGATGCAATAGTCGGCAAGCATGTTGATTACGTGGTTGCGCCCAGCGTCGTGGAGTAGGTTATGTCGGCGGTTAATGTACGTTTCGTGCGTTCTGCTGCCGATCGGGTAGTCGTGCGCGCACCGGGTCAGCACCACTGTGTGTTTGGTGACGAAGCGCGCGGTAACTGCCGTACGTAGTGATCCGATAGATTTTCCGCGAAACACCGCAACGTTATCGTAGTTGTAGTAGTTGTTTCCTGAGGTGTCCCACTCGGTGTGTTCGATCAACCGCACTGCGCCGTCAGCTACGACTTGTGCGGGGAAGGGTAGGTCACGGCTCTTTTTCATCTGGGTGCCTCCTGGCATACGCCTTGTCCAAGCGTTGGGGTTGGGTACTCTACATCTGAGTCGCGGATGTAATTCTCCGGATCCTGTCGGGCGCTGGCCCACGCAAACAACCAGTCTGCCTCTTCGTCGTATGGGTTCTCGTCGTTCTCCACGTAGTACTCACCGCGCTCCACGCACGTTGGGCACAGGTCGAAGTACGGGTAGCGCACACCGCGCGCGCACACGAATACCTGGAGAAGCCGCACTACGCTGTGGCGCTCGTGGTTGGAGCACAGGGCGTAAAGCCTCAACGCAGCAGCTGCGGCGGTTAGGCTCAGCCCGACCTCTTCGCGATGACCCAACTCGCAGTGCGCGCTCCCTGGATGCGGATCTGTAAGGTCCGCGGGCATCCGTGGGCGGAGCCAGATGGGCGATACCCCAACGTACCCATTGCAGGTGTAGTGGTAGATTCCGCCGCACACGTCGTGCGTATACGCCTTGTACGCGCGGTCACCCTTTTTGGGCCGCCCGAGCTGCTTCCCGCAGATTACCCATAGTGGGTTAGGTGGTGATGTCTCGTACACGAACAGCCCTCCGTAGTGAAGTGTCTACTAGGGTGCTTATGCCGTAGGCAGTGTGGGTTTTGCGCCGGTACGTCATAGCTAAGAAAAGGATTATCACAACGTGATAATCCAGTCCCAGACGTCACCGCCTAGTTGTAGCCGCGCGCGGCGTCTTCGCGGTCAGTCAAGGCGGGCAGCGTCCTGGCGACGCTTCTCATCTGTGGGCGGCATCACCGCGACGATGAGCAGCCCAATGGGCCCAAGCAGGAACGCCAAGAGCACGCCCAGTCCACCGCGGCCCTTGGTGGCGCCGATGTAGTGGCCGAGCCACAAGAAGCCGATGAGCAGTCCGCCAAGGACAACCAACATAATGAGATCTTCCACGAGGGCACTTCCATTTCTCGCCGCTACGCGACGTTCGTTGAACAATACGGGCCGAAGGCCCAGGGACGCCCGCCGTTACAGTGCGGGCATGAGTCTGACCAGGTGTACGCGCCCCAGGTGCGTGTACACCTATGACACCTACGAGTGAACATCTTCAGCCGCTTCTTACGCGGCATCGTCCGCCGCCTCGACTTCGAGAGTCGCCTTGATTGCGGCGATGATTTCTGGCCACTGCCAGTCTTCGAACCCGCGCAGGAAGAACTTACGCCATCCCGGGGGAACCAGGCGCCACGAAACCTCGTACCAGGTCTCGTCTGCGTGCATGCGCCCCTCGACAACATCAGGCTCCACAGGCTGCGCCACGATGGAGCAGTAGTGCCATCGCAGAGTGAGGGGCTCTAAGTGGTCCACCTCCACGGGGGTGTCGATGATCCACCCGACGCCCTCGAACTCCAACGTCATGACGTAGTGCCGCGCGCCACGCTTCTTCAGAGTATGTACGCGCTCAAAGCGCTTGCGGTTGATGATCATGAGTTGATCCGGGAGACGTAGCCACTGAATGCCTCGTCCCAGTACGCGTTAAATGCAAGCGGCCTCACGATACGCGGCTCGTGCTGGTACTCGATTACACCGCCGAAGTACCAACCTGTACCAGGGAGCCACTCGAACAGCGCGATCATGTCCGCAAGCGTGGTGCCCTGGTTGGGGCGGCACGAAATGTCCATGCCGAAGACCGCCGCGGTTGCGTTGTCGTACATCGCATCCTCTACGGCGCGCCGCAGCCGCGTAGGCGGTAGGTCTACAGCGAGTACCGTGAGCTGCTCGTCGTTGAATACGAGCGCAATGTGCGGGTGCACGCCGATGGCGTTGAGGTGGTTTGGCAGCTGATCGGCAAAGTACGTCCGCAGCTTCTCGATCGGGGACTGCTCCGCCACGACACCTGCCTCCGTCTCCTCGCACAGTTTGTCGGTAGTCATGGACTGAACCCCGCCCAGTCCACCTGGTTCGGAACCGTAATCTCCGCCGCCTTCTCTTCGCCAGGGTCACCCGTGACGCGCCAGAAGGTATGCCGGTGGATCGTTCCAGCAGACCAGTTCCTGAACACTTGAAGGGCTTCCGTACGCATGTTCCCTTCAAGCGCGTACGTGAGCGGATTGGCGCCGATCGTGTCCGACACCACCACCTGTCCGACAGGTACTAGGGCTGCCGTAGCGGCCCCAAAGCTCTGTAGCAGGACGAGCTCCGGCACCCAGACGTACCCAAGCTCGCGCAGTAAGGCCTGCGCGACGAACGCCAGCCCGGTGTACCTTGGTGCACACAGCACGATGAGCCTCGACAGGGCTTCGGCGGAACTCACCTGGATGAGCGACATTGCACTCGTACTCTTCGGTGAGGTGCTGAACCTGATGTCGTCGGCATGGCCACTGTCGGCAACACGGTGGCCGAACTCTGCGAGTTCTGAGAACCGAAGCTCCACTCGAACGCGAACGGGCACACCGTCGGCGAATTTGCCCAGCCGTGCCGCACGCGCCTCAAAGCTTGTACGAGTTTGCGCCCTGTACAGAAATAGCTTAACCGGGCGAGCGACCTGAGGGAGGGACTCGAGTACGAGCCTGATCTCTTTCGCGGTGAGCGTGTATGGCACCCCGTCGAGCCCGGCCCCCAGCGACTCCCGGATAGCCGTGTATACGTCTTGCGAGGCGAGGTGTTGAGTCAAGTCTGCGTGTGTCATTTGGGCGCAACAGACGGGTTGTGGAGTGTGCGCCCATTAGCCACGTTCTTCTCGCGAATTCGCGCCCCCGTCAGCGCCACAGGGTCTTTACGCATAACCACAGGCGGCTTGCGCCGCAGGCGGAAGTGCTGCCCCTCCTGCGTGCTAGTGTCGAGATCCTGGTTGTACGTGGTCACCTTATACCCCGCCTGTGTGAATCTGTACACGACACCTTGCGCGGCCCGCGTGATGTGCTTGTCGAACGACGCGCCACACCAGCGCGTTCGCGGCTCGAAGTAGTACACGGACTGCTCCACAGGATCGTCCGTATCCTCGCGCTCTGCGGTAGCCTTCTGCCGCAGCAGTAGTTGCTCGATGATGCCGCCGCCAATGCGCTTCTCAAGCAACTCGAGCGTGTTGTCTACGCCGAACACCTCGTCCGGGTCAGGGATGCTCACCATGCTCATGTCGACTCCTCATGGCTGTTTGTTTTTGGGGTCTCCCAGGCTTCGTGGTCCGCACTGGCGCCCGATCGCTCGACGAATTCTCCCAGCCCTTCCCAGAACCAGTCCTGCATGCGCATTTCGGCCAACTTCATTTCTTGCACGGGCATTGGTCTTCCTCCTAGGTAGTTGTCTGGCCACCTATGGCTCTTATACCCGTGCCGCAGCCGTTCTTGCCCCACAGGTAAGAAAGGACTATCACAGTGTGATAATCCAGTCCCAGACGTGGGCCGCGCTGACGAGCTAACTCGGCTCGAACACGTACGGCCCACGCACTGCGTCGGACGAGATCGTGTGCGACACTCAGTCGTCCGTTACGTAGTCTTTCGGGTCCGCACTGAGCTCGAGCGGGCCATCCACCGGACCATTCATTGGCGCCTCCCAGCGTCGATCTCTTCGTGTGTAACGCGCGCGGCGCCACCCATGATTGCGGCGAACGCCTCAACGCCAAGGCGCAGAACGCGACACTCCTTCGCGTCCGCGACCACCTTGTCTACGGTGTCACTGTCGAAGCGCGCACGTGCCTCGGGACAGCCGAACAGCTCGTCCAGCAGCTCTGGGCCGATAAGCCCAACGCCGCGACGTGCCGCAGAGCCGTCTTCGTTGACTTTCGTTTCGATTACGACGATTCCACCGTCCTCGCCGTCAACGCGCCCGAAGCACCGAGTGCACCACGGAACTTCAATGGCATTCCCAGGAGACCTCGTCAGCGTCGTGAACTCCTCTGGCGCCGGACCAGGCATGACCTTTCCGCAGCAGGCGCACAGGGACTCAAATGGGTCAGTACTCTTCATGTTGATGTGCCTTCCATGTAGATTGGGCGGGATCTATCTGCGCACCTACTTCGGGTGGTGCACCGACATCTTCGAGCACTGCACGTTTGGCGGGTTCTCGTTCGGGTCGCGCTCGTGCAGCGGTGGGATCGTGTGGCGCATGGCGCGCAGCTTGGTGGCCATCTCCGTGATCCCCTCACGAATGCGCGCACTGCGATCCACCAGGCTGTGTATGTACCGCCCGATCGGGTCTCGTGCGCGTTGCCACGCGTCGGACGTCCCGCTGTCTTCGGCGATCTTCACGTACCCGTACACACGCGCGTGACGTCCACAGAGGCTAGTCGCCAGCCGAGTGATTCCACCAACCAGCCTCGACGGCTCGTCGTAGTCCCGTTCAGGGGTGAGCGAAAGCATGTGTTCCACGATCAGCGACCGGATCTTGCGTAGAGTACGGATGTCATCGAGCAGCAGTTGGTTGGCCGAGCGCGCGAGGAAGAGGTCAATCTCCAGCTCGAACTCCTCGTCGTTGTGTAGTTTTTCGGTCATGCGTAGTACCCGTCGCCTAGCGCGCCGTCCTTGGTCAAGCCGCAGGAGTTTACGCCGATCCCCCAATGTTCCACGTGGTCGCAGAACCCGTCGCAGTCCGGCATGTGCTCGTGCACGGCGAAGTGGAGGGCCAGTACGCGTGACACGGTGAGGTTAAGCATGCTCGTCAGTTTGTCGGTGCAGTCGCCGTAGCTGTCCTCTGACCGCCAGTACGCTGTGCGTCCGCGCACCTCTGCGTGCAGCACACCCTGTAGGCCGAGAACCGCCGCAGTGAGGAACTCACGGAGTAGGTCAACCTCATGGCGCCGCACGGCGTCCTCGAGGCCGGCGTCTTCTGGGTACGTCTCAGGCAGGAACGCCTGGTACGCCTCCATAGTGTCTTCGTCGAATGCGGTGCCCTCTTTGCTGAGTCGGGTGAGCACCTCAACTGACGCGTCCATTGTTTCGATGTAGTCGAACTTGTCGAGCTGCGCCGCAATGTGCGGGGCGCCCTCCGCAGTGATGAGCTGGCAGAGTTCCTTTGCCAGCGCAGGAAGTTCCCCCTCAGGCGTCCCTGATGGGAGCATGAGCAGGATACCGAGTTGGGACACTGACATGTGTTGCCTTTCTAGTGTTCGTACCCGTGTTGGATGATCTGTGCGCCGTGCTCTGTGTCGACGATCGCACATGCGTACACTTCGTTGCCCTGGAAGGTCTTCTTTGTACAGCCGTACCCGGCGCACCCGTCGAGGTGTAGGTGCCTAGCGCGGTGGATGTGCAGCAGTTCAGAGTTGAAGACGCGCGCGTACGCGTCAAGCACGTCGTTCGAGTCGTGTGTGTTCGGTATGGCGTACGCGTACACTCGGCGACCACGCACGTTGTACTGGATGCCGTACTGGAGCAGCCGGCAGGCATCGCGGATGCGCAGCTTCAGCAGGCGAAGCTCGTGCTTCAACACACAGGCTGCAGTAACCGGATCTTCTGGCGCGCTCTCCGGCTCGAAGGGTTCGTAGTCCGCGTCTACGGTGAGCCCCGCAGGCTCCTGAGCAACCGCCTCGGCGACATCGTTACGAAAGCCGTACTCGTCGCCGAGGGACGCCCACGCCAATAGGCGGACCCCAATGGTTGTTGCGTTCTCTGCGGTGACGCATTCGGCGAGCGACTCGCCAAATGCGTAAAGCAGGCCCGCGTGTACGCTGCCTGGTAGAGCGATCACGTATCCCTGGATGGCTGACTTCATGTGGACTCCTTACGTATTTCTACCCAAAGCTCGTCAAGTTCTTCGTCCATCTGCCGTTCAAACTCGGCCGAGCATGCTCGGTGCTCTGCGATTGACGAGCGGACGGCACGCATGTCGTAGTTGTCGAACGGTCCCCCCGCACAGGCGAAGGCGTGCACTGCGCGGAGCGAGTCCTCCGTAGCGCCCGTGTTCCAGACGATGGCCCACGCGGTCTTTCGATCCAAGCAGGTCACTAGAACTTCTTGCACGTCGGCGGACAACAGTGTGTTCCCTGCAAGCGCCCGGCGCACGTGCGCAGAGGGGTCACTCACAAGTAGCGTCTGAAGAGACGCAGGCGCGCGGTGCGCAACGCGTTCTCGCACGTCCTCGTTGTCGTGCGTAGCGAGGTACAGCAACGTCTTGTGTGCCGCACATTTGTTGTACGCGATCCTGTACAGCAGCGTCTTATCTCCTGACAGCGTGACATCGTGCAGCAGCTCAGGATCCACAAGCCGTTCCAGGAACCACCCCGTGTCTACTACGCGATCCTTAGCGAGACGCAGGATCAGATCGGCACAGATAAACTGCTCGCCCTCCTCGTCAAGCCAGTCAAGTAGTGCGTCCATGTCGAACTCGCACGGAGTGCTGTTGGCCATAGACGAGACCACCTCTCGTGCATTTTCAACGTCGATATATCCCATGTGTGCCTCCCTACGGTCTAAACCTCTTATACCTAGTACGCCGCAATATTTGTTCTCCCACGCCGCCGCAGATATCACAGTGTGATAATGGTGTTGTGTTCGTTACGAGAGGTCCCGCCATGAGTGACATACAAGCCGTCCGCCTCCGAAAGGTTCTGCCCGTGCGGCAGTACGACTACGTGTCTGTACTTCGGCTGATCCCAGGGAAGCCGCACACGGTTGCAGCCGCGAAGGTGGCCGGTGTTGACGTCCCGTTCGTAGACGTGGGCGACGGGACTGTGCTCGTGTTCCCGACGCTACTCGCGGGGGCGACCACGCCTGCCGTACGTCTCGAGTACACCGACGACAGCGGGGACTACATTGCGTCTGAGGTGAAGGCGGCACTCCCGCCGGGCACAGAAGCCACAGTGGCTGGGGACGTTCGGATAGTGGACACCGCGATACGCGTGCACGCAAACGACATGGACAAGGTCGAGGAGATCGTTGTCAACGGGCTGTCGCGCCCGTTCTCCACGCTGTCGCGCACGACCGCCTACGTGGCGCTCACAGCTACAGACAGCGCGGTGGCCGCGGTCACGCTGATTGGTGCAGCCACACAGTTCTCTACGAAGTCTGGGTTCGATTACTCCCTGTCGTCAAAAGGGCCGCGTGCGGTGAGCGGCGAGCTCAAGGCGGTCGGGCAGCTCATTAAGGTGCTTCTCGCAACCCCAGGCACAAACGTATTCGACAAGCGCGCCCCTGCCGCAGGCTTGCGTACGATCAGTGGAATCAACTCGAACGGTAAAGACTCGGCAAGCGTGGTGGCGGTGGTAGTTGGTCGGATACAGGCCGCGGCCGCGCTACTCATTGCCCGGCAGAGTTCCTCGGACAATGACTCGTCTGAGCGCATCATTGCGGTGACACCGCTGAAAGTGGCCGAACAGCGTGGCGACACAAACCGCATAGGCGTAACGCTGGAGGTCCTGTTTGCCAGCCGACAGCGCATCGCGTTTGACTTCATCGCGCAGGCGGCGCAGGCGTTCGCAGGCTAAAAATACGGCGGGGGGTGACAAAGCACCCCCCCCGCAGCTACGCGCGCCAGCGCTTTCTAGACCTGGACCTGTGAGCTGTGCGCGCACCCCAGTTCCGGTCGGACCTGCCGCTACGCATACATGCGGACCTCTGCGCGAGTACCGCACGTTCCTGGCGCGCATCTTCCATCGTCTGCGGCCCACTTATCGGAACCCGCACTCTGCGCACCGGCCCGCAGCACCTAGTGTGGGTGAGTAGGCTAATCGGGATGCCTACGATGAACGCGAGCAGCTCGCCGAGGATCTCCCATCGCGTAGGCTCGCAGCTGCGTAGGTAGTCGTGGTACGCGTATGGCTCAACGTCGTCGATCCAGTCAGGGTCCCAGTCTCGATTCCAAGGGTTCATTCGTACGCTCCCACTCAATGAATCGGTCAAGCGCCCCGGCAACCTCTGTTGCCATTGCTGCCGTGAGTTGTATCATGGCGCCTCGCACTGAGTTGGTGCTGGATACTTTGGTCCTCGCGACGCAAGCCCCAAACCAGCAACTGGGCTCGGCAACGTACGCGCTGTTGTAGAGAGCGCCCTCGTTGCTAAGCTCGTCCAAGAACGCGTAGCGTGGAATAGGTCCTGGCTGAGCGGGGAGCGTGCCTAGCAGCGCAAACCCACGTAGCTGCTCCGACACAGCCTGTGCGGCGTCTGCGCGCAGGATCAGCTCGCTGAACTGGTCACCGCCGAAGCATCTGACGTGAAGGCGCTCCTCGCGCGCCAAGGAGACATAGACCTCCGCAGTCAGGCGCCCAGCGAGCGAATCGGTCAGAGACACATCCGGGCAACGCAGCAATCTGCTGGCCGCCCTGCGCGGGCACGGCTTGACGTATTCGGGGCGCTTACGCGCACGGGCAACGCGCGACCGATACGATGACGCGGCCATCCCAAGCGCCGCGCTAGCTGTCGTGTTTGACGTTGGCCAGCGCTCGTACATAGCCATGAAGGTCGAGTGCGGGACGCTGGGCCCAAGAACGGGCTGCGCCTTCCGCACACCTTCCTCACTTAGAATGCGTCGCACAGACGAAGTGCTCGCGCTGTTCTGCCGCGCCACGTCTCGTATGCTGTTTCCCCTGCGCCACGACGCGACGATACGCGCCCGGTTCAGGGTGCGCCGCCCGTACCCACCCGCGTCTCTGAAACGATCTTTGTAGGTGTGCTCCTTGAGACCAAGCGAAGCAGCAGCGGCTGCGTGAGATCCGTGCACCTGGAACGCTTTCAGTACCTGGGACTTAGTCGTGTTTGGGGGCCTGGGTACGTCGACGAAGCCGTACACCCGGGTCATCGACGTACTGAGATCCTCGGCCACCTGCCGCACGGATCCACACTTATCGTACGCCGCACGTATGGCGGCAGCGCTGGGCGCCTCGTAAGGCTCGACCCCTGCAGCCCGTGCGCGCTTGGTGAACACGTACCTGGTCACCTTCAGGCTCGCTGCCGCTGCTTCGAGCGACCCGCGCTTCTCGTACTCAGCGACGATGTCAGCGTCGCTGTACGCACTTATGGGCTTGTCTCCGTCACGCTCTGCCTTACGCACAGCAGTGGCCGCGTGCGCCGCTGCGCGCAGCGACTCTGCAAGCTCTGGGAATTTACGCGCGATTGACCGGGCGTACGCGTGTACGCCGGTAGTTGCGTAGCGGTTGTTTGTGATGTCGAGCACAATGTACTCGGCACCCTCCAGGTCACCGCCTGGTAGGTCTCGTCCATCTTCTCTAGACACCACAAATTGTGTGAGTGGCGCTCGCACTTCGTCGGGCATGGTACCTCAAGTAGTCGTGTGTTGTTGCCATGGCAGGATCACCTGCGGCGCAGAAAATTACGCGCCCAGATCGTGCAGGTAGTCCTGCAGGTAGTTCCATACGCCAGCGGTGAACGAAATGATCACCTCGCGCTGACGCCCATGCATTCGGGCGCAGTGGCGGAGGTCGAGTACTTGCTGGTGCGTGTAGAGCGCCATGGCGCGCTCATCGCTATTTCCGCGTGCAATATCCGGCGGGCACACACCCACGTGTGTGGGGTACCTGCGCCTCCAGCGAACGACCAGCAGCTCAGTGTCGCGCAGCTCAATATCTACGCCAAGGCTGTCCACAGTTCCGGAGGCGTTGCGTGCCACCTCCGCCGCTGCAAGGCACGCGGTGACAAACGCATTTCGTTCGAGAGTTGTCATCAGCTGAGCCCCACGCGCGCGTTACGGCTATGCAGTTTATTAATCATCGAAGTTCCTTTGTTGGTCAGTAGTCGTAACTAGACGTCTGCGAACGCTTAAAAGCCTGCAGCTCTGCGGCACGGAACCGTACGTACCCAGCGGACTTGTGAATCGCGCAGGTGGTTGGGTCGACCTTCGCCTGCATGTCCTCATCAGGTGTGCGGACGACAACCCATACGCTGCTGTCGTCCGCGGTCACCGGCCCGTCGATCAGCGTAACGCCCGCGGCACGCGCACAGTCGATCACAGCGCGCTCGTTGGCACCCTCCATGGCGGACATGTACGCGCAGAACGCAATGACCGCCCCGGCCAGGACCCCGAGGACGACTTTCATTAGGAGCTCCTCGTATTGCTGGTGCCCGTTCCAATCCGTACTCATAGCCGTACCTCCGAGTTGATGCATGTTGTGGCCGGCGTAGCGTATGAGAACGCGCACGTCAGCTCGATGTAGATTTGTTCGCCACGCATAGCGCGCCCCCACTCCGCCTGTGTCAGCTCACGGGAGACGCCCGTGAGCCAAGTATCGCTCTCGTGGTTACCTTCACGGTCGACCGCGCTGTACCCGTTCAGGCAGCCGGACCAGAGGAACAACGCTGCGGTGGGAGGCTCGATTTCAAACGCCTCGATTGCCAGGTCGATGCCTGTGTACTCGATGTAGTCCGCGAACCCGCCGTACTTGTCGTCGTAGACCTCAATCGCCGCGTACAGATCTCCGGAGCCCGCGATCACCGCACGCATGGCGTATGGGTGCTCAACAAGCGGCTTACAAATGCCCAGCGTCCATACGCCAGCTTTGAGTGATGGGTCGCGCTTAGCACGTGCGTGCGCGGCCTGAACGCAGTTGGTGGGCGCTGGGACGTCGCAGTCCAACATCTTGTGTGTCTTCATTGAATCCTCCTGCGTAAGCTGTGGGTGCTTCGCAAAACTCTTATGCCAGATAAGCGCACGTGGCTGCGGGCGGTAGAGTGGTGTACCACGCACAGGGAGCGCACATGACTATCACCCGATCCGCGAAGATGCTCACGTCCATCCGCCTGAGCCAGTGCATGTTTGGCATACACTACCGGGTGGGGACGCGCGACACGGACGTATTCGCGTGCGATGTCGTAGGGCAGGTAAGCCTGGGCGGACCATGGATTGATTGCTACACGCGCAAGCTCGAGCCGGACGAACTCACGCTGCTATGGGCGATGTTGCGTGACGCAGAACGGAACTGCCTAGACGCCATACGCAGAGAGGTGCGCAGTAAGAAACAATTATCACAGTGTGATAATTGACCGTATACTCCCACAACGAACCGACGAATAAACGCCGGTAACCGCGCGCAGGAGTTTTCATATGGCCCGCCAAGAAATGACGCTCGACCAGATTCGGAAAGCCGGAATCCTCGTGGAGGCGAACCGAATCCTCCTGCACCCAGCGGGGTACTCGCTGGAGATCATCGCACCGAATGACCCGGAGTCTCGCCCGTACCTCCGCGTCACACAGGATGACGACACAGAGGGCGGCCTCGTGTTCGCCGACGACACGATCATCACGCACGGCGAGAAGATGCGCGCGGTGTCGGACGCCTTCCAGGCACGCACCGCCGCCCTACGACCTGCCCGAGAGAAGCGACTGCCCAGCAACTACGTGCAGTCCCTTTCCACCGGAGAGTAAGTCCGGAGACGCCCGTCGCGGAGTATAATGCCTTGGAACCATTCCGAGGCAGCACATGTACGACGACATCCGCGACTTCCTGACCACTCGGTTGAGTGTGTTGGATCCAACGCTGAGCACCTCACCTGGCGCGCGGATGCACACCGTCGTCATCGACCCCATGATTCGTCGGATGGGTACCGACGCCCGCGTCGTAGACATCGCTGCGTTCGTCACCGAGCGCATCCGGGAGACCTTCCCAGAGATCGATGTGACCGCGGGCTCGAACTTCACAGACTTGTTTGTAAACCCGCTGATGGCGCTGCTTGAGCCGTACCGCATTGAGATCGGCCGGATGACCGCGGCCAACGCCACGGATGACCCAGAAGCGCTGTCGGACGACGAGGTGGACCGGAAGCTGTCCAACCTGTTCGTTACGCGTGACCAAGGGAACTACGGCGTCGGGTACGCTCGCGTATTCTTCGACACACCCCGCAGCGTAGGCTTCGACCAATCAACCGTATTCTCTACTGCGCGCGGCCTGCAGTACGTCCCCGACATCGCCGTACTGGTGCGCGAGGAGGACCTTCGCCGCAGTGGCGCGCTGTACTACATCGACATTGAGGTGCGGTCCCTTGAGCCCACCTCGGTCTCAGTAGCCCCTGGGCTGCTTACTTCTGTGAGTGGCGTCGAGGGCGTGGTCAAGGTCACGAACATCTCCCAGCTTCGCGCAGGCTCAGAGCGTGAGTCCAACGCGGACTTCCTGGACCGTGCCGTACGCATGGTGTCCGAGCGCAGCCCAACGACCGTACGTGGCATAGAGGCGCTCATCCTCCCGTACTTCAGCACAGTGGAGGTTGTGCGCGCAGTCGGGTTCGGAGAACCGGAGATGACGCGCGACATACTCTCCGTGGAGCTCCCCTCGGCTGATGCCGGCGTGGGTGACCTACTGATGACAACGAGCCGCTTCAGGTCCGACCGCGTAGTCAGCTTGGACGCCGGCGCAGAGTTCCCGTTCACGAACAGGTTGGTCGTGCGTGACATCACCGCTGACCAACAGGCGACCATCCTTAACGCGCGGTATGTACGCGTCGTCGACGGCAACGGGCATTACGCTGACGCAGAGTTCGGTCGCCTGCGTCGAGTCACGCGCGCCGTAGCAAACGGCACGGACGTAGTCCTCGTACTCGCAGACTTCACAGTGTACCCAGCGCCCGCTAGCGATCTGGCCGCATCGAGTGGCGGGACGATCGACACCGCTGCAGGCGGCGTGTCGTACAACCCGAGCCCCGCGCGGGGCACCTATTGGTCGATGCTGACCGACTACAGCGGGACGACATACCTCCGTGGCGCACCGCTGCCGTTCACGGACACCGCAAACTACGCAGGGCTTCCTGGGCTGCCTGCGACAGCCGCGCAGGGTCGCGACTTCTTGGTACTCGCAAGCGCAGGTATTCAGGCGCGTGCGGGCTTCGACATCCACGATTCGGTGAGTATGCATCCGATCGCGGCGCTCTCACCCACGGACAACTACCTGCGTGTGGCGCGGCGCTCCGCGTTCATGTCGGACCAGGAGCGTACGGGCGTAGTGGGCAGCCTGTACGAGTACCCAGAAACTGACGACTCGCTGAGCTTCCACCTGGGCGTCGATGTGAAGGGCTTCGGCAGTCCAGCCTATGGCGAGTCCGCGGCTGTGACACGCTACGATGGCGTCACGAAGTCCGACTGGACACGAAACGCGGGAGCAACTCTGCAGCTGAAGGACCCCACAAGCTGGGTCGTGTGGTCAGGCGGGCTCGGGACAGACTCGAACCGCGCCGAGATTTCTCTCGAGCCCACGACACCTAGCTGGCAGTCTCGCGGGGCGTCCATAGGCGACTACATTTCCGTTGCCGTGTCCGTCGACGACGACGTTACCGGCGTTGGTGGTGCGTACTTCGACGGGACGCTAGCGCAGGAGCCCGCGAGTGTGTTGTGGCACGCGTGGGGCCGCATCGTTGAGATCCCCTCCGACCACACGCTGCGCGTGGAAGGCCTGGCCACATACCCGCTGGACACAATGAGTGCGTCTGAGACCGCCGCATTCGATTGGCCGTCCGGCACGTTCGATCCTACGCACGGAGGCGTGTATAGGCTTCTGTGGACGTTGTACGGCGGCACTCGCGCCCAGGTGTCGCCCGATGGTGCGGAGTTCGTGTCCTACGACAACTTTGAGTTCCTCCCGGCGTACGCGAAGGCAGGCGCGGCCGGGGACATTGAGCCCCCTTGGCGCTCCACGTACAAGGATGACGGGCTGTACTCGGACGTGCTGTCGACAGAGAACACCGCCATCGACCAGAGCGCCCCGTCGCATCGGGCCTTTGTTGTACGCCTAGAGGAGCACTTCGCGGAAGAGCTCCGCGCAGATTCCGCAGTAGGCCGCGCCTGGGCGGCCACGCTGGTTGACTTGGACATGTCGCTCACGCACAAGACCGACCTGCTCAAGTTGCTGTACCCGACCTGGGCCGACCGTGAAGTGCAGTCGGGCGTGGTGCGCCCGACCGTGTACGCCCCCACGCTACTGCCTGCTGTGGGCGGACAAACGCAGGTAGCCGCAGACGGAAGCAGTGTCGGGTGGGCAGCCCCGGAACCCAACCCAGCCGCATTGTCTGGTCGACTTCTCCCACACCCGTGCGGCCCACACACGCTCATCGACGAGCCTACGTGGGCCGCAGCGCTCGGGACGAGCCTCTACAACCAGGTGCTGCAGGTCTACGGCGCTTCGGATGCGTCAGTGGACACCGGGACAGAGCTCACCGTCACGGGCATGCCTGGTAGCGTCCCGTTCCCGGAGCAGTACGGCGCCGGGATGCAGTTCAACGCGAACGAAGTCCACATGGGGGGCTTGGTGGATGTGTACCTCAGCGCCAGCGACTACCCGGTTACTGGTGTGTCCTACGTGTCCTCGCCTGAGAACACCGCATGGGGCGACATCGTTGCAGAAGGCGGAGATGGGCGTGTCGATCCGGCGGCGTCCGACTCGTCGTTCTTCAGCCCCGCGCTTGCGTCCTACCTCGCAGGTGTGCACGCTCTAAGCTCAGGCGAGTACAAGTATGTTGGCGCGCTACCAGATGGCTCTAGCCTGTCAGTAATCATTCTCGAGCCACCGAGTGTGCTGTCGATTACCTCCTTCCGCCCACTGAACAACGTCGCAGGTGGCGTGAAGATCGCAGGTACGTTCGACGGGCTGTCTGGCCCGGTGGTCGGGCTGCGCTGGCAGCTTGTGCGCTCAGCGACCACAGGTGTCGCGGAACCGAAGGTACTCGTACAGCACGGCGAGAACATGATCACTACGGCAGGTACGTACACCGTACGTGTCCCCACCGGGATTGTGTTCACTGCCGACCCCAGCAGTTACGTCGTGTACATGGAGATCACTGAGGGTGCTGCGAAAGGCGTGTACCGCGTGAGTGCCAAAGGTGCATTCACGCTCACGCTGACTGAGCCGATCTTGGCAAGTGTCGCCGCTGCCGCGTACCGAGTCTTCTTCGTGCAGGATTCCGAAGTGTACACGGGTGTGGCGACTCGACTGCGGTCACTCGAGGTAGCGACCACTGACGGGACACTTCCCGTGCCTTACAGGCACCCGCTTGAGGTGGCGCCGCCCGTGGTGTCCTCCTTCAACGATGACCCCGTAACGGATGACCTCGTCGGCCAAAATGCCACACTGGCGTGTGACGCAGTGGGCCCCGCGACGCTTACAGTAACCGCCGGCGGGTTCGACTGGGCTGTGGAGGGCGTACGCGTTAACGATGCCGTGCGACTCGATCTGCAGGACGCGGGCCTTCGGCACTTCTATGTGGCCTCCTTGACGGCGTCCACACTCACGCTAGATCGCGTTGTCGGCTCGACGAACGTGTCTGGCGTAGGCTTCACGGTCGGTCGCCCAGCACTCGCAACCGCGAAGGTGTACTTCAAGGACCGTACGTACCTGTACGTGGATCAGACCACGGTTCTTACCGCAGACAGCGCGGACGGCGCCTCGCGCACGTTCCGCCCGTCGCAGGATGAGGAGGCCGAGATCTTCTCCAGCGCGGACAGTACGCCGTCGTGCGTGTCGGAGCTGGAAGGCGCCCTGGTTGGTGCACGGCTCGCGTTCGACTTCAACCTGTTCGCCGCAGGCATTCGGGCAGGCGACGAGCTGGTGGTGGTGTCGACGGACATACTCACCGAGGTGAATGTGTCGCCTGCGTTCTCGATCACCGGACAGCGCCTTGTGTTCTCGGTGGACGACGCACAATTCGCCGTGACCTTCCAGGACGTTGGTGTGGTCGGATTTGACGAGGTCGCGTCGGCTATCAACGCGCAGCTCGGAGCGTACATGCTAGCCGACGTGGACGCAGATCGCCTGCGCATCCACAGCGCGCAGCATGTGTACGTCGCAGACGCGGGTACTCCCGGGATCCTGGACACGCTCGGGTTCAACGGATCCCTGGCGATCACCAACAACAAGCCTGGTCTGTCGACATACTTTAAGACGTACACGGTGGCGTCGCTTGACTACGATTCCGTCACTGATACCTCCTACATCGTCTTGCCCGAGCGTACCTGGGGGAACGGCGCGCGCTACTCCGTCGAGGTCAACCGGGCTGCCGCCCAGGTCGTGTACCCGGACCAGATGATTGCGGACGGCGCATTCTTCTACGCGAACGTGAAGATCGTCTCCCAGGACCCACAGGACGGGAACCTGGGCGGCTTCGAGGCCATGACCATCGCGGGCTACACAACGCTCGGGTACGACTACGTACAGGCGGAGGACTCTTATGCGCTTTCCGTCTTGGAGGATTTCGCCGTCAGCGTCACGCCCACACTCTTGCTGCCAGGGGCACGGTCGCTGCAGCCGGCCATCGTCTTGTCCGATAGCACGCTATCTGCGCAGGTTGAGACCTGCGCGGAGGTCGGGGACGTACAAGAGTTCCTTCTTCGGGAAGACACGCGGGCGATCTGCCATAACGTGCTGGTCAAGCATTTCGCGCCAGCGTACCCGGCAGTTACGCTCAAGGTGGCAGGTACCGCCTCGCTAGACGCCATTCGACTCGCAACGGCCGAGTACATGAAGACCGTGTACCCGAGCCGCGTGTTTGAGGTGTTCGACCTACTTCGTGCCCTAGCCAACATCGGTGTGACTTACGCCACGCTGCCGATGCGCGCCGGGTTCCTCATCATGGGCCGCGACCGTAGGCTGAGCCTTTTCCGCACGGAGAGTCGGCTCCTCCTCGACAGCGGTACCCATGTTACGGTCGCTGATATGAGCATGGTTACCATCGAGGCCGCGGAGTAAGTCTGTGTACACGACCCCCACTACAACCACATTTGAGCTCGGCGACTGGAACCCACGACACGCGGACATGACTGAGGTCGGCGCAGCCTCGATCACTGACAGCGTGAACGGGCTGGTGCTCGGATCAGACGTCGGGCCGGGCATTCTCGGCGTAAGCGATGGCGTAGCCGTGGCGGCACTTGCTGCGGATTCGTCGCACGCCGCGCTCGCGCGTTTGCGCCTGCCCGTACCCGGCCTGACAAGTGACTACACACTCGAGTTCACGGTGAGCATGCTCACCGAACTCGGAGCGATATCCGCCCAAGCGCGTACGTTTGTCGCACTCTCGGTGATCGGGCTGGTGCGCACGGGGCTCCTACTCACAACGCACGGCATCGCGATTGCCGACGGGATCAACGATCCGGCGCCGCGCATAATCCCAGGTACTCGCCCAGCGTTGTTCGGGGACAGCGGCGCTGCGCGTGAGACGACCACGATACGCACGGTCTTCGACGCAGCGTCCTCAACGCTGCGCGTCTACACCTCCAACGACGGCGCAGGTTACGCAGCCACACCAGACCTTATATCCGCGTCGATCGTCGCGCAGACAGTCCTCCCGCAGGCAGATGTCGCGGCCTCAATCCTAGACATACAGACGTACGCGCCTGCTGGCGCTGAGGTTGTGGCCCAGTTCGAGTCCATTCGCCTGTCCGCCTCACAGAGAACACCAACGCTGCTGCCGACCTGCCAGATCGTTGGGCCAGCCACAGGGACGCTGGACGAGGCCCCCAGATTCTTCGCCGAGGCGGCTGATCCTATCGGCCTGCCGCTGACCTACGAATGGGACGTCATCCAGCGACCGGCGGGATCTGCGCTGCCCCGGATGGGCGCGGGTGCGAACAGCTACGTGGTTATCGGGACCTCCGCGACCAATACCGAGATCCGCGTGTCACTCCGCGCACAGAGCGCAGAAGGTAACGGGTGGGAGCTCGTGTTTGTGAAGCAGTCGCGCGTCGGTGGCGTACTCACCTCCGAGGTAGACCTGTCGGGCAAGCGAGTCACGTTCGCGCTGCCGGTGGACGGCGCAGGTGCCGTCTCCATCACGTCAGCCGAAGTACTCGCCGCGTTTGAGTCCCCGGCCGCGGCAGGCGGAGACTACGACATCACGAACCTGTTCATCGCAACGAACGTGGACGCGACCACCGATCTGTCCGGCACACCTACCGTGGCGACGTACACGCTTGGCGGAGGCGCCGCGTCGACCACGCAGTCGCCCGTGCTGCTCGTACAAACGCCCGGGATGTACGTGCTGCAGCTTCGCGTGTACAACGGCTACTTGTGGAGCACCACGCAGACGGCAACATACCTGGCCGCCAAGTCAGACCAGCTGCTCGGCGGGGTCCCGAACACCGACTACATCTTCAAGTACATCGGTGATTTCTGGGACATCGTTGGCGACAAGGAGCCCGTCACCGAGTTCTGGTCAGCGGCCGCACAGGTCATCGGCGCCGAGCTGCTGCAGGCATGGCAGCTGGATGCCGCGCAGTTCATCCAGGAAGCCTCGCCAGTGATTCACCGGAAGTGGTTGCACTACGACTTCAGTGTCGATGTGTCCGACCAGGAGAACGTGCTCAGCGCACAGGAGGCGCACACGGTCACCGCGACTATTGCGTCAGGTACGCTTTCCGGCACCTCTGCCCGAGCAGTCACCACCCAGCCGATCACTTCGCGTTCACCCCTGAAGCAGGGGGCGTAC